CTGCTGTTTGGGGCGTAAACTACGTGTAATTGAACAAAGGGCTAGAGGGGCTGCTAGTCAGCCCCTCTTTTTATTAGTAGAGGGATTATAAAATGGAACTACTTTGCATTAAGGATTATTCCGATACTCTGTACAGAATCAAAGCAGGGGAAAGTACAGAAATGTTTGCAGATATGTCTGATGCTTACAAAGCCAGCATTGTTGCAGACTACCCTGACAAGTTTAAGGTAATCAAAAAAGAAAAAGAATCTGAACTTGTGATTGAACACAACGACCCAGTAATTGAAACGTCTAACGTCAAGTTTACTAAAAAGGCTGCAAAAGGCTAAGAGGTACTCTAAGTGAATTTCACTACACTAGCAAATGTACAGAAGTTTCTAAATAAGAGTTCGCTGACTGTAGCCGAAACAGCCACCATAACTATGCTTATAGATATGGTTGATGCGATAATTAAGAACTATTGCAGATGGGAAATCTTGGCTAAGGACTACACCAAAGTCTTTGACGGAGACGGTTCGGCCACTCTTGATTTACGCATAACTCCTATCAATACTGTAGCTGAACTTTTGGTAAGTGACACAGACCTAACTGATAACGTGTCTATTGCTAGTGAAGACGGAGCTGTGTATTTTGAAGCAACTGACGGGAATACTTTTACTAGCGGTAGTAGGAACATCCAGATAACTTTTAACGCTGGACACACAGAAGTACCTAACGACCTAGCTTACGCTGCTTCTTGGCTGGCTGCTATCAACTTTAACAGAATAGCTTCTGAGAATATTGGAATTTCCAGTGAAGAATTCCAAGGGGTTAAAGCTGAGTACGATAAGGTTGACATTCCAGTAATGGTAAAACATGTGCTTGACCAATACAAGTACCTAAGTATCTACTAAAGGAGTCTTTATGAAGAGTGCTGCTCATGTCGTAAATAGACTCTTAAAGTCTAGGGGCACTTATGAAGGACTTCCTAGAATCTATAATGCCGACCTAGGTACTTATACCGTAGGGTTCACGGAAGTTAATACTCAGGCCACCACAGCATTTGCAAGAACTAAGATGCACAAAGCTTGGTTGGTGGGTACTTCTGACATTATTGACGGTACTAGGATTGTAGATAGAGTAGATGGCCACAGATACATAGTAATGTCTTTGAAGAAGGAATACACCGCCGGTAACACTGCCTTCGTTGATGGAACATTAATGTATGTCACAACTACTTGCACAATCTCTCGGATGGGTTCCGCAGTAGACGCTTTTGGTAGGAAATCAGCCGCAGATTTTACTGACGTAGCTACTGGCATATGGCTCATGTTAAATCCTATGGCAGAAGCCCCTTTAGACTTGCCTGAAAGACAGTCTGACAAATCAAAAATAAAAGTAGCCATGCAGAGTTCTGTGGACGTTAAACTCAATGACAGAATTTCTACGGAGGACGGCGAGGTATATAAAGTAGACTACATCAACAGAGCCGAACTTGATAACGTAGTAATGCTTTATGTAATTCCCGATAACAGGTAATGGCTAATATAACTTTGAAACTAAACGCTAGCGACTTAGCGAAGATATACGAAAAAACTGCCTTGCTAGAAAAGAACCTCCTGAAGAAAGATGGAGAAGTCTACAAGTATGTTTTAACGATTGGTGACGGGTACACTGAGGCTGTAATTAGCGGGATGGGTACTACCGTAACTGGCGTAGCAACTTTGAAGAGTTTTCTAGGAGAGGCAAAATCAGTAAAATGGAAGCCGAACACTAAGGCTACTATAGGTAAAAAAGTGGAGATGGGCTGGACTTTAGAGGTCTGGAAAGCATCTGGTGAAACAGAGGAAGCTACTAGAGACTCATTTAAGATAACTAGTTCAGGAACTAAGATAGATATGTTTGCTGGTATAGACGGCACTAGATTTGCAGAAGCCTTTAACCATGCTTACAGAACTGAATTTGGAGTAGCAGCTTCGGAAGGTCAAACTAAATTTAATGGAAGAGCTTTGTTCACCTTACTTAACGTTCTATTATCAGAGAAATCAGAAGTCATACGAAAAGGTTTTTACAAAGCTGTTGAAAGAGAAATTAAGAAAATAAAGTGGGGTAGCTGATGAAAATAGAAGATATAGAAGCTTCCATGTTTCGTCACTTGTACGAGAAACTTACACTACTACATAGCATAGTGGTCTTGGAAGATACCTCTCAGGAAGACCCCACTGACCTTATTAACTGGGTTGTTCTAGATTCTTTAGATAACAATTTGGGGCATCAGCCTGTACAGCACTGGTTTATACATCTGGCAGTACAGAAAGGCGCACCTAACTCGAAGCACAAACTAAATGAACTTACAGATAAAGTAAAAGATGCGCTTGACATAGGCACTCCAATTAATCTGTATAGTTACGATACTGGAACATTGATAGGAACTATGTACGTTAGTGATTCATCTTTAAGTCAGGTGCTTACACACAGGGCTGGTGGTATGATGCGTACATTAGTTATAAGTGTAACATACTAGAAATATTTAACTAATTAGGAGAAATAAAATGTCTATTACGACTCTGGGCAAAGAGTATCAGCCCCAAGTAAAAGAAGTAGGTTCCGTTCTTGTTGGTGTAGCGCAGATCCGTATCGGTCGCCCTTCGGTTCGTCCGGCAGGTACCGCAGCTATCAAATCTGTGCAGTATGTCGGTACAAGTTCTATCACGGTAGACACCACGACTACAACCAGCGTTGACCTTGTTAAACCCCTTGACATGACTGTAGGCGGTGTTGGCAATACCCCGACTGGTATGACTCTGGCTTCTGCCGGAACTTATACCGGTGATTATGATGGTTGCTTTATCATTCGTGCTATCAGTTCCACCGAGGTAGATATCTATGCACCCAACGGTTATAAGGACGAGGGTGTAGAGGTTGCTTCCTTCGCTGCTGTAGCTTATGATATGAAGCTTGGTGCATCCGAAAACTCTGGCGCTACCATCGTTGGTGTTCCTGCTACTACGATTGCTGCCGGTATGAGCTGGATCGTGCCTGTCTGGTCTGGCTCGGTGATTAACAAAGTACAGACTGGTATTATCAGCCCGTATTCCATGTTCTCTGGTTCTGCTGAGTCTGTAGGTGGTGTTAAGAGTGCATCCTTTTCTCCACGAATCGACAGTATCAAGACCCTTGAGGCTGGATTCCCTTCTCAGGTGTACGACAGGATTGTTGAGAAGACTTCCGTTAACGTTAAGTTCGAAAGCTACGAGTATAATAATGCTAACATCAAGGCACTCAAAGATATGGTTGACACTGTTGTCAACAATTCTGAACTTGCCTCTGTTCCGGTGGAAGTAGTCATGCGTACTCGTGGAAACTCCTTGGTATCGTTCTGGATCGCCAACTGCGGTATCACGCAGTTCCCTTCTTTCGGGCCTACCAATGATTTTTCTGTACTGCCGTGGGAATTAGACGCAATCAAGCAAACTGAGGTGGCTGGCGAAAGCGACTCTTATAACGTAGCCCTGCGTAACGCCCCTATCTACCAAGAACTTTCTTACATTCACTAGAAGTATTTGATTTAACTACGTTTTTATTGAGCATAAATAGAGTTGCACTAAAATCAAAGATTGCGGGGCAGCACCTGGCCAGGTGTGTGAGAGTTAGTCGCCTCACAGCCCCGCATATTAAATTGACTAAATCTTGAGACTGAGGAGACTTAATTTGGAAACTGTAGAGTTGCCTGACGGACGGGTATGTAGCTTATGTGGGGAGTACAAAACTAGAGAGTTCTTTGGGATGCATAAAGGCAAACTTAGATCTCAGTGTAAACTTTGCGAGAAAGAGTACAGACTGGCTAATAAAGAAAAGATTAAAGCCCACGCGAAAGAGTATGTAGCGCGCAATAAAGAACGGCGCAGAGAATATTATAAACAGTATAATGAGAAAAATGCCGAGAAAGTAAAGGCTAGCCGAAGAGCTTATAGAGAGGCTAATAAGGAAAAGCGTGCAGCATACAACAAAGATTATCATGAAAAGAATAAAGAACAACGAGCAGAATATGCAAGAATGCGTTACCAAGAAAAAAAGACCAGAATACGAATAGTTGGTTCTTTGTACTATAAAAACAACAAAGAAAAGGTGCTAGCTAAACATAGAAAGTGGAGAGAAGATAACCCCGGTATATGCAGAATATACAACTACAATAGAAGAGCTAAAGACAGGTCTGCTGGTCTTCACACCCATAAGTATGTCAAAGTATTAATGGAAAATCAGCAAGGTCTTTGCGCGTTGTGTGGTGAGGACATTTCCGCATATTATGAGGTAGACCACATTCATTCTATATTTAGGGGCGGAAATTCTGATACTAGTAACTTACAGCTTCTTTGTAAAGAATGTAATCGCAGTAAGCACGTAAAGTCACCCGAAGAATTTATAGAACACATAAAACATGTAGATGCTGAAAAATACGACAAAATTGTTAAGCATCAAGCTTACATAGAAACACTAAACCAACCTGAACAAAACCAGCCCCTCACAGAAGCTGCTTAATAAAATACACAAAGACTAACTCAACGACTGGAGAAACTAAAATGGCATGGCAAAAAGTCAGCGACAAATTGTATCAAATTCAAATAGACGGCAAATACGTAGACCTTTCTGTCCCCTACGCAAAGACTGAAAAGATCTTCACACAGTTTATAAGCAGTGGTGGTTTGCTGGACGAGTATGGGAACGTAACTACCGACCCTTACGCACTGACTAGAAACTTTACCACGGTAGGCGATATTCTCCTTAGCACTTACGGGCCTAAAGGTTCGATTGTAGAGGAAGGTGACTGTAGCACCCTTTCGGCAGCAGAAGCTTTACAGCTCTTCGAGGTCGCTTCGGATATTGTCAAAAATTTTATTCTGCTCATGTCCGACATGTCAGAGAAGACACCGGAGATGAGCGAAGACCTAGAAAGCAAAGTAAAGAAGGCGAGCAAGTAACCATAGAGGAACTTATCCTAGAACTTTCAAACTGGAATCCAGAATCCGCTCTGTACTACAAGTGGGGTTATTCTTGGAATGAAATCTTGAAGTTCTATAAAAGGAAAAACACAATCTTCTACGAGAATAAAAAGCTTGACTTTGAGTTTTTAAGAAATTTAGCACAGGCGTGTATGGGTGGGGGCGGTTCTTCGGAGTCTGTAGAAGTGGATTCAGGAGAAGGCTTAGACGAAATCACCGACGATCAAGAGGCTCTTCTTAGGGCAGCTTTAGGCGATGATTACGATACCATGTACGGTGACAAATAAGAGTATAATACTATAGCGAACTAAACAAAGCGAGGCTAAACCTCCTAGGGTTTAGTTCGCTATTTCTTTTTAGGTAATTACCTATACAGCGGAGATTGAGATGCCAGATACAAAGCAACAGTTAGGTATAGAACTAAACGTATCCCTGAACGAAGGGTTCAAAAAAATAATTGACGATATTCAAAAAGCGTTTGCGTCTATAAATGTTGATGCGGCGGTTAAACAAATCAAAGCTGTAGAAGAAGCTACCAAGAAAGCTGAAAAGACTTCTCTAGATTTCTCTAAATTAACCAACGCTCAGTTTAAATTAGTAGAGCAAGGTGCGGCTAAGTACAACGCTGTGTTGAAAGAGACTAGCGGGGCTATTACAAAGACTGCTCTGAATCACGGCGAGCTGAATAAGGTAATTACTCAAAGCAGCGGCACGATTACCAACTACAGTGGAAACTTAGTAAAACTTGGCAGTCAATTTGTCACATTCCAGCAGCAGCAATCGGCATTTGCAGCAGCACAGAGAATGAACGAGGCTCATAGAAAAGCTGCTCTTAAAGAAGAAGCTGCTTTATATACTAAGCAAGATGCTATGCTGGCTACTCGTAGGAAGTATGAAGAAGAACTTGGTGACACTACTTTAAAGATGCTTCGGAGAACTGCTGCTGGTAAGAAGGCAGACTTAGATGAAGAAGCTAGATTAAATGTTAAGCACGATGCTATGTTGGATTCTAGGCGTCGTGGGGAGGAACGTTCAGCAGACGAGACAGTAAAGATTCTTCAGAGGACTGTTGCAGCTAAAAAAGAAGCAATGAAGCAGGAAGAAGACAGAGCAAAACTTAATCTGGATATCATCAAGAACACCGAAAAGGCTAAACAGCAAGCGGTCGCTAAGATGCTCAAAGACGGCGACGCTATGATGGGTGCTTATCGCAATAGTGGTATGCATCCTGTGAATGGTGGCTTTGTTCGTAACTCTGTGGTATCTGACCCTACCATAGCTTACGGGCAGGCTCTGAAGGAGAACCAAGAGTACAACAAACTTCTTCCTAAAATCAAGATGTACGAAGATTACATGAAAGCTTTACGTACTCAAGGCATGGCTATGTGGAACGGTCAGTTAGTTCCTATGCGGGAGTACAATCAGCTTCTTAATAGGTCTAACAGCCTGTTCACTATCTTCGGTACTTCTATAGGACAAGTTACAAAGCACTTAGTAGAGTTCTATGCTATCCGTGGCGTACTGTTTGCTATATCCAATCAAGTTAGAACTGCTGTGTCTGAGTTGCTGCAATTTAACCAAGCCTTAGCAGACACCGCTGGTATATCTAACGCTTCAGAGGCTGGGATCAAACGCTTCGGGCTTTCTGCTGAATCCATTGCTAGAAATTCTAAAATGGATCTTCAGGAAACTATGAAGCTGATGAACCTGTTAGCACAGTCAGGTGTTAGTGAAAAAGACGTTCCGTTAGTCTCCAAAGTGACAGCAATGTTCGCTACAGGAACTGGGTCTAGCGCCGAAAATGCTGTTCGTGTTATGACTACAGCCCTTAACGTCTGGGAAGTTGAAGCTAAGAACTCTTCCATAGTTGCTAATACTTTGGCTGCTGGACTTAACTCTGCTAAACTAGAGGTCAACGAACTTTCCACGGTATTCAACTATTTAGCTCCTATGGCTAAACAGGCGGGTTACTCGATACAGGAAACCACAGCGATCATAGCAACCATGTCTCAGATGGGGGTTAAGGCTTCTACTATCGGTACTGGTACAGGTCAGTTGCTTACTCGTCTTATGGCTCCTACTAAGGGTGTTAAAGATTTAGCCAAAGCGTACAACCTTGAGTTAGATCAGCTAAATCCTCGTCTGCATAAGTTTAGCGAAATTATAAAGACTTTACAAACTGCTGACGGAGGCAAGGCAATACCCGTTCAGGACTTGCTTAAAGGGTTTGGTCAGATCGCTGGACGTTCTGTTTCTGCGGCAGTTACAGCGGGAGCTGAGTACTTCAAAGAGATGGAAAGAAACGTATCTCTTGGAAATGCCTCTCTAGTCGCTTACAGTAAAGTTATGGAAGGCGTAGGCGCAAAAATGAACATTCTGCGTCAGACCTTCGTGCAGTTGATAGGCTCCATTACAGAGTTTAATGGAATAATTGGGGTAGGGTATCAAGCGTTACTGAACCTTACTCGCGGCTTAATGACCACCGAAGGAAAGGTCTTAGCTGTTGCTTCTGCGTTGTTAGCTGTAGGAACTGCTATTTATACTTGCAGAACTGCTATAGCGGCTTTTGTGGCGAGCAATCCTTTAACACTTTGGCTGACGGTAGCAGGAGTAGCTTTAACTGCTTTGATAGCTAAATTCGGAAGTCTCTCTCCTGAGACTGAAAGGGCTAACAGAGAATTTAGACGCATGACTAAAGATATGAGTGATACCCAGAGAGCTTTCCAAGTTATCACGGATATGTATGGAAAGGCTACTCAGGCGGGAGAACTCAACAACCAAATTACCAAGGAGCATAGAGAGGAACTTAATAAGCTAGTTAGGGATACCCCTTCACTGCATGGTGTTATAGACACCTCTGTAGAGAAGTATGGGCAGCTTGCGGGGTCTATTAAGAGCGCAAACGACCAAATGGAGAAGATGTCTGATTTGAATCTTAGTGCCTATAATTCTTCTATAAATGCATTAAATAGGGCTAAATCTAAAAAGAACATGTTCGGTAGAAGTTATGATTCTGACATGGCCTACGAAAACTCCAGAGAGAAGCAGGAACTGACGAATCTGGAAGGGGCTAAATGGAAGTACAGTAAAGAACAGTACGACGCGGCCTTATCCCGTATAAAAGAAGCCAGTGTAACCCGCAGAGAGGAGATTAAGGATAGGTTCAGGAACGACCCTAACAACAGAGCAAACTTGGATAGAGCTTCTACTTCAAGGGCAGCAGGTATAGGTTGGGAGACTGTAGTTCCGGGAGCCTCCGACGACATTTATAACTTAGACTTATCTCTGATGAAAAAGGGACCGGGGTATAAAATGCCTGAGTCCCCCACCAAGAAGACCCCAACTCCAGGTATTGCTGAAAGACCTACCCACAACAACGGGCCTACTGGTATTGACATGGCAGAGGCTGAGCGTAAGTTTAATAACTCAAATGCCAAACTCATGCAGCAGATGCTTATCAGAGATTTAGAAACTAACCTCTCTGCCGCTATGGAAGATATCAAAGGAGAAACCGATCCTGCGGCCTATGAAGAGAAGAAACAGGCTGTACAGTGGTATATCAAGAGACTTACTACAGAAACTCTCAAGGCGTTTAAAGAGGAACAGAACATAAACAAGGCTGCGGCTATAGGGGCTGAGTATGACTCCTCTAAAGAAAATCCTTTTGTATTCCCTGACACAGAAGTTGGAAAATTAAATGCTAAGAAGTACACAGAGTTTATAAAGAAGAATCCAGATGCGTTTAAGAATAGTATGAACGCAGCGGTAGAAGAGAAGGGCTATTTAGCAAGCGACGGTAGTGATCTTCGTAACAAGAAAATACCAGAATTCAACAAAAAGGAAGTAGCAGAGAAGCTATACACTTCCGACAAAGACGTAAAAGCCGCTGACAAGATTCTTCAAAACACTACCAAAAGGTTGGAGTTGGAAAAAGAATTAGCCAAAACTTCTTCTGAAGTAAGAGAAGCTGAACTCGGAATACTCGATGCTCAGATTGCTAACACAGAATCTAAAGCCAAAGCTTACCAGACTGAAATAGAAACCTTGGAAGCTGCTATGGTTAAGACAGACATAGACAAAGAAGTTTTGGACGCGCAGCTCAACAGGTACGTTCTCATAACCGAATCTTTAGAAGAAATTAAAGAGCTGGAAGAAGCCATAAGGAGAAAGAGAAAAGAAGAAGCTGAGACTGGACCTTTGGCAAACTTCAAGAAAGGCGCTACGCAAGGTCTTCTTGGGATGGGTGACGTAAAAAGTAATTCTCAGCAGTTAGGCTTGGATGTAGCCAACTCAGGACTGAACGGAATGGTTGATTTGCTAGACCAATCCATAAGCAAATTGTCCAAACTAGAGTGGAGCTGGAAGTCTTTCAGGCAAACTTTAGGGGAAGTAATGCAGGACATTGCGGGCCAACTTCAGAAGTACTACATCAAACTTATGGTGATTTGGGCCGCAGAGCAGTTGGTAGGTTTATTTAGTAATTCTTGGGGAAGTCAGGCAGGAGCAGCAGCTAATTCGCCTTCTGGCATCTCTCAACCGGCCTTCAACACTTCACCTAGTCTCTTCGCTCCGAAAGCATCTGGTGGGCTTATAGTGGGCGGGACTCCGGGAATTGACTCCGTGCCTATCATGGCAATGCCTGACGAATATGTTGTCAAAGCTGATGTAGTAAGATCCTTGGGAGTAACTTTCATGGATGACCTTAACATGGGCAAGATTAGAAAAATGGCTACAGGCGGTTTGGTAGGCGGTTCTTCTAATAACAGTGGAAGTTCTTCTGGCGGGGGGTTAAACGGAACCATTCAGATAGTTAACGTAGTAAATCCTGATGACATTCCTCAGACCACCGATGCTCAAATAATTAACGTAATCAACTTGGATATTATAAAGAGGGGTTCTACGTTAAAGACTATAAAAATGGCTTTAGGTTAAATTAAATAAACCCTACTAAACAAAAATTTAGTAGGGTTTTTCTTTGCTCAAGTAATAAAATACGTAACCAGTTTGTATATAATAGAGTAGAAAGACATAGACAGGAGAGAGTAATGGAAACGTACCCGACTACCGACACAACCACAGGAAAGCCTATGCCTAATTGTTCGCTTCCTATTTCATACGGAATCAAGAGTAATAATATTTCATTTATGTCTGACAGTGGGATTGAGGAAGTCAGGCCCAAAGGTAGGCTTAAACAGACCTTTGATTTCTCCTACAAGGCGCTAACAGACACACAGTACAAAACTTTGAAGGACTTTTACATAGCTAGGAAAGGTTCTTACTCAGCGTTTAAATGGACTGATCCCGTAAGTAAAGAAGAGTTCACTGTCAGGTTTAAAATGGAAGCCTTTGCTGCCAAGAGTTTCGCACATAACTTCAAGACTCCTCTGTACTCCTTGGACGTTCAACTAGAAGAGGTTCTGTAATGCTTTCTGAGGAATCACTTAGAAAATTACAAGCACTATCAAATTTAGTAAGTGAAAGGTGTGGGGTAATTTTAGAAGACGAAACCACGATTGAGATTGCGAATGTGTCCAGAAATAAAGATGCATTTGTGTTTGATAAGTTCAGTTGGTTTAGTCTTTTGAATTCAGGTGCTAAGGTGGTTGCTATATGGCACACACATCCCTATGATTGCAAACCTTCTGAGGCAGACCTAGAAGCTGCCAGAAGATTCCCTTACAAATTTCTGATAGTAACAAAGGATGATTATTTATGGCTAGAGACTTAAGCGCATTATTTAGAGAAGAAACAACTAAAACAGAACAAGGCCAACTCTACCATCTAATTACTTTCGTTGATATTCCTACGACTCCCGAGCCTACTAGCGTAAGTATAGTAGATGCTAACGAAGATGTAATTTACGATGGAGTTACCTACATAAAATTTCCAGTCATTTTTAATGGCATAGAGATGACAGGGACTGGAGAGATAAATAAGGCAAGCCTTGTTGTAGCAAACCCAGAGAGAACCTTTCAGGCTTACTTACAACAGTTTAAAGGGCTAAGGGGAATTCGGGTAGAAGTTAAAACTGTCTTTGAGCGTTTTCTGGATTCTGGTGAGTCTCCCGATCCTTTGTCTTGCGTAGAAGATTCTTTTATAATCGACAGCTACACAGCAACAGACCAGACTATACAGTTTCAGTTAGACCCTGTGTGTGACTTTAGTATAAAAATTCCTAGACGAAGGTTTACTCACATGTGTTATTGGAGATTTAAAGATCCAGAAACTTGTATGTACGCGGGGGCAGAGAGTACCTGCACTAAAGACTTAGATAGTTGTAGGCAGAAAGGTAATGAGGCTAGGTTCGGCGGCTTCCCTGGGATTCCTACACAAACCAGAAGGATAAATTTCTAACATGAATTACTTAGAGTATTTGAAAATTCCATATAAGTTTAGAGGCTCAGGTATCGGAGAAGGTGCCGATTGCTACAGACTGGTCAAACTCATTTACTCTAAGGAATTCGGAATAGACCTTCCAGACGCTGATTATGTTGAGGATTGGTTTAATCTAAAAGACAACCTGATACTTGACCGCTATGAGTCTGAAGGTTTCTATAAAATAACCGACTCTCCTAGAACCGGCGACGTAGTAGTTTTAATCGAACACAGAATCCCTAAGCATTTAGGTGTAATAATAGATTCTGAGTATTTTGTACATACCACTAAAGTAGGCACAGCAGTTCATTCTTACAGAAGTGGTCAGTGGCATGGCAAAGTACATTGCATACTTAGGCACAAGGATAATCAAAATGATAATTAAATTTGATCCATACTTTTTTAAATATACAAGTTTTCAGGAGACTATAGAGGTCAAAGGTGATTCTCTGCGTGCTGTGTTAGAGAGTCTTTTAAATGATTATCCTCAACTGCATGTATTTTTGGTAGCAGATAATGGTAAGGAAGCCGATAAAACTTCTTTTAAATTAAACGGAGAATACATAACAGATGTAAAGGAAATACACCGGAAGGTTAGTTCTGAAGATATACTTGAAGTAGGTTGTGACGTACCTTACGGGGAGAATGGGGTAGGGAAGATTATAGCCGGGGTGGTTATAGCTGTTGTAGGCGGGTATCTTTCGGGGTGGAACCCTTATGTAGTAGGTTTTGGTATCTCTTTGGCTTTGGGCGGTGTCGGAGAGTTAATAGCAGGCCAGCCTCTTTTACCTACTTTCGACTCTGGCTCTAATACCTCAGCTACTTATACCTTCTCAGGCATTAAAAATACTACCGTATTAGGCACCCCGATAGGGATTGTGTACGGAACTCACAGGATAGGCGGACACATACTCAACGCCTATAATGACGTAATAGGGGTAGGTACTACTGGAAACTCAAGTTGGCTGCGCGTACAAATAGGTCTATGTGAGGGAGAAATTCAAGCCATAGATCCTAAGTCTATAGAGATTAATAACAGAAGTGTCAATACGTTTCCTGAGTCAGATATCGGTGCTTCATACCGGTTAGGTACTAAATTTCAAACTGCCCCAGATTCGCAGTTGGTGATAGCCGACGACGCAACTAGCACAGTTGTACCTGTAATTAGAACCTTTGACAGACTAGAAGCACCTACAGGTTTTCATTTAGAATTAGAGTACACATTAGAAAGCGCAGCTACTAGCGTAGATGTTTATATAGGTGCATTTAGTGGTACGTACCCAGATCAGACAGATGAGGTATGTTATATTTACTGGAAGGAGGCTTCAAGTTCGGATGACTATTCCAATAGAGTAGGTCCAGTTGCTATTCCAAGAAAACCTTTTAATAACTTACGCGCTTACCTAGAACCCACAAAAGCTAATGTAGTATTCCCCACCACTGGGATGTATAAAATTAAAGTAGTAACGCCTAAGTCTTGGGCTGGTGGGTTTACTGAGGTGTGGTATGACACGCTTGCGGCAGACCCGCGCTTTGAAGTGTCCAGATACCCAGTACCTAGTTCGGCTGCTACCTTAGACGGTTACGTGGATAAGTACGTCATAAGAAACTCTGGCGCATTAAATACGGACGTTACCTCGTCAATGGAGTACTTCAACAGAGTTAAGAACTCTTTTTCGTATAATCTTTTAGTAACCAACACTGAAGACTCTACGATAGACCCAACCTCTGACGGTGTGGTTGTATCTACTTCAACACCAGTCGATGCGCTTAAAATAAACTTGGCGGCCCCAGCAATATATAAGAGTGAAAAGGGCGAACTGTTAGACACCACAGTCGATATAAAAGTATACTGGAAATTAAGCACAGGAGATTCGTACTCAGAATTTTACTCAGACGGTATTACAAAAAAACACACTATAGTCAGCATAAGAGGAAAAACTAAATCAGAGTCTGAGCAAACCTTCGTAGTGCCTATACGGGAAAATGGCGCATACGATGTAAAACTTATTAGGGTCACTCCTAGTAACTCAGATAATCTCTTGATAGTAGATAACGTTTATGTTAAGGATGTTATTGAGGAGATTCAAGAACAGCTTATATACCCCCACACAGCACTTCTAGGGTTGAGTATCAAAGCGACTGAGTTTATATCCGGCGGGTTGCCTACAATAACATCTGTCATACAAGGTACTAAGGTTCAACTACCACAGTTCTATAACGGAACTCGCAGGTACATGTCAGATGCCTATAACGGACTATTCAAAGCAGATAAAGAATGGACCGATAATCCAGTTTGGTGTCTGTATGATTTGATAATGAACGAGAGGTATGGCTTAAAAGACTACTTTAAAATTTCATCCTCCAAACTTGGGTTGATGAAGGCCAACTTCTTTCAAATGGCTCAGTACTGTGACGAGAGGATAACACCTGACGGCACGCTAGTAACGGACCCTACCAGTGACGACTACGAATCTGCTAGACCTAGATTCAGCCTCAACATAGTAATAGACCAGTCTAAGACAGCTATCGAATGGTTGACTATTATATGCGCTTCGATGAGAGCCACCTTGTATTACACTGAAGGGGTTGTTTTCATTGATATTGATAGACCCAAACCCATAAGCCAACTCTTTAACATGAGCAACATCAAAGAGTATGTCGAAACAGGTATGTCTTTCAAGCAACTTCCTAACGTATATGAAGTACAGTTCAATAATAAAGAGAAGGATTACGATCAGGATACTTTGATTTTGGAAGATCCAGATTATCAGTTAGACATTACTAAGGAAGAGAGCAAAAAGACCTTGCAGTTGATAGGCGTTACCGGAGAGGACCAAGCTAAGTCACTTGCTAAATACGCTCTCAGGGTTGGTCAGCTTTTAACTACCTCGGTTTCTTTCAAGACTTCTACTTATGGATTACTATCTACGGTAGGGGACGTGATAGGTGTACAGCACGATGTTCCTCAATGGGGGTTTGGGGGAAGGGTAGTAAGTTATGATGCAGAGACTAGACTAATAACTGTAAGTGACGATGTAGAAATTAGTTCAGATGTTTCTGTTTTACATTCTATGCAGTTAGTTTGTAAAGGCAAGTCTCCAGAGATAGTTGCGGTTACACCAAGTAATATGGGCATCTGTAGAGAATTTACCTTAGACGAGATTCCTGTAAATACCCCAGCGAAGGATGATTTGTACATTGTAGGCGACATTACAAACACCGTAAAGCCCTTTAAATTTGTTTCACTAAAGAGAGATAAAGACGAAGTTATAGAAGTTACTTGTGTAGAATACTTAGATGAGATTTATACAGACGCTGACGATATTACCGACCTGCCAATTATAGTGATGCCGAACTACAGCAGCTTAGACGCCATTAAGAGGTCAGTTAAGAATGTGTTCGCAGAGTCTACTGTGTATGTTGATTCTACGGGTAACTTAAAGACTGGTGCTAGGGTTTACTACTCTAAGCCTGTTCAATTAGGCTGGGCTGGTGTTATTGTCTACTACGGAATTAACGGAGTTTATGCTGAGACTCCTATAGACAAAACTGGAGTAGTTAATATTCCGGAGATAACAGTAGAAGGAGAATACCAGTTTATCTGCATCTCGGTTTACACAGATGGAACTAGGCAGAGTATAGCAGAGGCTTTGGGCGATACTGACCTGACTCCTTACTACACTCTCTACATAACTCCTTACATAGATAACACTGAGTTTATAAAGGGCGTGTCTGGGCTTCAGTTAGTAGGTCAGGGAAATACTACGGAGTTTGCTGGGAAGGATGCTAAATTCACTTGGCGAAAACCTGCCGTAGTTGACTTTAATCTCAACGATCTAGCTACCGACAGTGCCCTAGCAACAGCCACAGCAGATTCTTGGTTGAAGGAATATCAGATAACCATTAAAAATGCTGATGGTTCTGTGAGGCATAGTACTAAGGTCTATGATGAGCATTACGACTATAAATATGAGCAAAATTATGTAGACGGTGCAGGTAGGCCAGTTAGAACTTTCAGTATTACTGTAATTGCAGTAGATAGGTTGGGAAGAGAGTCTGCACCAAAAACCTTGCAAGTGACTAACCCAGTACCTGCTAGACTAACTTAAGGATAATTTATGATAAACTTAGAAGCTGGAATAAAAAATTATGTAGTAACATTTAATCCGGCACCTGACCTTGACGTGGTAGGTTACGTAATCAATGCATCTTTAGAGAGCGGCTTTACGCCTTCTGAAAGTAATATGGTTAGTGTTGGGCCTGATACTTCTGTAACTATACCTTCAGATGACGGGGTGTACTACATTAAGGTAGCTGCTTACGATAGTTTTGAAGATCCAGAAAACATTGATTTTCTAAGTTTAAACTATTCAGAAGAGAAGAGTGTCACGGTAAGATCTATCCCAGATATTATAGAAATGATTTCGGGGCAGATTACTGAAAGCGAATTGCATTCGGAACTTAGTAGCAGAATAGACCTGATAGATTCCCCTGAAGTTGGTTTGTTAGATAGACTAGCCCAAGAGATTTTAGATAGAGCTGCTGCGGTATCTGGAGAAGCCCAAGCCAGAGCCGCAGCATTGGACTACTACTATACTAAGGTGGAAGCCGACACTGCAATCTCTGAAGCAGTAATTGGCGCGACCTCTGAGTCAGTCACTAACGGTACACTTGCTACGGCGCTTTCTGGTTACTACACAAAAACCGAAGCGGACTCTGCAACTGCTACGGCAATAACTGGGGCTACCTCTTCTCTAGTTAGTACTGGTTCGCTGGCAACTTCGTTAGCAAGCTACTATACAAAAGTAGACGCGGACTCAGCTATAGCTACTGCTACTTCTGGCGCGGTAGCTACGGCAAACAATAACACAGCTTCTGCACTAATCAACTACTCTACTACTGTCGAAACTACTACAGCAATTGACGGAGCTATAACCTCTGCGGTAGAGGCTAAGATGATGTTGAAGGTGGATGCTAACGGTAAGATCGCTGGAATAGGTCTGTGGAGTGATGGAGTAACTAGCAATGTAGAAATTCTTGCTGACAGATTTTCTATTGTGGATGCAGGTCCGGGAGCTACGCCTTTAGTTCCTTTCATAGTTGACCAAGGAACAGTTTATATAGCCAAAGCTGCAATAAAAGAGGGGGACATAGACAATGCAAAGATAGGCAACTATATTCAAAGCACTAACTATGTTGCTGGACAGGCTGGCTGGAAGTTTGATAAGACAGGCACTTTTCAGCTCATGGGCGGTGATTTCTATGGGACAGTTCATTTCACTTCAAACCCTAAAAATGCTGCCGGACAAACAATTGAAGTAGATAACAGTGCTATTGTGGTTGGTGGGAGAAACCTATTAGCAGGCAGTGACGTAGAAAGAACTTCTGTTACAGAGTACCTACCAGTGGATCTTAACAGTATTGCAATAGCCAACTTAGGGAAGCCTGTAACTATTTCTGGTTTGTTAAAATCTACCATCCCTGGTCAGGTAGTAGTCTATAGTTTGGGAAAATACCTTATAAACACTTCTTTAGTTGTGAATGCTACAACAGAGTATCAGTATTTCTCCTTAACTGGAAGTTTCTCATATGACCCTGCTGGATATAATGGAGATATCTGCCATCTTTCGTTCTACGGTACTTACGGTACTGGAGTAAAACCTATAGTCAAGTTATTAAAAGTAGAAATAGGTAACACGGCTACTGCATGGACTCCCGCAGTGGAAGATATAAATGAGTCTATAGCAGATGCTCTAAACGAAGCCGAAACAGCTAATGCACTAATTGCTGAAATAGCGTCTGATGGCAAACTAACGGCTACCGAAAAGCAGTCTGTAAGACTAGAGTGGGATGTTGTTGCTAGCGAGTGGGGTGGGATAAATACTCAGGCAGAGAACTTCGGAATAACTACAGAAAAGGCTAACTACATAAATGCTTTTCAGGCTCTTGCAAACTACCTTAACAATGGCGCGGCATGGAGTAGTGGAGTTCCTTCTTGGATAACTGACGCTAACATACCAACCACCACGACTATTGTAGGAGCAACTTTTAGGTCAAAATGGAGCACCTATTATTACAATCGAACTATCTTATTAAATGCCATATCTACCAAAGCAAAGACTGTAGCAGACACGGCAAATAGTACTGCAAATACTGCTGCGGGAGCTGCTGCAACTGCCTCTCAAAATGCAACCAACGCAGTGAACACAGCAAACACAGTTAATAGTTTAGTATCAGATATCGCCTCTGACAGTAAACTAACGCCCAATGAAAAGTACACGGTTAGGAGAGAGTGGGAGGTAATATCTGCTGAAAAGGCTGGAATAGAAACCCAAGCTACCTCATTTGGATTACCTACAGAAAAGGCTACTTACACAGCCGCTTTTCAGAGTTTAGCCGATTACTTAAATGCAGGAGTAACTTGGACTAGTGGAATACCCTCTTGGATTTCAGACGCTAGTGCAAGTACTACTACTGTAATCGTAGGGTCAACCTTTAGGGCAAGCTGGAAGGCTTACTACGATGCTAGAACTGCCTTACTTAACGCGGTAGCTGTTAAAGCAGCTTCTATGGCAAACTCCACTGAAGATAGCTTAACCACCATAGCAAGACCAGTAGGTGGAACTTACAGTATTACTGGTAGTGCGACTGGAGCTATTAAGATATCATTGCCGGTATTATGGTCTGGTACGATGCTTCAGTTTTCTGTAGATGTTTACAATTACACCACCAACCAATACTTTACCGCATTGATTGGCGGGTATAATTACTCAGGAGGTTACTGGGTAAACACTTCTGCGTCTATTATAGGACAGTCTAGTGCATCTCATGCTATACGTTTCGGACACGATGGAACCAAGGCGTGTGTTTGGATTGGGGAGACTAATGCTTCTTGGGCACACCCTAAAGTAGTCGTAAAGAATTTTATCGCGGGTTATTCTAACTACGATATAGATACTTGGAAAGCAGGCTGGGACGTTTCTGTCGTAACTTCTTTCGGAACTATTCAAGTAACTGATACAGACAACATGGTATACGCCAGTGACGTAGCTAAAGTGGGCGGAACCTTGGCAGCTACTGTAAGGGATAATGCGGCTAGTGCGGCTACAACAGTATCAGAGTGGACAAGGCCAGGCACAACTACCATAGACGGTAACAAGATATACACTGGAGATGCCTATGTAGATACCTTGCAAATTGCCGGAGAAGCTGTTTCAGTGCAGCGGTACGCCTCTATAGACACAAATTTTTACAATGGTATAAACAACAACATAAACCCAGCCTTGGTTGCTTCTTATAATTTTACAGTAAGACATTCGGCTTATTATAACCTTATGACTTACGTTACCAAAGACGGGGCAGTGTCTGGCGATGAGCACTACTACTACGAAATAAAAGTAGACGGCGTAACTATAGATTCACATCAATATGGTGGTGCTGGAGCGTACTTAGGAGGCAATGCGGTTAGCAATAGGGTTTACCTTAATTCAGGTTCTCATACCGTAGCCTTGCACGCTAATATAGCAGGATTTTCTGGGATAAAGGAAATAACGAAAGTTGTGTTTTCTATAGAGGGAGTTGTCAGATGATTTGTGTATATGAAATAATAACTGGAAAGAAAGTGGGAATTTATGATGATGATTCAGCAGACTATAACAGTGACCCCGCCATCCATAAATTTCTGCACTTTAAAGCCAGCCCAGAAAATCTATTGGAGATGGAGAAGGCTACCCACATAATTAATGGAGTTCCTGTGGTGCAGTCTACACTGACTTTGCTTAGAGCCAAAGAAATAAAATGGGATGAAATCAAAAAAGCCAGAGATGTAGAAGAACTCTCTGGCTTTGATTACCTAGACAAACGTTTTGATTCAGACTTAGCAGCTATCCGAAGAATTAGTATAGCAGTTCAGGCAGCTCAAGTTGTTCCAGAGTTTTCTATTGAGTGGACTTGCCAGGACAGCTCTACAGTAACTATGGATAAATCTCAGATGGTTCAGATTCCCATAACTATGGCCTTGAGAGGTAATGCTATACATCAAAAGGCCAGAGCATTAAAAACTCAAATAGAATTAGCTGAGACAGTAGAGGAAGTAGAAGCAATTAAGTGGGTCTAGTATTAAATGTACTTGCCAAAGTAATATTTATTATGCCTAGAGGGTATATAATAGTATGAAATGATTTATTTGTTTTAGGACAATTTATTAGATAGTTTGTTAGGAGACTTGTATGGCACAGTATCAGGTTGGTACAGTATCAGTAGATCAAGGTACAAATATAGTGACTGGGGTGGGAACTTCTTGGCTCAGTAAGGTTGGTGTTGGGGATACTTTTAAAGTTTACGGAGTAGCCGCTATTTACGGTATTATATCTGTGGATAGTAACACCCAAATTCAGATCAGCCCTAACTACGCTGGAATTTCCGTAGCTGGTTCTTCTTACCAGATAACTACTGACTGGACTCCTAACTTGGGGCTTGCAGAAATTTATGCAGGTGACAGCGAGTTTGCCTTTCATTTAACCCAAGAAGTAATTCGGAAACTGGATGCTAGGATTGGTCAGTCCGGCATACTTGTAGGAGAGGCTTCTACACAAGTGCAGGAAGATGCGTTGTTTGCACAAGGCTATACGTTTGTTATTAGGACCGATTTGTTAGGAACAACTACTGTAACACCTACAACTACGGTAGCACCTACGACTACTGTAGCACCTACTACTACGGCAGTACCTACTACTACAACTATAGCACCAACTACTACTACAGTAGCAGCCACAACTACAGCAGTACCTACAACAGTGGCTCCAACAACTACAGCAGTACCAGATACCACTCCTAATACATTTAATTTTATCAATGAAACGAATGTAGCCCGGAATAGCTTAATTACACTGTTCTTTGGTATAACTGTGGATGGTATTAATACGGCAACTCCGATAAGTATAACTGGCGCTAATTATTCTATCAATGACGGCCCGTTTACAAATGCGGATGGTACAGTGGTGAATGGGGATACCGTAAAAGTACAACTTTACAGTTCTCCTGACTATGGGACTGTAACGACTGGGTATTTAACCATAGGCGGAGTTACAGACTCTTTCACCGTCACTACGTTAATAGAAACTACGACTACCGTAGCACCGACAACTACAGCAAGTCCGACAACTACGGCTAACCCTACGACTACAACTTTAGCAGCTACAACTACTGCAGTGCCTACAACAACTACTACCACAACAGTAGCACCGACAACTACAGTAGCACCGACAACTACAGCAAGTCCGACAACTACAGTAGCACCAGATACGACGCCCGATGGATTCGTCTTCGTGGATCAATCAAGCGTAGCACTAAACACCCTGATTACCTCGGCTCCGATAACTGTCTCTGGTATAAATGCACCTGCTGCCATTCACGTACTCAGTGGCTGGTATTCTGTCAATGAGGGTGCATTCACAAATGTGGACGGAACTGTAGTAAACGGCGACAGCGTAAGGGTACAGCTTTACAGCTCTACTGGGTATAACAGTTCAGCGACAGCGTTCTTAACCATAGGTGATGTGACTGATACTTTCTCTGTCGTTACTGTAGTGGCAGATACGACTCCCGATGCTTTCACCTTTACCGATCAGACAGGCGTTGCGGTGAGTACAGCTACAGAGTCCAACACGATCACTGTAGCAGGAATAAATGATGCTGCTACTATTTCGATAACAGGTGGCGAATACAGCAAGAATGGTGGAGCGTACACAAGCACATCGGGAACGGTCATCAATGGTGATACTGTCAAGGTCAAGGTGACAAGTTCTGGCAGTGCTAGTACAGCAGTAAATACCACACTTACCATTGGTGGGGTTAGCGATACGTTTACTGTCACAACCGCAGCCGCTCCCACTCAGCCGGTCATCAGCGTCACCCCCGGCGACACTCAAAACGTCATCGCCCTAACATCCGGCGGCACCGGCGCGACCAGCTACGACCTCAAATGGGGCACAGTAGCAGGCACCCGTAGCAATACGATAACCGGCGTCACCCTCCCGTACACTCACACAGGGCGCACCAACGGGACCACGTACTATTACAGCCTCGCGGCTATCAACGGGGCGGGGAGTACGGAGTCGGCGGAGGTTAGCGGGACTCCGCCGTTATACTCCGATAATTTTAACAATTCGTCACTTGATACAGCTAAGTGGCAAGTAGTCACCGGGGATGGGGGGTCGGTTTCGGAAACATCCAGCTTAAGAATCCTTTCATTGGGATGGGAAGCTGCTTTTATGTATTCTAAGAATTTCAGCAAAGCCAATGTGAGGAGTTACGAAGTAACATTTTCTGTTGCTGCTTCTGTATTCACGGAAGGAGGCGGTGATATATTCGGCCTTGTTGAAAAATCTTCCGCTCCGGTCGTTGGGGATGGTGCGACTATCGCATCTACACGTAGATTATGGGTGTATGCATCACCGGCTGGTACGGGAAGTACTAATGTTCTTAGGCTGAGGTGGTACACACCATCTGATACATATTCAGGTGTCATTGACACCCCTACAGTAACGGCAGGGACAACCTATATTGCGAAACTGGAAGTTAGCGGCACTACGGCAAAGCTGTCAGTCTTAAATTCAAGCCGTACTCAGCTAGCAACTACAGGTTGGCTAACTTTTGGCATAGACATAAAAGACGCAGGGTCAACTTTTTATGAGTGTTTAGGTATGGACTTTTATACAGATAGTAATGCTTCAGATTTCACAGTAACGAATTACAAAGAGTACTAGGGGACAAAATGACAACCAAAATAACCCTAGTAGGCGACAGCAACACCGAATACAACGACGCAACCTTTGGGGATTTAGCGGCTAAGCTACAGGCCGCGCTCAATGATTCATATCCGGCAGCAACATACACTATTACCAACAGTGGGGTTGGGGGGTCTACTTCTTACGATGCGCTGAACAACTTCTCGACTCAAGTAACACCGTTTGCGCCTGACTTGGTTGTGTTCCTTCACGGCGGGACCAATGACGGATACTACAACTTTATCTCTGGAAATCCGACACGCTATAACCCTGACGCCTACGAACAGAGGGTGAGGGATTATCGCGCACTCTTGGACGGGATGGCAAGCTATCCCCTCATGTTGCTTGTGGCTGCGCCCGCACATGCGGAATCAACAGATGGCTTCACCTACCACAGAAATCTGACCGATACCGATCCGCTACGCAATAGGCTGCAATCTCTGGCGACAGAATGGGGTCTGCCGTTTGTCAATTGGCAGACGGCGATGACCGTCAACGCCAACTGGAAAGCTGATTATCTGGTTGACGGCGTACATGTCAACGCGGCGGCGAAGGATGTTTTGGTCACTGGCATCATGTCTGCACTCACACCGTTTTTGGCGGCAGATGGTGCGATAGTTTTCCCGGCCGTTACCTACTTCACTATCCCCGCAACCTCAACCACCCTCACCGTCCCGATCACATCTCTACTCGCAACGGACGATGTAGCAGTAACAGGTTACAAGCTCACCGAGTCAGCAACCCCACCGCTTGCAGGAGACTCAGGATGGAGCGCGACGGCACCTGAGACGCACACGTTTGCGGAAGCAGGGATCAAGACGCTCTGGGCGTGGGCCAAGGACGCGGCGGGGAATGTGAGCGCAGGGGTGAGCGATACGGTGGTGATTACGCTGGCTACCACAACAGCTGCCCCTACAACAACCGTAGCTCCAACTACCACAACTACCTTAGTTCCTACAACAACTTTGGCGGCTACTACAACAGTTCAACCGACAACTACAACTATACAAGCTACGACAACAAGTAATCCAACTACAACCACTACAGCAGCACCTTTCATACCATTTATAACATTACTCGCAGGGTCAACTAAAGTGCCTGTTCAAACATCTCAAAACGGGCCTTTAAGAATTAAAACATCTAACGGTATTCTATCATTTGCGTTGTATTCAAATGAGGGAGCAGTTAGAATTAAAACAAGCGTGGGAACTAAGAGTCTAATATGAAACTAACTATAGGAATGGCGAGTTATAATAATTTTACTGAAGTTTGGTTCACTGTCCAATCTCTCTTAATGTACCAAGATATGACAGACACTGAGATTTTAGTGATAGACAACTATGGTGATAAGCGTCTAAAAAGTTTTATAGACGGTACCTACGGAACTCGCTACATTCTTTACACAGAAAAAACAGGAACTTCGGCACCTAGAGACCTTGTATTTAGAGAGGCTCTAGGTGACTGGGTTATGTGCATTGATACCCATGTTTTACTTACAGAAGGTGCTATGGCTAGCTTTAAAGATTGGACTTCTAAAAATCCTGACTGTAAAGATCTTCTGCAAGGTCCGTTGAGATACGACGATCTAGTTAATTATGCAGACGCTTTCAACGATGAGTGGGCAAGTGGTATGTGGGGGACTTGGCGAGCTGCTTCAATAGACCCTAACTCAGAACCCTACGAAATTCCTATGCAGGGTCTTGGTCTATTTGCTTGTAGGAAAGATGCTTGGCTAGGATTTAACCCAGACTTTGCAGGCTTTGGTGGGGAAGAGGGTTACATTCACAGTAAGTATAGAAAGGCAGGGCATAAAACTATCTGCCTTCCATTCCTGTCTTGGGTGCATCTCTTCAAAACTGGTATGGGAGATATACCTTACCCTATGATTTACGACGATAGGATTAGGAATTATATCATAGGTTTCAACGAACTCGGACTTGATTTAAAGCCTATCGAAGAACATTTTGGTGCTGATAGGGTTAACTCAATAGCTGCTCAAATAACCGCTGCAAAGGATAAGACTGTGAAATTAGAGATTATAGAAGCATCATACGGTGGGGCTAACGTAACAGCTAATCTTAGGCGGTTGGTTAGAGGTAGTGGCCTTAATGTTTGCGTGAATAATAGCCTAGCCGGGTGGGACCCCCAAGAAGGCATACTAAAGCACCTAGTGGTTAAGTACAAACTGGATGACGTTGAGTACTCTAAAGTAATCCCTGAAAATGACTATCTAATTATCCCAGAAGGCACTTGTAACAGGCTTGGAATATTCTATACAAATAATAATGACGATAGTGTTGTGAGTAATGTTTTAGGTAATTTGGAGAGGATATCTAAGGGCAAGGCAGACATTTTAACAAGCACTTGGAAAACTATTGAAAATAATCCTTTCCCAGAACTCATAGCGCAGACCCAGAGTAGCAACCATCTAAACATTACTTTGCAGATCCTTCAGTTACTTTACCGAGCGGAAGCCACTGGGTCTTACAAATATGTGAGTTTCTTAGAACATGACGTACTTTATCCAGAGGGCTACTTCGATTACCCTAACTTTGATAGTGGGGTGATTTATAATACTAACTTAAAAGGAGTATGTTCTGAGGGCTTTCAGAGCTATGAGCATGTGCATGACTCTATTCCTTTGCACCAGATGACCATGCTTTTTAGTGATGCTATAGGTCATTTTGAGAGTAAAGTTAAAGAGGCTTTGCTAAGAGGTCAGGTAATGCTTGAGCCTGATTTAGTGAGAAACCCTTGGCATTGTATTAATTCTAGTGTTCATATTAACCACGGAAAGAACTTTACAAACCACTGCGACCTTTATAGCAAGAACTATGTTAGCGTGGAAGAGTACTGGGGCGATTATAAAGAGTTGGGATTATTTTAGGAGATTTAAAATGAGGAAGATAGATACCCTTGAACCAGCATTTAAGGCAAAGGTAGAGGAACTTATAAAGCAGACTGAGAAGGCTACTGGAAGGAAGTGGGGAATTAGTGATGGGCGACGAACAATGGCACATCAGAAAGCTATCTACGCCCAAGGCAGGACGACTCCAGGAAAAGTAGTTAGTAACGCGCCTCCGGGAAGTTCCGCTCATAACTACGGACTAGCTGTTGATCTATGGCCTTTGACAGCGGACGGTAAAAACTTCGACTGGTCTGCAAATAAAAAACTGTTTAAAATAATGGCTGATATAGCAGTTAAGTTAGGTCTGACTGCTGGGTTCTATTTTAAGAGCTTCTTGGATTTACCGCATATTGAGGACCCGAGTTGGCGGCGCCAGAGGGAATTGTGGCGAGCTGGGAAGCTGAAGGTTGAGTGATTATTTGGGCGGGACGGGAGATAGTATGGAAAGTCTTCTGAAGGTCTGAGGCAAGTAGTATGGAAAGTCTTCTGAAGGTCTGAGACAAGTAGTATGGAAAGCCTTCTGAAGTATAGTTACTAACCTGTAGTAGCCTTTCAAATATTTACTATTTCTATAATAAGTTCAGGAGCACTTGTGCGACTGAACAAAGCAAAGTCTACTTTCAAGTAAGCCTGAAGGCTGTTAGATTTTAGGTATAGAATTTGCCTTTAGATAACTTAGCTAACAACTTGTTTAAGACTTAGAAGGTTTAATTTGTTGCTCAACTCCGCTACGCTTCGTTGAGATACTAAGTAGTAATTAGTTTTTCTGTTTAGTAATATTTAAATTACTTAGAAAGATAAAAATCTTTCTTGTTAACCTTTCAAGTCAACATGGTTTTATTATAGCACATTTTCGGCAAAAAGTCAAGTAAAAAATGCACTATTAGTAAAAAATAATTTTAAAGGTACCCACCATGCCAATTACAAACGAACTAATAAAACTGTGCGGCAAACTATCTGAAGAGGTCTATGATAACTGCACAGAGGTTAAAGACTTAGGCTATTCCATCACACACTTAGCAGACTTAACTTTAGTATCTATAAGAGGAACCTCAAATGCTAGAAATGCTGCTAGGGACATTAACGTTATCCCTTGGAAGTTTGGAAGTTTCTTTAGTACGTGGGGCTTCGTCAGAGCTTTTAATAAACTTAGCCCTAAGATTCTAAAGGAGCTGGGAGATAACCGGAAGATAATTTTTACAGGTCATTCTTTGGGAGGTGCTGTTGCTACTTTATTCGCTGAGAAATTAGGAGTTGGTTGCATTACCTTCGGGTCGCCTAGAGTGTACTTTAAATACTGGTCTTTCGAGTCCTCTGTAGATCATGTTAGAATTTTCATGAAGGACGATCCGGTGGCGATGATACCTAAATTTCTTTTTGAACATAAATGTGAAGGGGTAGGTATTGCAGACGGGGATAGTGGTGAGGAGTTGGTGGATGTTGGCGATCACTCTATTAGCTACTACAACAAGTTTGTTGGTAGGAAGTTTTAGGTGGGTTAATGACTTTACGATGATTTAGGTAATTACCTATTTAGATGATTTTTCGGATGAATGAGAAAAGCCCCTACAAGATAGTTTGTAGGGGCTTTTGTTTGTTAGTAGTCTAAACCTCTTTTATGAATTTTTTGATTGCTAGTTGCTAACGTAATGCCGTACTGAGTCTTTTCGCCCTTGAACTCTTCGAGGTACCTTCCAGTCTTAATATAACTGAACTTTATACGCAAACTAAAAGGTACTTGTGAAAGTTCATACCTAGTAAACAGCCAGATAGGTAGGTTAAGATCTGACAGTGCTTGAATAAACTCTTCTAGTTCTTTCTGTGGTTGGTCTAGAGGCTCGCCCCCTAAGATCATTATACTTTCTATAAGCGTACCAAAAGACTGCACCTTAGCCTTAATAATGCTAGATAGTTCTTTAGCACCTACTTCTGTACCTAAACTAAAAGACTGAGTTTCGGGGTTATGGCAACCCCTACAATGCGGTCCTTTACAACCTGAAAAGTAAATTTCTAATGCACCTTTAGAAAGAGTATACTGTGTAGTTAAGAATCTCACTTATACTCTAAGCCTCTTTATAAAACTGTCTTTCAGGATAATCTTGCTCGCGTCTTACCTTATGCCAGTTCTTTACATTGGTCAGGAACCCAACAACCCTTGTATAGTTATCTATCACTTCCCCGCCACATACCCCACAAGTTTCCTTCTTACCTACAGACATGTGGCCTTCAGAACAACGTTGCAGATTGTAGTTTAAGGCAAAATAAATTACACCCTTCTCTGCACACATCTTGATAAGTTCTACTACTTTCTTAGTATCTTCTACCTTCTCTTCAATATTCAAGTGACAAATAGCGCCACCCGAAAAATGACTGTCAAACAAACCTTGAAGATGAATACGGTCTAGCAGGTCAGCTTTAGTTGTGAGGGGTATAAACTGATTGCTATAAAGTTCGTACCTATCGTTATACCCCATAAACCTATCTTTATCTGCAAGTTTAATAGAGACATTTTCTCCTGGAATTTGCTCGCAGTTATGGGGAGTTTTGTAAGCCTTTTGGAATTTATCATTTTCAGAGTTTATGGTTTCGAGTATTCGAACAACAAATTCTTGCCCATCACTCGCCAAAATGTTAAGCCCTAAAATTTCTAGGCACTCATTAAGACCGTTTACCCCTAGCGTTGAGTATTGTTTAGATAGGTCCATAAAACCTAAAGAGTACAGCGGCAGATTATTACTGTCAATTCTGCTCTTTACGATATCTCGCTTAGTGTGGTTGACTCTAGCGGCAATGCCTACCAACTCTTTAAGCTCACTCCAGAAATAGGCTTCTCGTTCGGCAGTATCTTTTGATAGCCCTGCTGTTTTAAAAGCAAGCCTCGGAAGATTAATTGTAGTAACACCCAATGAGCCAATCTTAGAGCTACCAGAACCAAAACTATTGAAGTACTCGTTATCTGTATCACTTCTGAGGCGACAATTGTGGGTTATAATTCCATTAGGTAGCGTGAAATACGGCTCATCTGTATTTAGAACCTCAAAGCAGTAAACTTCTTCTTCAACAACCTCCCTCACGGCTATCTCAGTTGCCTTGAAATAGGTATTACCATTTCTCTTAAGATATATACCTTCCTGTTTTCTTGAATTTTTAGGGGCGTACCATCTCACACAATGTAGCGGGTAGTTTCTGTTGAACTCTTCTCCCCTAATCACTACAGGCTCGTCAGTCCTGTCAGACACGTCCATTATACTCTGTCTTCCGAGGCTGGTAAGAAGGACTTCCAAGTCCTCTGCCAGACCTTCTGATGTGGTATAAATTCGGTTGCTATTGCCTCCGTCAGTGGCGTAAAGTCCGTCTAAAATTCCTTCTCTAAACTCGTAAGGTTGGTCTAGTACCTGCATAGACAAACGCTTATCTGGCGCTCTACCCACAGTAACCCACTCTTCAATCTTAGCTGCTGTTTCTAAAGAATAGCTCTTAGCAAATACCACATTATTTTTGCTAGGGTAAATATTCCAAGACTTCAAGAAGGGCAGTCTTTCAAGTTTCACCTCAGTTACCGACATAGTAACTTCAACAGATGCCCCATTGTTTCTGTAATAAATACTTCCATCTCCTAAGTAAGCACCTATCAACAGACCGTCTTCGTAGGTTAACTCTTGGGTTCCCCTCATAGCTGGTGTGAGTGGAGAACTATTAAAAAGTAACATTTCATCTAAAGTGATATCCGCAGCATTCTTATCCCCATTCTGTGTGGGAAAAATATGGTCGGCAGTCACAGTGACTTCTTTTTTATTAGCAGTTTTGATAGTGTACAGTTTGCCGGTGTATTTAGTTTTTACCGTTTTGCCTTTAACCCAAGACCCATCATGGTATACGGTTGCGTTAGGTTTTTCTTCAAAGGGGGTGGTGGCGTATTTCTCAATAGGCATTAACCTCACACCCGCATAGCTATCCCTCACGAGAACTTTTTGATCGCCAGTGAAACAGCAACTTGAGAGCGTTGAACTCTTACCTATGTACATATTGATAAAGCCAAACTCTGTGTTCTTTTCAGCGATGAACTCAATGAATGCTTCGTCCGTAATTTTCTTATCGTCATTTACAGAGAAGCAAGCTGTGGTAATTGGGAAAGTCACAGGAGTGCGTTTCATTTCTGAGTTCATAACATCCAAGAAGAGTTCCTGAATCCGCTGAACTAAGTATATATCTGGAGTGCTGCCGTCAGGAAACACGTATTGGGGGCAAAGAGAATTCAAAAACTCTGAGTCATAAATAGATACATTAGTAAACGGTGACTGATTGCCTCGCATTGGCTGGTTAATAGTGTAGATAAAACTCACCAAAGTTTCTTTAACGTAGTTCCAGCAAGCCGCCTCATCCTTGAAAGAAAATCCAGCATCTGATTTAGTACTTAGAATATTTTTGACATAGTAGCTCATTACAATCAGAAGATCAGCCAGCCCAGCAGCACCGAGGGTAGAGTTAGAAGCAATTACAACAAACTGCTCAAGTTGGCTTTTGAAACTATACAGGTATTTGGGGGCTACCGACTTAATTTTATCCACCATAGGTAGGCCCAGAAGCATGATATCGTAGGTACTGTAATTAAAGCAGTACGGACTTCCAGCAGCGATTCCAAGAAAATCATTTACGTATACCGACCCTGTAAGCTGCTGCTCTATAGTAGAGTTGGCAACCTCCATGCCATATAGTTTTCTCATATGCTTCCACAACATGAAATAGCTATTGAGTTTGAAATAAGGTTTAGGTAGTTCAATACCGTAAGCAATATTGGAAGTGTCTGTGACGTTGGCATTTGCGTCTACACTGGCATCTGCCGTAGTAGTAGCTGAGAAAAAATCCTTAGAGAATTTGCACATATCAAGTTGCTTGCCTATACCTTCCAGATCAAACAACTTCTGGCCATACTTTGTTTTTAGGTACATCATCAGGTCTACAAATTCTCTTGTGTAACTTATCGGGACATAGTACATTTTTAAAACTCCTCTTGCTAAAGTTAAAATTAAAGGGGCGGTTTGACCCACCCCTTTTAGTGACACTTAATTATATACCTAAAACACTATCTTTTTATTACCTTAAAATACTATTAACCCACAACCCTACCCTTCCCTTTACCAGCAGCCTTCACATTCTTTTTACGTGCTTTCATAGGACTCATCTGAATTCCTACCCCAATTACTTCATCAACTACCCCCAAATCAACAGCTTCACTGCTGTTCAAGAACCAGTCACGTTTTCTGTCATGCAGTTCATCCAGCTCTTTTTGGGTAATTAGAGTGCGATCTGTAACGATAGAATCCAGAACCGCTTGGAGTTTAGTTACCTCGTCGGCGTGCTCAGTTAGTCCTCTAAATTTATCTGCATTGCCACCGAACAGGCTATGTAGCATAATTCTGCTATATTTCCCACAAAATCTGGCATGACAACTTACAAGAATCAAAGCACTCATAGAGGAACAAGCACCAACCGCCACGCCAATCACAGGAGTATTACTTGAAACGATCTGGGAAATAATAGCTAAACCAGCATCAACATGCCCACCATCAGAAGAGATTTTCAAAGTTATAGGATTGGACATTCTATCATATCCTACCTCACACATAGTTCTTTCGTCATCTTCTTCATTGAATTTCATAATCTGAAGGGCTACCGTGCTAACGGACTGGTCGGTAATTACTTCGTTGATTATAATTTGCCTATGTTGAAGGTGTTCTCTGTAAATGTCCTGAATCAAATCTCCAGTAGTCTCTGGTCGGTGATTGCAGTTATTTGTTTCGGTAGTTTGTTTAGTTGTCCAAGAGGTTTTCCTGCCAATAAATTTAGGAGTATAAATATTAGACCCCTGTGCTTCCGAAACCGTTAGTGCCTCTTTCGGTGTCATCCAGTTCATCGACTTCTTCGAATGTTGCTTCTGAATATTCATTAAAAACTCCTTGACAGATCCGTTCGCCGTCGTTGATGACTACCATCTCAGAGCCGTGATTGATAATAATAGCGCCAACTTCGTTCAAAAATCCGCAATCCACAGTGCCTGGCGCATTGCAGAGCGAAATTCCTTTCTTAAGTGCCAACCCAGACCTAGGGCGCAACTGAAGTTCGTACCCGTCAGGCAAACTCACAGCGACGCCCAAAGGGATGAGTGCTCGGTCCCCTGCAAACAGTCTGAGGGGTTCATCAAGGTAAGCATAGAAGTCAACTCCTGCGTCACCTTTATGAGCATATTTAGGGAGGGGATGCCTACCATCTTTCATTTGTTTGATCTTAACATTAATCTTACCCACGTTTCTTTTCCTCCCTTATAATTTCTTTACACAGCCTTTCATGTTTCTTAAGAAGGTACTTTTGATTTTTAGACAGAGAAGTCAGCCGCTCCTCAACCTCCTTGGCTTGCTGGTAAAGGTCTTTTAGTTTGTTGCTTTGGTTGTTAATTGTGTTATCATTTTTATTAACCATTTTGTTTGCCTCCTTGCTGGAGAATTTTTTAGCCTATTAGAGAAGCCTGCTCTAGGAACTCTAGGTTTACTTCTTTACCCGCTGAGATTAAGTCTGCTAGGTGAAGTATAAGTTCTGGTGTAGTATATTCTTCAGGAAATTTTTTACGATACTTTTCTTCGGTCCACCTGCCATGATGAAAATTCAAAGCTCTACAAATTTCTATAACATCATCTTTGTCAACTACACCCCCTTCTGCTGTATATTGTTTGTAAAGGGAGTATACAAAGTCTGCACCTTTACGTGGGTGGTGAGGGTCTGTGTAACGCTGCATAGGCAAACCAAGCTTAAGTTCATCGTGGAAAAGTCCAGATGCTACTATCTTATCTTTAGCTTTACCCTCAATGTTATAACCTCTACAAAGTATTCCGATAAAATAAGCCACCGCCCTTGTGTGGTTTATTAGTCCTCCAGGCATCTGATTAGACTGCTTAGAGTGATATCGTTTTGAAGAAGACGCAGGGCACAACGAAAAATAGTGTGGAGCATTATCTAAAACATAAGTCGAAAAATTACGAATTGAATCATCAGTCATATCATTTAACTCCTGACTGAAGAATGTTTCTGCTATACTGGTCATTAAGTCAATACTCCTTTTAGTGGGTTCCATTCTATTAACTGCATTAGGTTGTTATCTCCCTTACCATACACATCGTGAAAAGATTCGTGGCAGGGTCTGCAAAGAGTTATGCCGTTAGGTAATACAGTCTGATGTTCTGGGTAGGCTTTATACGCTAGTATGTGATGTGCCTGTATATCCCCTTTAGTACCACAAACAACACACACATAATTATCCCTAGCGTATACTCCTCTTCTCCATTCATAATACTCTTCGTATTTCCTACCTCTAACTCTATCCTCTTCGGTTAGCGTCGGGTTATAACTGTAGTGACAAATACCTACACCGCATGAGGTAGTTCCGCCCCTATGTAGCACGGTGTTTGGAGCAGACCCTGTATTGCCACAAATGCATAAGTAATCCGCCACCAAAACTCCATCTAGCTTATAGGGTTCTGACGTTACTGTGATACGCCCAAACGTTTTGCCTTTTAAGTTAGGAGTGCGAAGACACCCGCAGGAGTGGGTTCTCTTCAAACTGTGCACACTTCTCTGAATAATCTTACCGCAGTCACATTTGCAAATTACGTCTCTATCCCTGCTACGCATTCTTTGTTCTTTGGGCACTAAGTTTAATATTGTAAGTGATCCTATCCTTAGCCCCGAAGGGTCTGCTGCTTTTGCTATGACCTCTGAGTAGTACTCCTTAGATCCCGTTTCTGGAAACCTCTCAGCGGCTAGTATCCTGCGATTCTTACAACCGCAAGAATAGACCGATCTATTCTTTAGTGCAGACCCTCTAATTTCCCTCTCAGTACCACACTCACAAACACAATGCCAATAGGCTCCGTATCCTGTGATCTTTTTGGTCATGTACTTTACGGTCCACAGGCCAAAAGTCTTTCCCACCAAATCTTTTACTTTACCGCCCATAAAACACCTTCCTACCAAAATTCTAATTTCTAGCTCTCCAAACCCAGTCTATACTTCGCTATCCCAAATGCATCAGCCAAATCCCACAACGCCTCTTTCTTAATTCCATTCTCACGAATATAATTCTCAAATCTAACACGCACCTCAAAAGGAAGTTCATCTACAGTAGCCCTTTTAAGACCATCTTTTATACCTAACTCTTTAATCTTCTTCCGCTTCTCTTTGTCAATTAACGCGCTACGCCAACTTGCAGAGGGAATAACTCCGACAGGTATTTCAGGAAACTTCTTATACAAGTTTAGCCGAACTGCCCAAAATATCCCTGCAAGCAAATCTTTCCCAGAGCCTACAGAATTAAAGCTGAGTCCTTCTAGAGCGATACCCTTCAAATCACTTCGGTAAGCACTTACAAAACTATCTATAAGATCCCATTGATAAGCTATTAAAATTTCTCCGTCAAGTTCTTTAGAAGGGTTTATCAAAAGGAAGTCAACTACCCTACCTGCCAAATCCATACAGACAACAGCCGTGCTTCGCTTTGATTGATCTATGCCTATAATCATTAGTTTTCCTTTTATATCTGACGGCTACCTTTAAAACACCATACATACTTATAGCCAAGTTTCTTCAGAGCCTCTACTTTCTGCTGTGCTGCGCCTAGGTACCAATACTTAAAAGTCCTTACACAGGAACATTCTTCATCTATGTACGAGATAACACTACAGTCATTTTTAGTCATTACTTACCTCTGCGCTGCTGTTCAATAATAATCCCTTTAGCAAGTATCATGTAATTTACCACGTCATCTATAGCGTCCAAAACTCCCTCACCTTCTACAGCCAACCCTCCAGTAGTTACGAAGGTCTGAATCCTTTTAAACTTGTCCAGAGACCTTAGCAGAATCCCAATTACAGGATGAACTCCTAAGGCAGTTGACCCGTTAAAATTAGCAAAGACGCTACCTCCAGAAGTATAGTCATTGTTCTTCTTCATCATAACTTCCAGACATTTAGCAGTTGTACTTCTATGCAATTCGATCAGGTCTTCTTGAGACATGTTGTAAAGTTCTTCTTTGGTTTCTTTAGTCTTGCTCATTCAAATCTCCTTGGGTGAATCTCCACTCACCCGTTTCATTAGCTTCTAGGGTTGTCCCTTTATATCTGTACTTAACCAAATTCAAAGCACTAGGCTTCCACACTGACTCGTACCGTTTCTTAATCATTTGCTGGCTAGGCTGTATCCAGTTTCCCACGCCGTAAGTATCATAGTAGTAATGGAGGTTGGCTTCGCAGGAAATGCAGACACCTCTGTTAGCGTGTTTGTGTTGGGTGGAGCCACACAACGCACATTTATCAATCCATATGTTAGTCCCTCTCAGCCTCATCTCCCTCCACCTTTCACGATGCCAGCACACCCCCTTACCGATGGAGTATTCGGTATTACCTATTTTGACGTAATAGAATTCCATCACACGGTCTTTAAGTAATTCAGGAGCAGTCAGCAGAGCCTGTTCTTTACCTTCAAACTTATAGTAGCAATTTACTAGCTCACCATTAGCCCACACAGAAATGTAATTCTCAGACACACTCTCAATAATACCTGAAGCAGTTCTGCAAATAATTCGGTAGGCTTCCCCTGTACGAGTGCTTTCAGAATCCAAAACCAAGATATCTGAAATCATTGACCCTTTAGCCAAGTCTGCAATTGCATCTATGACTTCCTGTTCAGACGTTGCAAAATATGACTTAGAAGAATCTGTGTGTACCAACATGCTCCTATCTACGAAGTTATTTAGGTCACTTATTCTGTTGCTATAAAGGTGCTGGTCAAGATCAATCCCCTTAAGATACACAGCACAACTTTCCCAATAACTAAAACAGTCCGTAGGATAATACGTGTCGGAATCATAGAAACCAGCAACAGCGAATCTAGGAGTTGTTGAAAGTTTTATGTCAATCTTTATATGAGGCGATTTGACAACTCTTTTGTACCCTTCTTCTGTTTTTGTTAGCAGCATCGTTGACAGAGGCTCTTTAGCAATGATATAAGGAGTCAGTTTTTTAGATGATATTCTACGTAGAGATACGGGGTAACGTAGCTCAGAAAAACTAGTCTTGAGATATTCAGGTTCTCCGTACACTTTCTCCCCACTGATGCTGTCTAAGTCTAATAGGGTTTGTATTTCAAGTGCCGGAAAATAGTTTATAAAGTCCTTGGTAAAGAGTGCTAGGTAAAAGTTTCGGTGCTTCTCGTCACAGTTTGCTAGGAATTGTAGCAGTGGTTTTAAACGCGACGGTGAAACTCTTTTACTATCAAACTTTTTAACTATTTTCAGGAAGTCTTGAAAGGTAGTTTTGTTGGTTTTTGCTGGTTCATACAGACAGAGTTTATCTGCATCTATAGCCTTGAACCTTGAGTTGAACAAGCACTGCCAACAACAAAAATTGAGCAACCATTTCTCAGATTCTTTTAGTGACGTTAAAGATGATATGAGAATTTTTCTTTTAGCAGGATAAAATTTAGCTTGCTGCATCTCTATGGTTAGCTCTATGATTTTGCCTACGTCTGTTTCTTTTATTTCTAGCATGTTAGCTGGTTAGTAGGTGAGTGCCCCAGAAGATTAGCCCTAAGAAGACAACTACCCCAAAAGCCATCAGTACTGCCAGAAAACCTCCCCCAAGTCCTACGATAACTGTCACCACATACATTGAAATTGCTATGCTTATCATTGTCCAACCAAAAGTCTTTTTGAGCAAGTTAGTTGATTTTTTACTACCCGTCTCTCGTACCCCAAAGGGGCGGTCATCGTAAGGACTTCTGCCGCCATATTGTTTCTCACACATAATTTCCTCCTAAATTATCCTAGCCAATCCATTTTCCTTCACCACTTGAATAGCACTGTCGAACACCACAGGATTGACCAAAGGTGTGTGACTGATAGTGTAGATGCACTTACCATTAGATCGTAAATAAGAAAGTACCTCAAATAATCCCTCCTTTCCTTCATCGTCCAGCGCACTAAATATTTCATCAAGCACTAACACATTGTAACTCGCAGAACCCATAACTTCCAACAATTCAATGACCGAAAAGAGACATGCAAGTTTAACCCTAGCTTGCTCTCCCTTACTCCAATTAGCAAACGGCACCTTCTTATCAGGGTCCACTACGGAGAAGTCTACCTTACCCTCTTCAGTAACATAGAAGGTACATTTAATCCTCCCACCTGAAATGATATCTGCGTACTTATCCATAGTCTGATTTAGCACTTTAAGGAACCGGCTCATGCTATGGACTCTGTAACCATTAGGCCCAAGGATTCTCGTCCAGTTGTCTAGTAGGTCCATTCTCTTTTCTACTTCTTGTAGTTCTTCAGTGAGTTTATTAATCCTTACCGTAGCTTGTTTGTTAGACTCAGCCGCTTCCTTGTTTAGCTTTTCCATCATAGCTGACATGTCGTTGTGCCTAATTGCTGCATTCAGATCATTCGTAGCTTTGGTGTGCGCTTCTACGGCTTCTTGATAATTCTGTACAGCATAATCATGGTCAGCACAAGCCTTGTTATAACTTGTTTCATCAGCCTCTTCGACAACTACCAAAGCACTTTCTAGAATATCTTTCCTGCTGCTTAACTCAGATATAGCAGACCACACTCTCTTTTGTTCTAAGAGTTCATTTAAGGTATTTAACAGCCTAATCTTTTCCTGCTTTGCTTCGTTTAGCTGAGAAGTAAACTTAGCCACATCTTCTTGATACATCGTGAGGGCTTGCTCTGCGGCTACTGACTGGCCACATCTAGAACAAGTTAGCTCAGGCTCTTGAAGTTCACTTAGCTTATTTTCTGCCTCGTTGTAAGAAGATCTAACCCTAGCTAATTCTTCATTTGATTTTGCAAGCTCTTTCTCAACTACCTCAGAACTCCTAGAAGGCACCTCAATAGCACTTAACTTAGCCCTTACAATATCTATCTGAGCTACTGCATTTTTGTACTCGTTGTAGGCTTTTCTTTTAGCGGCTTCTTCAACCTTAGCAATAGACCTGTCGTTTCTGTACCAGTCTGCTGAGTCCCTTGCCTTTAGTCTGAGAGTTACTTCTTCAATTAACTTAGTGGTATCAACCTTCTCAACTACTTCCCGCATTGGCAGCAAATTACCTTGCCATTGACTTAGCTGGTCCTGCTTATCTTTGTGGATCAGTTTCAGTCTTTTCAGTTTCTCTTTACAGTTGGCCAGCTTCTCGTCTAACTCGTCAAACTTAAGAATCTTGTTGATGAAGTTCTTTCTAGCTGCATCACTAGATTCCTCCAGCAAGTCAAGTGCTGAATCAGAGGCTTGGTAAGTTACATTAATAAACGTCGAATACTCGTCTCCAATAATCCTTTTAATCAGCTCTAGATTTTGTGGAATGGTTTTGAGGGAAATGTCCTTTCCATTAACCTTGACATTGATGCTTCCACTTTTTCTGGAGTTAGTGATTTCAAATTGATCCCCGTCTTTATCGAAGAAGATTTTAATTTCATAAGGCTGGCCTGTAATGTAATTCGATACATCATCTATCCTTGTGTTCTTAGGGTTCTTGTTAAATAATCCTTGCGACAGTGCTAGAAGCAGACTTGTCTTACTTGCTCCGTTAACTCCTACAATGCTATGAATTCCAGATATAAAATCGAACTCCAAGTACTCAAAAGCAAAGCAGTCCTTAGCGATTATCTTTTTGAATACTATCACAGTTCCCTCCCCAATTCAGTTAGCATATCTGACACAAGTTGATCTGAATATTTCATTGATTTCATGTAGCTGATAAGTCCTTCTTCCCCGCCAGTGCTCCCAACTATTTCGGAGTCTCCCTCTTCGACCTTTAGTGAAGCTGGTACTAAAGGAATTTTATGAAGAATGGAGTTAGGAATAGGTTGTACCAAACGCAGCTCTTGAGGACTACCTGCCACTTCTATTTTGTAGAAGTTTTCAGTGTCCTTAATAGCTAACGTATCATACTCCTTAGCGTTGCACTTCTTAAACACCAAAGCAGGATAGTATGTAGGTACTCGCTGAACGTCCCATCCTGTAAGTTTCCTTCTGACTTCTAAATAACCGCAGTTAGGTTCTGCTTCAAATTCTTTGTTGATTGGATTGTTGCAGTACCATACATTGCCAAAATCAAACGGAGAATGAATATCCCCTACAATACATAGATCATAGGGGTTAGTAAATTCAGCTACGTTAATTTCTTCGGTTATAAATTTGTTTACTGTGCAACGGAAATGTGAGATGAGTACGTTGTGCTTGTTCAGAGTTGGCTTGTAAGAATGGATGCTATCGTGATTTACCAGATGATATGTCGTGTCATTTGCTATGTAATTTTTCCTGTAGTATAAGTTAGAGAACCTAGACAGCTCTAAGTAGTCCAAAATACTACAGCCTGATGAAATCGTCTCATGGTTGCCACTTACTAAGAGAGTAGTTATCTTGTTCTTTTCTAAGGAGTGCAGGAAGTACAGAAAAGTCTTTAGCTCGTCTCTCTTAGGGTTTATTGACTCAAATGTGTCTCCGGCAATTATGAGGATAAGGCCTTCTTCGACACACTTAGCAACTATATCATCTATGAACTTTTTGTATCTGGCTCGTTGCCATGTCTTGTTTACCCCGTTGATAAACTTGAAATGACAATCTGCTACAGCTAAGAATTTACTATTCATGTAGTTATCCGGTTAGTTAGACAGGTAAACTTTCTTATAACTTTCTGCTACTACCTTAGCGTTATTTACAATAGCCAGAAGTTCTGCTTTACGGGCTTCTGCTTTAGCTGTCGCTTCGTCAACTTTCTCAATCGCTTTGATTTCAAGTTGACGGTACAACTCGTAAGCCTTTTCAGTAGCTTCGTCGGCGCGGTCTACGATTTTACCTAGCTTATCTTCTTCTGCCTGAATCTCCTTCTCGGCGGCTTTAGCAGCTTCTTCAAATTTAGTTACGTACTTACCAATCCCCAAAATAGCATCATTGAATTTCTTATCTACCTTACGGTTGAAAATGCTAAACATTTTATAGTCTCCTTATCAGTTAAAAAGTAAGGAGGGCCGAAACCCTCCTAAATAGGTAATTACCTAAATTACCAGTCTACCAGACAATGTTATCCTCGTCATTAACAACAGTAGCATTGCCGTAAGAATTACCGCCAGAAGAATCTTTCGGACCTTCCAGCATCTTTTTAGCCTGCTCTTCTTTGTATTCGACGAGCTGCTTGTTAATGCCACTTACCATCTGAAAATTCTCAGTGAACACTTCCTTAGTAACCGGAGCGCCTTTAGCAAATTTCAGTTCGTAAAACAGAGTGGCTCCCTGCTCGCACTCTTCGGTAGACAGAATAGTGTTGACAGCGATGGACGGGATACTCTTCAGTTCAGTTTCCATGTAAGTCTGGAAAGGCATGTAAGAGTTACCCTTGATGTACATCATAGCAACTTCGCAAGGTGTCCCGTCAGGCAGTTTAGTACCAGCAGGGAGACGAAGATAAACCACGTACTGACAGGTGCATTTATCACCTTTGTCAATTCCATCTTTACGACGAGGACAGCTTTTATCGTTGCAGACATTTTTAAGATTATATCCGGTAGGCACCTCACCACGCTCACAAATAACCTGCGAGCTGCAACGCTTCTTGGCATCATTATCCCAGAAACTGAACTGTTGCCCTTTCTTAAGAATTACGGCTGTGAGTTCAGAACCCAAGTCAGTACCAGCTGTAAGCATGACAGTCTTACCGTCTACCGTAGCATTTTTCTGACCAACACAGAAGTTGCCTTTAGCGATCTTGGTGCCGTCCTGTGCAGTCTTCTCCCTATAGTTGATTTTGACGATAGGAGTTTTGCTACCACCGCCTCCCTGATCCTGACCAGTCATCTGCTTAAGCGCAGCACGTTCTTCGGGGGAAAGCAGGTTCATCATTTCTTCGTATGCAGCGGTAATTTTGTCATTAGTAGTTTTAGCCATTTGAGTGATTCTCCTTAGAGTAATGTTTTGAGTAATTGTTAGAGTGTTAAGTTAGAGTTATTTTGGGAGTGGTTTAACGAGCAAGCAACAAGCATCACCTCCTTTTCTCAATTTGAAGACCCAGTATATCACATGGTCGGTAGTTTGTCAAGCTTTATTTTAAATTATTTTTAAGTCCAAGATTCAGCTACTTGAACAGCTTCTACAAGGTATGGGTAGTTATTATAGAAGAGTTCTGCTGTACCATACTGAGTTATTTCAAATAGGTCACACGTTTTATCTGCTTTGGTGTATATCACAGCCCCAGCTCCATCGTAGGAAGAGCCTTCTAATTTTATTTTTCCGTCTTCCAGCACTCTAGTTTGCCAGTTCATTTAGCCCTCCTAATAGTTGTCGATAATTTCCACACCCAACTTCTTCAAAGCAGCTTCCAAAACTTCTTCCCTGGTAACGTAAACAGCGCCAAAACAACTCGCTGAAGCTCGATTATTAAAAACCATTTCTCCGTCCAATGTAGCATAGGCTCCCGTAGAGTCAGTAATTCCACAATCCTCACAATCGTACTCGTCGTAATTCCAATCAATAACTAGCTGCATTTTAGTATTCTCCTTTAATTTAGAAGTTAAGATGCTTCTACGTTGCCACACCCACATTCCCATCTTTTCTTAAAAATTCCTCGCCATTTCATCTTTGACCCACACTTACTGCACTTTCGTGGGTTGGTTATTCTTGGGTCAACTCCTTCTATAATGATACGCATAGGTGGCGGTTGTGGTGGTTCAGGAATCATCTTATCTCCCATAAAATGGCCTTACCCAATTGTCGAAATCGTAGTAGACGTTAACCCTACCAGTCGCAAACAAATATTCCTTCAACGCTTCTTCGTTAACTTTTGGCGGTTCATCTACCCTAGCTAGTATGTCTTCTAGCTTAGATAACCCCTCTCCAAAAATCTTCTGGAATGTTTCAGGTGTGTGGAGAAGGCTTACCAGTTCTACATTCCGGTGAACCATCCAGAAATCTTTCTTAAGTGCTTCCCTGCCTTTTGAAGAGAACCTAGGAATTTCCAGTTCGTCTACGTTCTTTTCAACCTCAGAGATGCTTCCATATTTCCTGATAAGTTTGAAGCCAGTCTCCTTCCCAACGCCTTCAGGGGAATAAATACTATCGCCTGTATCGCCTGAGATAGATTTAGCTTCCATGTATTGTGCAGGAGTCATTTGAAATACTTCCTTAAACCTGTCTTCTGTGATCCATATCTGAGGCGGAATGTCAGTATCGCCCAGCTTCATTTTCTCTGCGTAAGACCTTTGAACAACTGTTGGCCTGAGCAGCTGAAAGAGGTCAGTATCTGAACTTAGAATATGAGCCTTGTAGTTGCCAACCTCAGAATTAATTGCAAAGTAAGCCACAATGTCATCTGCTTCAGTTTTATCTACAGTAGCAACTTCCATACCAAACAGAGGAGCCATATCTTTGAATTGATTAACTACCTCAAAGAACTCCTGCAATTCCTTCTTCTCGTCATCTGTCGCAGATGCTCTTCTAGCCCGCCTTGTTTCTTTATACTGAGGATACATTGACAGACGGAACTGACTCTGCCCTGTATCAGTTGCTAGGATACATTTCTGAATTTTGTTAGCACTGATAATGTTTCTAATGTCTGTTATGAATCGCCACAGAGGGTCTTTCTCTTTAACATGCTTCAAAGTAAACGCGCAGTTAAGTACGTCTAGGACTAACACATTTGTCATAGTACCTTCACTCCCTTTTCCCGTTGAGCCTTAATAAGCTCCATCATTCTACCTGCGCAGATTTCACAGAAGCAGTCGTATTCTCCGTCAGTTTTAGCGGAGTGTTTATGTTGTTTTTTATTCCACTTTACGGTAGCCTGTCCTATAACTAAGATAGGGCTATTGGTGTCTTCTGGAATTAACCTTCGGCAACCTACACAATACCTATTTAAGTATACCATCAGATTAGTTTCACTCCGAATCCCTCCTTAGACCAGTTTCTCAATGCAAAGCCGATCTTAGTCACATAGTTTCTAGCATCCTTTTCGGTCTCTGTCCAGTAGTCCTTACGCATTTCTAAGTGGCCTAGTTCGTCAAATAAATGATCCACGTAGTATGTAAGTTCTTCGTTGGTACACTCAATACCAGACGGAATATAATAGATCTTTTCATTGAGGCCAAGCTTCTCGATACACATGAAGAATAGACTAGAACTAATCCAGCATTTAGTGTCAGACCTTAAAAAAGAACCCCGGCTATCCGATAAATTTTTCGAAATCAAGGCAAGTTCCCTCCTCGTCTAGTTCAATAACCTGAGCCACACATTCTCCTTCGTCGTTATATTTACAACGTTCCTTATCACACCGTACTACTGTTGACACTTTATCACCACCTTTTGAGTAAGAGTTAATTAAGTTTATGATACTAGGTTAACGAGTTGACTGGCTTATCACAGAAAGGGCACTTATCTAAGGAAAGAATTGATTTCCCTTCGATGAATACACAGTGTCCGCATGAAAATTCGTACAAGCTACTGCCGTCAAATATAGGTTTCACTATGCATGTTTTTGAGATATCGAATACTTTACTCATGTTTAGTTCTCCTCATAGTGCCCTTGAATTAGAGCCAGAATTTGTACCGCGGCTTTTGCTTAGGCGCTTCTACTATTGCTGCTGAACCGCCTTCCGAATAGCTGATAGGCTTAGTCTCTTTAGCCTCAAAGAACCTACAGTTGTTATGCCTGTTTAGCTGCGCTTGTCCTTTGATTCTAGTTTTGGTGATAAGTTTAGTTACAGGAGTTATTTTGGTTGATGTTTCAAAGCACTGTGAGTGGTTGCAGATTGGTGAAATGGTATAACCTTCTCTCCGTTCTTGTAGCAAATGACGATCAGGATCTTCTTTATAAGTCGGGTCTACAAAGACTGTCTTTACATTTGCTGGTGGATAATAATTAAGGTAATTTGGGTACAGGAGATGCTTACAATTTTCACAAAATATCATTCTTCTTCCTCCTCTTGTTCTGGGTCGATTTCTACAGCAAGTTCAGCATAACTCTCTTCTTTGTAAGCACCAAGATCGGCCCACGTATAACCTACCTCAACGTCACACTTCATGTCAAATCCTGGGTTCAACCCAAAATGCCAGACTTCCAGATGCCTCTTTATGAATGCTGCGGCTTCGTTGACGTAGTACTCAGGCACTTCCGTTTCAACGCTGTCGTGGATCACGTTGATGAGTTTAATAGGGAGGTTGAGTTCATCAATCTCGGTAATCATATTTACAATGGATTTTAACATGCAGTCCGAGGCAACAGACTGGATTAAGAAGTTGTTGGCTTGTCTTTCTGCTCTCAGAACCAAATATTTATCTTCCGAATTGATGTACGGAACCCTTCTACGTCTACCTGAGATTGCAACCGCGTAACCGTGTTCTTTGGCGAAAGCTGTGTTGTCTTTAAAGAGTTGGGCAATTCCAGAATGTTTTCTAAAGTATTCCGACAGATGCCTTTCTGCTTCCTCGACCTCAATGTTAGCCCGTTTAGCAATCAGAGAACCACCTCCGCCGTAAAGTGCAGAGAAGCCTAGGACTTTACCTAGCTGTCTATACTCGTTGAACTTTTCTTTAATTTCCTCAACAGGCGCTTCAAGATTAAAAATACTTTTTGCTGTGGTAGAGTGGGGATCTTGTCCATTTTTAAAGCCTTCGCTCATTACTGCATCACCGCTTATGGCAGCGACCTGTCTCAGCTCCGCGTTTGAGAGGTCCGAAAGTACCAGCATGTTTCCTTTGTCTACAGTGAAACATCTCCTGAGTTTTTTACTCTCTTCTGAGTGCATTGTAATGTTCTGGAGATTGGGCGAAAGTGCTGAAATACGTCCCGTTTTAGGAAAAGCTACTCGGTAGGAGCAGTGAATTCTTCCGTCTACAGATTTTTCTAACAATGCGTTCACATATGTATTACGCATTTTAGTAAGTTCCTCCAACTCTCTAATAACTTTTATAGAAGGAACTGTAGGATACTTTTCACACCAAATAGCAAAGCATTCTTTATCTACTGCGTAAGAACCTTTCTTAGTTTTCTTTACTTCAGGGAACCTAAGCACGTCTTTAAAAAGCACACGTTTATGGTTAGGACTGCTTACCAGAAACTTGAGAGGCTCTTTAAGTGCTTTTAATTTGGTTTTTCTTTTAGCATTTTCAGCTACTAACTTTGCCGCAGACAAGACCTTAGTAGCAGCTTTGATTTCATTTAGGTCTTGAATTTTTTCTTCCAGCTCCGCTATCCTGCCGGTTAGTTCTTCTTTATACCTTTGGGCTTCTTCCATGTCAATCTTCCAGCCATTTTGCTCAATCCTAGCCAAAGCCCAAGCATAAGAACTTACATCTTTAAAGACCTGTTCTTGTTCTTCTTTTTTAAGTTCTTCTTTAAAGTACCTTGCCAATTGAAATGTGAAATCAACATCCATGCAAGAATAAGTAAACAAGGTATCCGGTGGAACTAAATCGTAAGTGAACTCACTCTTCTTGATTTTATGTTCTTTGCAATACTTGTCTTTGAAGTCATCTAAAGGGGCTTCATAGTTGACAGCGGTTTTGTCGTCTAAGAGAGTTGACGCACAGAATTTTAGAGAATGAGATTCCCGATTTTCATCACAGAGAAAACTCGCAATTAACACACAGAAGACATTTTCCTTCGGAAGTTTAATATCGTAACAGTGTTCCAAAAACTTAAAGTCAAAGTAACCATTAGCTACGAGTTTCTCCCTCCTAACGTCTTCTATAAGTTCTTTAAGCCCTGCAACTATTTCGGCCCACTCTTCATCAGCCCACTTAGCTCCGTAATCGGGAGTTGGTATCGCTGCCCCAAAATGATCTTTGTGGCTCAACTGAATGAGGATAACTTTTCCGCTGTTAAATCTAAGGCTCGTTGTTTCAGTATCTATAGCGAAGCTAAATACGTTTTCTTTGTAGAACCTAAACATTGATCTAAATTTGGCTATAGTGTCAATCATTACATACTGCTTGTCGGGCCGTTCTTCTTCTCTTAACTCAGGAAAGTCCATTTCTACTTTAACGGTTCTCAGAGAGGAAGTTATCAGAGGCTGAATGTCTGGTTTGTAAACAAGCATAGAGTGAGGAGGCATAGTTATTACTTTACAGTTATGTTTCTCGTTGTACAGAACTCTCCCGTAAAATTTACTTGCTCCTTTCATTCCCATAAATATTTCAAATGCTTTTGAGGAAGGCAGCAAGATCAAGTTGGGGGCATAGACTTCTATCAGCTCTTGGATGTATGCTTCTTTAGCTTTGAACCCTGCTGCCTTTCCGTCCTTCTCGTCAGATAGGCAGCAAATAGCAACCTCGTTAAAATCTATACCAGCTTGTGTAGTTGCGTCTGTATAGAATTTTCCAAGTCCGTCTGAGGTAACTTCTCCTTTAGTTATCCAGTTTTGGTGTTGCGGAGAATCGTAAAGTATCAACAAGTTTACTTTGCTGCCTATCTTTGCTACAATCAATTTAACCTCCTTAGCTAAATAGTAACCAACCTTTTGAGAAATCAGACGCAAATTCTTCAAACTGTTGTTGTGTGTTATTGCGGTTTCCGTAGTACTTGTGAAATAATTTGTGTAAAGGCTTTTGTATAACTTTAGGTGCGTGTCTGTTATGAATATTCTCAAATACCTTTACCAGCTCACTGTACTGCTCTTCAGAAAGTTCATTTCTGACTGCATTTTTTCTAAATCCGGTTGCCCTTAGTGCTGAGTCTCTACTAGCCGAGAAGGAGTACTCATGGTGAACTTCCAAAGGCACTCCCCTAACGCCAGTCAGAGAGCATGTAAAGTTACTTTCTTTCAAGGCTGTCAAGACCCACGGTATTATGTGTAACCTTAAACTCTTAGTAATAGTGGAAAGTCCTTTATAATTCCCATTCCCAGCACCTCTTTGGCGGTCAAAGGCACACAGTCTGCAACCTTTACCTCTTCGATAATTGTTTAAAGAAATTTTCATAACTTCCTGGGGGTGCTTAGGGCAAATATACAGCAGCTTGTCTTTTAGCGACGTGTAACTTTCACTCAAAAGAATGTAGCCTCTAGGGTCTTTAGCAAATTCTTCTTTGATGTCTTCAATCTTGGATAATTTAAAGTACCTTGTAGATTCCCAACCGCATAACATACAACCACGCCCTGAAGAAAAATTATCGTAGTTGGTCCGTTGTACTTTATCTGGATGCTTTTTACAGACATACTCTAAAGTCTCTTTACAGTTTACATACTCAGTGAATAGCGGAGTGAGCCCTCTTGCTAAGAATTCGGAGTGTACCTTTTCAAAGTTCCCTTCAAAACAATCTCTGCATCTATAGCCAGTAGTTTGGTTTTTAGTTACTTGGTTGTATCTGTACATAGGTCTTTTAATCACTTTGCCGCAAAAATCACACTGAACAGTCACTAGTTGGCTGGACCCCTGAGTAAGGTGTTCTACTCGTACTTTTAACGGACCTCTCAGCTTGGTGTATTTATACCCTAAATTAATGTAGTAGTCTTTAGTGCTAGAGTTCCAAATCACGTCAACCCACTCATCAACTATCACTTCTGTAAGTCCTCAGCGGTAACATTGAGGACAGCCATTATTTCTTTTTCAAGGTACCTATAATGTCCCCCCGGAGTCGGGAAGCGTCTTATGAGTCCTTTATTAAACCAGTCTTCTAAACTTACTCTCGAAATTTCAAATTTTTTCCATACGGTGCCTGACGAAATTAACATGGTATACTTCTCCTAAGATAGTTTTGTACTTCTCTATCTTATTATATACCAGGTCACCCAACTTTTTATTCCATCAATAATCGTTTTATAACGGTTATGCTTATTTTAATTCCCTTAGTAAGCCTCTTCCACAGATTTCTTATACTCCATCAAACCTTTAAGTCCTTCTTCCTTAGTCTCTCTCAAAGGTCTGTAGTACACCTCAAAATTATATATGTCATAGCTGCCATAAAAATCATCCACCACAACTGGGTAGGCTACAAACATGTCTTCAGGCGCTATTTCTCCGTTAGGTGAGACTCCCACCATATTACGTAATTCTTCAATAGCCTCTACCGCCAATTTTTCTGAACTAAATATACCCTCAAAGAGCCAACTCCCGCCCGGCATACTAGTCCCTACTCCGTAATAATTCTCTGACATAATTTTCTCCTTTTATCCTTTAAGTAACTTCCTCACCAGTAATTCTAGTCCATCTTTTAAGGTCTTCTTTCTTGTATTCTCTGAGGGCTTGTAATGCAAAAAACCAAGCTGCTTTTTCTTGATTAACCCTAATTTTATTTATAGGTACCCCTTCATTTACAACCTGCCGAACATGTTCAAATTCATGTGCAACACCACGTAGAACAAACTTAAAGTCTCTTCTAGTAGCGACATGAACCTTAAACACGTTTCCGTACTGGTAAACCATTGCCTCCACTTTTGGCTGCAACTCCGGTTTGTTTATGTACATCACCTTTACCTGTGCCCCATACGCCGGATATTTTCGTCGCAGCCAAGCTAAGAACTTTTCCGCCTCTTGCCTCGTTTCTTGTTCCGTTAATGCCATTGATGCTCCTAGAAATTGGTAAATACCGATTTTGCTGCATCTTCATTCTGTACCTCCTTATAGTTTAATTCTCAGATACCTTAACTACTTAAATTTAGTTCTATTTTCCACAGCCTCTAAAATCTCTTCTCTAGTCAATTCGCCACAGTCCTGATAAACTAACTTTCCTTTCGCTAAAGAGTCTATCGGTTTTATTTTCAGGTGACCTGTATAAGCCTCAGTAACGTGTAACCAGTCGCTTAACATACTACCTATCCGTTTCTGCGCTTCCTGGCCAGCCTCGTCTTTATCTAAAAATAATATGACCTCACCGCAACCAGTAGCTAGTAAGAGCCTAAGTTTGGTTAACCCGAAGTTGTTTGTGCCGAAGAAACATAGCCCATCAAAGCCCTTATCCACTAAATTTATAGCGTCGAATATTCCTTCACAAAGAATTACATACTCAGGCTTATTCTCGCAAACCAAATCGTAAGGATACAGCCAAGTAGATTTTACTAGCGATCCTTTATTTCTCTGGTACTTAGGCTGCATCCCTTCCAGCAGCGCCCTAGCATCCACTCCAATTAATTCCCCACGCAGATAAATAGGAAACACTATCCGGTCACTGTAAAAACCTCTTGTACATTTTATAGCCCCAAGTTTTTGGTAGGTGTCTAAACTGATCCCCCTATACCCATCTTCGGCCCAAGGTTCTCCAGGTGGAATGAATATCTGCCTAGCTTCTGAAAGATCTTTAGTCTCTTCCAATTTCAGGCGATTTATCTTAGCCCTTAGAGCCATAGTCTGCAAGGATAAATCTTCTAGTTCCCCTCCAATAAGCCAGCGAGTCAATCCTGTTTCTGACATTGAGAATCCGCAGCTAAAACAGAAGGCTTGAAGTTTCTCCACATTGATGTTTAAACTAGGCTTGCTATCAAAACCTCCTTGATGATTTGCTGCGTTGAGACAGACTATAGCGTATTCATTGTCTCCTCGGTGAACATAGGGGATACCCCTGCTGTCTAAGATTTCTAGGACTTCCATAGTTATTACCTACCAGTCATAGGTAAAGCCCCTTTCAGGGAATTTGCTGAGGATTTCTTCTTTTACCTTGTTGATGTTTTCTCTAGTAAGATCTACGCTTTTCCATAAACTTCCTCGTTTATTAGGCTCTGTCGCAATTTTATCTCTCAGAGTGTCCACTATATCTAGATAATCCTTAGTAGCATATCTATCGCAGTATAGGTAGTCGTAAGGGCTGTCAATACCCATCTTATCTAAGATTCTAAGGCTTGGACCGTAATTATCAACCTCACTAATAATATCTTCTTCTACCGTCTGCTTATAAATCTCCCAACGCTCTGCCAGTGGTGTTTCAGTGTCAGTCAAAATAACCTTCAGTTCTTCTTGACACTTCTTAATCATATCACTTAGCACTTTAATGCCTTCTATAATTTCTTGGCTCATTTATAACCTCCTATTTAAATTATTTTTAAAACAACATGTCTTTTTTAAAGTCAAGCTCGCTAAAAGTTTTGCCATCAACTTCTTTATTCTTAGCTAACTCACTGTCAAACCGCTCACACTGCTTTAAAATCTCACAAGCCAAATTCCTTGCATCACTCACTGATAAGTAAGTACACCCAACCAACTTGTAATCATCTTGGTTGTAAACGTCAATACCAATTCCTTTGGTGCTTACTAGGTAGTCTACAGGTTTTATGAAAATTGTTGGCATAGTTGTTCTCCTCAATAATTTAGTTTTCTAGGGGCGGGGAGGTGGACATTCTGGCCTAAGTACTTTCTCCTGAAAGGGACAGCTACTGGAACAATTATCGAACAGTACACAGCAGCGGGCACCGAGGCCAAACAGACTTCGCTTTACATTTCTGTTTACACACCAAGTGCCTCTATCGTTTGATTTGCAGTTAATACTTACGCCCATTTTCAGTCCCCTCTCAACGCTGCAAGTTCTTTAGCTAACTGCGACACAGTATTTACCACACCATCATCTTCCATCTTGAAACAAATTGCCCCTAGCTTATCAAGGTCTATTTTGAATCTCGTCTTGAACTCAGCGGGTGTTAGGTGGGATGACAAAATAGTTGCCTTCTTGTTCACCCTCCTTTGGTCTATGAAGGTCAATAAAGAAGACTCTGTGAACCCTGATTCAGCTTTAACATAAACAGTTCCCAACATATACAGACAAGAGATATCTGCTTCGGCTAGGGAGGTCAATATCTTAGAGGCTTCAAAGGTCTTTAGCTCCTCCATGAACTGAGGCATAGAAGTCATCTTGCACTTTAAGCCTTTTGTGACACCTGACTTAATTATGTTAGACGCTGCTAGAAGAGAATTGTCCTCAAACCCACTGTGAAAATACAACAACCTACCTAATTTAGAAAGTGACTCTGGTGCTTCCAATATGCTGTGATAGACTTTAAGGTTAGTTCCACAAGTGCTTGGAAGTTCTGTTCTAAGTAAATATGCAGGAGGAACGCCGGAGATTTTCATCTTAACAGCCGCAATCATTTCTTCTTTACTACGTTCCATCTTAACTCCTTTCCAAATATAAGAGTCACATTGTTCAAGCAGCTTGTGAAGCACCAAAGGGACTTCGTTAAGATTCTTAGGATACCTTCTTATAATGCCTCTCAAGTATACTTTAGGCATGTGAAGGTACTTCTTGAATATTGCTGCGTCAAGGTCTGTGTACTCTTTACTTAAAGGTCTTATGTAGTTCTTTTTGTGATTGAACTTATTCAGGCTGCCCCCTTACGGTACTCCTTATTCCTAGCCAAAGCCATCTCAGCTTTCGTTCTACGTTTCCTTTTAGGTTTTACCGAAGCTGCTGGAACTGCCTCTTTGTCTTTAGCAGGTTTAGCAGTCTTTGGGTTAGTTTCTTTAGCTGGCTTAACTGTAGCTGTAGTTTCCTTTGGTTTCCTCTTAGATTCTTTTTTAGGTTGCCTAGATTTTGGTAGAACGTGCCCTGGAATACCATACTTATCAAGGTACTTCTGTTCGATAAGCAGCTTGGTAATCTTGTCATAGTTCTGTTCGTAAACCTTGCATACTTCTTTCACACTTTTTGTGCAGGTGTATATGCAGATTAGTGCATTAATTTGTGCGTTCAGTGGGCATCTTAGGATCATTTCTCTCCATCCTCCATTCTTAGAAATTTTGTAGAATAAACCTCAGAACCATACCAATGGCAAATGTCACAGAATACTGAGTGAGATACCCAATCTGAACCAAATTCTACGTCTGATGAATCTAGATGTGGGTTAGAACATTTTGGACATTTGCCTTCTTGGGAATTTTCATAGATCATTTTTTGGCTCCTTTACTTTGTACTAAGTGCTTCTGCGGCTAGTTTGATAATAACTGTACAAACCTCACAGTATTCGTAACGGTAATGCCCTCCATCGGTGTTAATCAAGTTAGCTTCCTCAATGGCTATCTTCCCCAACGCCTGTTTATATTTCTTATTAGTTTCGTTGAGCTGTTCATGTTCTTCTTGTTGTTTTTGGAGTGCTGTTTCTAACTCCTTGTAAGCAGTTTTGTAAAATTCTAGCTCCGCAAAAGCATCTGCACCGCACGTACAAAATTCAGGATCGTAGTAGTATCGGCAGTCGTCTTTGTGGTAGAGGGTTGATAGGTCTGGTTTGGTGAAGATTGGGGAATGGGTTTTGGGGATTTGTTTAGTCATTGTTTTAGGCATTGTTTTGGTCTCCTTAGAAGTTGAAATTAGCAAATCTAGAGTAGTTTAATTCTTTAAGTAGTTTGAAAGGCTGAAGTGTCGGCTGACTTGGTATTGTGATATAGTTCCTGTATGCTTTAAATTTAACTGACACGCAACCCATTTCGCCATAATCTTTGTCTCCGTCATCTTCATACAAAGCAATCATTCCGTCGCAATCGTTGATAATATTACTAGCAAAAGAAATTTTATCCTCCCCCTCTTTGTACTGCGCAGGGGCTATGATCCTAGTGCCAGTATTTCTAGCAAAACTTTTTAACTGCTTTGACATTTCCAAATGATATTCCCACGTGGATAATTTAGAGAATTCTGGTCCCGATGCCCTAGGGATGAGCATCGGATAATCTATGACAAATCGCTTGACTCCTTTGAGTGTAGCCAACAATCTCATCTTAGTAAACGTATCAGCCCAATCGCCTGCATCGTCGATAATGTAGACCCTATCATCCTTTGGCGCAAAATTCTGCCAAGCCTCTGCCCAAAACTCTGCATCGTTTAACTGACTAGTGTACTCGCAAAAGTCTTCTGCGTTTGGAGTAAGTCCTATCAGAAGATCCACCTCAGCTTTTCTTAGATTCAGTCTCTCAGTTTGACTTAGCAATCCACTTATTACAAGGCCGATATCTGTCGAGCTTTTGGCAGCCAGTATCCTAGACTTTACCTCGATTTTTGACATTTCAAATGACATGTAGCAAGAACTTCCACCGTACTTTTCATGTGCATGGGTCAGCATTCCTTGAGCTAATGTGCTTTTACCTCTCTTAGCTGCACCTAAGCAGTACCATAAACCACCCTTACAAATCCCACCTCTCTCATCTATAGAGTCGTAGCCAGTCGTCTCCCAATCTATACTCGTTGTCTTACCTGCCATATTCACTAAGTCAGAAGATTCAAGGGATTCTTGAGAGTCTTGATAAAACATGTCTTGGTACAATTCTTTCATAATATCTACTGCTGCGTTAGCATCTCTACTTTCCACAGACCCTACTAGTTTGCCAGCAGAGTCCAGTATCTGCCTGAACTGTCTTTGAGTCTTCAAGTTCTTAATTATGTCTTCCGTGCTTATGTCTGCCGCGTCCTTGTCCTTGATATCTTGAAGCAGCCCTAGGTAAAAGTTTTGCTTGTCAGTCTGTAATACCCTGTTTACTATCTCCGCTTTAAGATGGTCCCAGCTAGGCAGTCTTCCAGTGTCCATATACAGTATACTAGATATCTTCAAAATATTTGCTAGTTCAGCGTTAGAGTACAGATCAAAATGTAGTCTATTAAGTAGCTCTGGATCTCTAGAGTCTAGAAGTTTTTTGAGAGATAGTATTTCATACTGCACGTTAGCTATCTTTGACAATTTGTTTCTCCTTTAAGTGATAAGTTATTACCCATTTACGTATATAATAAGGTAAGGAAGAGTTGTGAGGGGTAAACATTGGTAGCCAGATCATATTTTATAAGGAGTAGTTATGAAACAAAAACGTAATTTCTATATTTATGTGTACCTCAATCCGCTGGTGGAAGGAAATTTTGTGTATCCAGATATAGGTCTAGTTACAGAGTATGAACCATTTTATGTCGGAAAGGGCAGTAAGATCAGAATGTACAATCATATTTCTGAGGCTAAGAATAAAAATAAGACAGCCAAGCACAAGCTAATACTGAAAATCATTGATAGTGGCTTCGATCTAAGAGATTATATAATTAAATTGAAAGACAATATGCCCGAAGATGAAGCTTACCTATTAGAGACTAAGGCAATAAAGAGTATCGGAAGGAAGATAATAGACAAAAGTAACCCACTTCTAAATGTACACCATGGAGGCGCTGGAGGGAAGCTGAAGCCTCACAAATACTCTCCTGAAGACGAACTTGAAATAGTTAAAGAATATCTAAATGGAGCCTCTACGGTTACTCTAGGTAAAAAATATAAAGTGTCTCACAAAACTGTGCGAAACATTTTAGACCGTGAGGGAATTCAGCCTCGATCAAACTCATTTTATAGTGCTATACCAGACGAAACAATAAATTACATTAAAACTTTACACGATGGCGGTATGTCTAGAAAAGAAATATCAACCCATACTAAAGTAAACCAATCCAGAGTCAGCAGTATTCTGAAAGGAGCTAAAAGACTTAGAGCTTGTGATAAACGCCTTGAGCACAATAAAGAAAATATCATAAAAGATTACGAAAATCGTATGTCAGTTGAAGCTATCGTACGAAAGTACAAAGTGCCTAAAGCAGCTACAGCAAAACTTCTAAGGTCACGTGGAATTATTCGCGATCACAATTGGGACGAGCAGTTACTAAGTCAAATTCGAACAAAATATACCGAAGGACTTACCGCAGGAGCTATTGGCGACTTATTGCGACTAAATGCTAAAAGGGTTCGTAACTACCTATATGACGTATATGGCAGACCTGAGTGCACACCAAAACCCAAGAAAGAACCTAAGCCAAAATTAATAGACTTATACGGCGATGAAATTGTTAAATTATACCTAGAAGGGGCCAATGCAGAGAGCATAGCTGCTAAGTTTGGTATATCATCCTCCTCTGTGCATGTAATTTTAGCCAAAAAGAACACACCTATGCGCCCGCTTATGTGTAAATTTGCACTAACTAAGGAACAAGAAGCCGTTGCTGTGACGAGGTACTTGGCAGGAGAATCGGCTTTATCTATCTCCAAGGATTTCAATGTCGGAGGGGGTGTTGTCGTAGATGCAGTCAGACGTAATGGGCATGTAGTAAGAAACCGACAAAACAACACAACCAATAATCCACTATAGCACACCAAACCCAATTCTGTCAAGAGAATTATACAAATCACTAAATATAATTCTCTTGACAGTCCTTATTCCTTAAATTTTAGGTAGTTACCAAAATCAGAACATTAAAATAAAATAATCATTTCATTGAAGAAAAAGCTTGACAAAAAGCCATTTCTGTGGTATAATAAGGTCGTCCGTTTCGGACGAGATATATAATATAGACTATAAGGTTTACCTAACAACTGCCTTAGTCCCTACCCACTCCCTAACACAACCCCTACCCACCATCCACACCATACTCCCTAATCCCAGTAGTAAGACTAGGATGAATCTCCCTCAGTTCTTCCATACGCCTCTCCATATTTATCCTATCCTGATGGTACCCCAGACAACCAAGCTTGCCTTCCCTAATTTGCTTTATCAACATCTTCAGGGTATTTCTAACATGATCTTCGGTCATCTCATCAACATCTAGAACTTCACCGCTATTAGTTATCCAAATCTCTTTTTTAGAATTCATTTTACCCTCCTTTAGTCAATCCACCGGCTGTAGCTCCAAAATCCAAACTCGGGATAGAATTTCTCATCTCCAAGAAGCCTGCACGTACCGTAATAATGTATCTCCTCCACTTTGTAAAACCATAGCCAACGAGTTTCTCCGCTTATTGTTACAGGATACCAAGTAAAAATATATCTTTGTCTAGTCGAGTATTCCTTAGGATAAATCTTCTCTTTCTTTTTCCATTTCATTTTGTCCTCCTCTACTTCCATAAGTAAATATTCCTATCATTTTCATAGTCGTACCAAGTTAGTAACGTTCCTTTAGTAAAATCTACCCTAGACAGCAGAGGACTTCCAACTATAGGAATACCTGCTGCACTGAGTTCTCCAGCAATATAGCACGAGAAGGCGTCGGTATCATTAGTCTGTGCCCATTTAGGAATGTCAGATAAGTCTACTTCTACACGTATCATAACCCTCCCCTATTCCGAATAGTATTTCAGCTCGCTCAGAGGTATCCAACATTTCTTACGTTCATCCCAATACCCATAAAAATGTAATGAACCGTCCTCTGTATATGAGCCTTCAAGATAATTTGAATTGTAGCTCTCTGGATATCTTAAAGAATCCAACAAAGTAAATTGTTTTCTGACCATTAGTACCCGACCTCCAACAGTTTTCTTACCGCAGGACCATCTTTAAAAGCAGGAAACATGAAATCCTCTGCTGCGCCAGTCTTGGTGTTAAAACAGCTAAACTCACTACAATCTACAGCGACATGCTTCCTCTCGTTTTCATCATCTCCGTAGTTAAAGATTTTCAAAGTTTCCGAATGAGAGTGTCCAAAGATTTGATTCTTGGTGCAATCATATTTTTCTCTTCTGTAATCAGCCCATAGAGGTCCGCCGTACTTATGGTAACCTCCTCTCACAACAGAGATATTAAACACATCCGACAAAGGACTATCTACCCAAATTTCCTCGTTATAGACAATCTTATCTATCTCAGTGTTTATATACTCGCTTAAAGATTCTAGGTCAGAGAACCTACTACCAATCTCTTCCACAACTCCTGCATGTGTTATCAGGTAGCCATCTCTTACAAACGACCCTCTGTATTTATCCTTGCTGCCGTTTATCAGATGACCGAAAATTGGGTTAGTACGATGACCTGAGCACATCAGTTGTCCAGGACAGTTTTTTAGGTAAACCGTATCATGGTTCGACCATGTTGCTAATGCATCTGATTTTTGAAACAACTGAAAGGTCTCTATAATACCTGTGTCGGACGCTATGTAGGAGTCCATTAGGTCTCCTGTTAGAATGTGTTCCTCTTCAGGTTTGTATCTCAGGAATGCTTTTAAGCGGTTGAGGTTACCATGGCTGTCGCCCGAAACTAATGCCATATTATTTTCTCCTTTTTAGGTAATTACCAATTTCATGTTAAAGGCACCTTACCACAGTACCCATATTTTAGTACCACAGTTTTCTCTCCATAGCCCTTCTCTAGTGTCTCCTCAGAATGCCACCGCCAAGCCATGCAGTCAGATCCTTTGCAATACCGATTTACAAGATCAGACCTACCCATGAGTTGAGGGCACCGTTTCGTAGCTGCCTCTTCTTCAGTCACAATATTTCTCATAATAAAACTCCTCCATATTATCCTCCACAACCACCTCTAAAACGAACGAGGATTGCTTGTAGAGGGACTTTTTAACTCCCCCATACCCTAGCCTACCCTTCTTCGTAGTTAAGGCTCCTATAGAACTTTTTACGGTTTCTTACGAAGATTTCTGCCAAGTAACCTACATCAGCAAAATCATAAACTATGGGCTTTGGTTTCCCTTCAACCTTCCGAACTACTCGCCCAGTTAATTGTTGAGTGTCTTTAAGATTGTTGTTGGGTCTTACCAAAACCATGCAATCCGCTGTATCTATATCTGTTCCCTTATTAAATTTCATGGAAGCAAAAATGAAGTCTAACTCTCCAGAATTCATTTTAGTTTTGACTTCCAAGTCCCTCTTAGCAGTAGTACTTCCAGTGTACACGGTAGATCGTGCGCCAGATTTGACCATAATCTCATGTAGAAAGTTAGCCTGTTTTACTGTGATGCAGCAAACTATAGTTCTACGTTTCTCTTCTAGGCATTGTTTTAGTATACTAAATATAACAGCGTTTCTTTTGGCATCTGCTGCAAGTGCTGGAAGAACGTAGGAAGCATAGTCCATAGGTTCTTCTGAAGACCAAATGACTCCTGTGTCTATCCAACGTATCTCTGGAGTTAAGGCATATTGATCTACCATCTTAACAGACACCGGAGCAAGCCAGTCCTCAAGAATCCCTAAAGGTAGGTTTTTGTTGAAGAAAGTGGCCGTACATGCTACACGGTATTGCGTATCTAGTCTGGATAAAACTTGTTTGAAGGTAGTAGCCTTTACAACATGGCACTCATCTAAAATTAGACAGCCGAATTCTTTCCTAATCCTAGAAAGTAACTCAGGGTTCCTGTGTAGCATCTGAAACGTTGTTATGCATACGTCTGAGAATACAATGTCCGTTGATTTTAGTTGCTGAATTTTTTTGCCGTAGATAAGATCAAAAGCAATCGCCCAATTTTGGAATAAGTTCGACTGATCTAAAATTCCTAGGATCTTCTTATTTAAGCGACCAGCCGCGTGAGATACCACTATAGTTTTTCCAGTTCCACAGCCTGCACTTAAAGTTGCTGATTTATTATCTCTTGTGTCGTCGAAAAGTTGTCTGGCAGGTTCAACTTGATAATCCCTTAAAGTGAATTCTGGATTTAGTATGAAAGGCGAGGATATAGTCTGCCCATGGCTCCTGTTATCCACTACCGTTTCATTTAACAGACTAGCAACTACCTCTAATTTTGGAAGACAAGGGGGAAAATATGCTACTCCATCTTTGTAAGAGTAGTTGTGAAAAGATTCTCCATTTCTGGAAGTGTACGCAAATAGGTTTAAAATCAGGGCTTTTACATTTTCATCTTCAGGTAGTTGGACGCGAGCGACATGCCTAACCTCTATCAAAATGGAACCTCCTCTTTCTTAAGAAAATAGGAGTAGATTGCATTAGCCAGCATCTCAGCGTCTATGTAGGATTCGTCAATAGGATAGTAAAGCGGGCCTAAAATACCATCCCCCTCGTCGCCTATATAATCCCTTTTCAAATAACCCCACCAAGAACTGTTCTGTGCCCATTTAAATAGTTTGTAAAAATACTCTCCTTCGGTCCACATACCCTGACCAGTAAATACGTAGTTATCTGTGCAGTGTTTGTATTGGATTCCCATTTTAGTTACTAAGTATTTTTCTCTGGTAGATTGCATTTTCATGGTGTTTTCCTATTGACAGAAGCCGCTTTTAGAATTCTCACATTGCAATCAAAGGAAAAGTCGCAAAGTCCTTTAGGCCACTGAGTCAGTTTACCGTATTTATCTATCTTACTAACGAACTTGTGCTCATGCCAAATCTTTATTTTATCAGCCGGAAGTTCACCTTCGGCCACCATGGCCCTAGCTGCATCAACAACACATTCTGAAGAAGTGTGAATGTGCCAATCTGGGTATTCTGCATATTTCTTTCTTAGGTAATCTTTAGCACTAAGATCCCCAACAGCTTCTCCATCTTTGCAGTAGTCAATTATCATTTTTAGGTACCTCCTTATTTGTAAAATTCATTGTAAGATTCCACCAGTTTTTTAATCCAAGGCCAGTCTTCTACTTCTATTGTAGTGGTTGGATTCCACGGATTGATTCGACAAGGTACCAAAAACCATTTATTATTTTTATTACTAGGCAGGCTTAACCTCGCTTTTCTGAACTCGTTGTCAGGATGACTTACAAGACTAAAGTTGCCAATATTGAAGGAGCTACTGTCAAACATATAACTACCAACCGGCCTACTATTTCCAAAATTACTTCCAAAATGAGTTTGAGAAATCCACGTGAGAGTTGCTGTCTTTTTATCTAGATTTAATTGTGCTTTTATTTTTAGGTGTCTGCTCATTGGTTAGTCTCCTCCTGCTTTAATATTTAGCAAAGGCTTAATAAAATCAACAACTTCCACAGTCCTACCAACTTGAGCATCAAGCACATAGTTAACATCTTTATAGGCATTTGGAGCCTCATCTAAAATGCTTCTGTCGGTGGAGCATACAATACCTTCCATCTGAGTTACGAATTCATCGTAGTCTAGAGATTTCTTAGCTACGTTCCTTCCCATAAGCCTACCGCAACCGTGACTAGCTGATGACAAAAATTCGGTATTACCTAAACCCCTAGTAATATAAACTCCGTCTCGCATGTTAGCCGGAATAATACCAAGTTGATCTAAATCAGCAGGAGTAGCTCCCTTACGGTGCAAAACACCTTCAGAAGTAACTACAGCATGATTATGGTTCTCGTTTATAACGTCCTTCAAGACTACCGTTATATTTTTATTATTAATCCCAATTGCTTCTAAAACCTTCCGCATCATTTGCATTCTGTTTTCCAAAGCCCAGTCAAGTGCGTAGTTCATGTCTCTCAGGTAAGACTGACCTAGTTCCGAAGAAAGTTCAAACATACGACCCATCTTCATATAAGCCCCGCCGATAGTATGTCCCACATTCCTAGAGCCAGAATGGATAGTTACCGCCAGTTTACCTTTCCTATTGCTTCCAATTTCTATGAAGTGGTTTCCACCGCCTAGTGTACCAAGCTGAAAGTCAACCTTCTCTGCTATTCTGTCAGTGGTCTGTTTATCAAGAATCGCAGACTTAAACTTAGGAAGATAGTCTTTAGAATGATAATGTGAAGAAAACCCTGTCGGAATAGTCTTGTGGATAGTCTTATAAATGTGTTGTAAATCATCTTTTGAGTAGTCTTCTGCGTTTTCTTCAGTAGCTATATGGCATACGCCGCATCCCAAATCATAGCCCACGAAGCTAGCTGAGATAAATCCGTCTAGCAAAGCCACTCCACCAATAGGCATATCATAGCCTTGGTGGGCATCTGGCATCAATGCAAGTTTCTTTAAACAGTCAAGTTTCAGGATGTTGTAAATTTGTTGTTTAGCTCCTTCTTCTAAATCTTCAAGTGGAATAAGTGAGGCAAATTTATCTAAAATCGACATAGTAGTTTCTCCTCTAAGGTTGATCTGCTCCCCATTCGTTGTAAGCCTTCACAGTTTCTTTCAAAACTGCCCAAGCCTCTAGTGTTATAGGTTCCACAACATCGCCTTTGTGGTGTGATTGCCCATTAACAAATAGCCAGTGGTAGTACTTTGCGTCAGGTCCGGCGTATGAATTTTTGCCGCTGTATAAAGGCTCTTCTCCGTCGCTGTGCAAAATCCCTTCTCCATGAATAAAGGCAGAGCCAGCCATTTTATCTGTAACATTACCGAACTCTCTAAAGAAATGCGTCTGTTCCAGAATGGTTACTTTAACTTTATCCTTAGCTTCTTTTACAAGTTCCCCTCTAATTTTTAAATGTTTCATTGGATAACTCCCCATTCGTTGTAGGCTTCAATAGCTGCTTTCAAGGCTGGCCATTCAGCAATCGGCACTGTGTTTTCTACTTTAGTTTGTTTGAATATTGAGGAACTATCTCCTAAGCAAATCCAAGTGGTAATTTTGTTTACTTCGTTTGAGTACTTGTTTTTGTGAAAATAGATTGGGGTTCTATTGTAAGTGATATGGCTATAAATCGCCACACCATTATGTTTAAACACACAATTATTTTTTGGATCAATCTTAAAAGCATCTTCTATCCTACCGAAATCAGTACCAAAATGCGACTGCTCTAATAAAGTTACTTCTACGTCTTTTGTGGCAGGTCTGTACTCTGCCCGTATTTTAAGGTGCTTCATTGTACCCCCTCCTTAAGATTTAGGTAATTACCTATTTTGCTACCAATCAGCCCCACGAAACTTCCATTTTTTCAGGACGCTCTCTAACGAACACAGGGAGTCTCAAACTATTATCTGCCGTGCGTTCCTGAAAAATTACTTCAACAATTCCCCCAACAAGTTCTCCTCGTTTATGCCTGAACCACATGTTTAACCTAAGATCGTCGTCAATTCCAGTTCCCACCTCACTAACCAAATCTGCATCGTCACTGACTACCAAAGTGCCCAAAGACATTTCATACTTAGAACCTTTAGTACCTTCTACTGCTCCTATGATTCTCAGGTCACTTGTAAAAAAGTCTTTTAATTTCAACACAGTAGGCGACCTTTTAAACTCATAAACAGCATCAAGATCTTTCAGCATCGTGCCTTCTTCGTCTCGGTCAATCATTTCTTTGTGATATTCGACAGCCCCTTCCTTAGATTCTACAGGTCTACTTGAAATCCGCTTTATGTTAGAAAGTTCAGAAGTCGCCTCAAACATACCCGCCAGTTCAGTTTTACGGTACCTTAGAGGCTTGCAAGTTCCTTCTTTCCCTTGGCTCAGAAAGTAGTCGTAACTAACAACATCCCAAACTACGTAGGTAAGGCACCTTTTCATTTCCTCTTCAGTGTATGAACCTTTGCTTGAACGGACCATGCTACTTGATTGAGGAAATACCCATTTAGTTCCTGCTTCAAAGTTCTTTTTAGCAACCTTACAGTTTGGATTGTAAGTAGTCGCTACAATTTCACCGTCTAAAACTATAGCACGACCTTGAGCTAACTTCAAAACTTCGCTGGCCAGGAAATCTAAAGACTCAAATTCAAACCCTTCACGGCTACTAAATATAACTTTTTCACCATCACACAGAGCAACGCACCTAAGAGCGTCTAGCTTAACTTCCTGAATCCAAGAGTTAGGGTAAGTAATTGTGTCCCACCTAGTTTCCCCAGATTTAGGCTCAGTCATCGGAAGTGCTAATTGAACCTTAAAAGTAGGCACAAGGTCAGGAAAAGCTTTGTTGATGGTTGACTCAGAAATCCCTATCTTAAGGTCTTTACTAATTATTTTACAAACCCAATTAGCACCATCTTCCGTACACTTAGCTAGCAATCTTTTAATCATAGCTTTAGCGTCATTTGTCCCGACCGTGTGTGTAGCTAGTAGGTCAAGTAGTCGGAACAGTTCATCAGAAATATCTGGCTGGACAGTGTTATATTTATCTGGAAAATCAATCTGTTTAACTCTGTACGTGAGAAGCGGAGAGTAACAGTACAGAAGCATCTTTCTAAGAGTCTCTGAATCATTACAATACAAGATGGCCTCTTTTTCTTTTTTGGAGGTAGTATTTTGAATATCTTTAAGCACTTGAAATTCTTTCATTTAGTCTCCTTTAATTTTTAGAATGGGATATCGCTATCAGAGATATCTTCTGGTTCTCCTTTCCATGTCTTTTTAAATGCTACTGAGGCTGCTGCTAAAGAATCTTGAATTTTAGATGCCCACATCCTAACCATTAAGAGTTTGCCGGTAGTATACCTAATTATAGGGCTGCTGCTAAATTGCTTATTCATATACTCTAACTGCTCATTATAATTTAGTCCTTTAGGAATCGGGAATGTTGTCATAATTTTCTGTCTAGGCAACTCTCTTGGACCTTCTGGAGAGTGACATATAGTGGCTCTATTATCTAAAAAGAAAGTAATATTCCATTCTCCATTAATAACCCAAGCATCTATTTGCTTACCTTGTATACTTTCAATACTGCATGTTAAGCCTATCAAAGTTCCGTCTCCAGCCCCTATAATGTCACCGACTTTCATAGACTCCTCCTTAATCTGTAATAAGTTCACTGTAAGGCAATTTAGCAATTACCTCGCCACATAACTCTCTAAATTCTCTTTGCTTATGGTTCTTACGGGCATGATAAATTGCTCTCAGTACCTGATAGTTACCTGTCCAAGTACTTAGAAAATTATAACTAGCAGGTAGGTCAAGAACTATCTGCCTCCAAAGATTCTTATCCTTAGTTTCCTGCCAAACTGTTATACGGGTATTTATTTCCTTTAGAAAAGATTCTCTGTAAGGAGTCAATTCTACAATACCTTCTTCATTGTCCCAACTAAAATCCTCAGCAGTTAAAAGTCTGGAGCCGAGACGGTGCATACGGCTGGTGCTGTTTCTTACTGTGCTTACCTTGTATGTGTCAAGTTCACTCCAAAGACTCATAGAGGTAGTGATATCCATGCTTACAAAAATCTGCCTCATGAATTTACTATGATCCGTTCCAGCAGCTACTAGTTTCTTTGCCAGAGCTAAATCTTTCGGTCCTCCATTGTCCGACTTATCCCAACTTTCCAAAGGATTTCTCATGCCCCTGAAAGCACCTTCAATATTAAACACTCCGATGTTTTCTACTTTTAACATTCAGCAAGTCCCTCCTCGTCTTCTCCGATGCTAGCCCCACCACAAGCGTACTCTAAGGTCTCGTCCATGTTTCCCCTGACCCAATTTCTAAAATGTTTTGCCAGCATCTCTCCATAACTATGCGAAAGTATTGCTTTGGCTACTATGTCATTTGTAAACGATTTCATGGCTTTAGGAAGATCTTCAAGAAGTTGGTCGAAGTTGAAATTCATGTAATCATTTTTGTAGCCTTCCTGCTTTACCAACTCAATGTATTCAACAACAGAAAAGCTAGGCGGTGCTTCAATAGTTACAGTCACCCTTTCTGCCCCATTTTCTTTACTCATTGTTACCTCCTTGAGAAGTTTTAGTACTCTGTATCTCTCTCATGGAGTTTACCATAAGGTCGCGGATAACTGTACTTCTGTTCACTTGCTTGGGGTTTATAGCTCTATTTTCTGCAATAATTACAAGAGTGTCTAGCAGAGCTATTTCATCTTTTGTTAGACTCAGGCTGATAAGTTTTTTAGTCGCCATTAAGGTCATCCAAAAAATAGGCAGAAGTAATGTAGCCCCTTAAATCAGTGTTAAAGGTACGCCTTGTAGCTTGCCACCGTGGACTTGGCGGCGCTTCTACTACTGAGTCACTATAAATAAATTCAGTGTCCAGTGTGGAAGTATATTGAGCAAGGCACTTCTCAAAAGACTCTTTGGTTATTCTGCCCCAGTCAGATTCTTTATCAGCCTTACTTTTAACAGTCGCTTTAACTACTGGTTCTACCTTACTCTCTTTCTTCACCTCTTTATTACCAGAATAAAATTCATTATAAGCCAAAACAGCAGCTTTTATTTTAGGCCACATGTTTGTAGGTACTCTCACTTTATCTTTATCTCTTTGTTCTTGATGACCCCGTACATACAACCGGAAGGCTACCCCTGAATGTCCACCCCGGCCAAATCCGTGGTTAACCCACTGAGGTTCTCCATAAGACACTAGCATAATCTCTCCATGAGCAAAAGAACCGGCTCCACTAAAAGTAACCCCAAAATCTAACCTCCTATGTGTCTGCTCAACTACCTCCACAAAACAGAAATTTTTATCTATCTTATCCAATTCAGCACGTAGTTTTAAATGTTTCATTGAGATTTCCCCCATTCGTTGTAGGTTAGAACAGCTTCTTTAACTTCTTTCCAGTACTCTATGGGTATTAGGATAGAGCCGCCTATTGGGTTTCCTAGAGTTACCCATACATAATATGTGCCTGCAGGAGCTACATAAAAACTTGGAAGTGCTGTTTTAGTGGCCCTAAGTCTGATTCTTCCAGTTACAAATACATAACCACCAAGCCTGCCATCAGAGTTCCCACCAAACTCATAACCATCATGACTATTTTCTAGCACTGTCATACGAACGAATTTGTTATCTGGGTAGACCAACTCTCCACGAACTTTAAGATATTTTTTCATACTAACCCAGCCTTGTAGGCAACAAAGTCATCGAACAAACTACCCACACTACGATTTCCAATAGCGGGAGCCACATACTTTTTGTACACACTACTCTTGTGCATTTCTTGTCTAAGCGAATCAGGCATTTGCAAGTACCTCAGTCTGATGCTTCTCTTAACCGCATTCCTGAAATCGTGTGTGTCATTAAGTTTATTAGAGGTTAACATCCACTTGTGAAAGATAACTTCAGGGTCTTTGATATACACATTTGCCTGAACAAACCCTCCAGGATATGCAACATACTCTCTATCCATAAGAGGGTCAGAGTCCTTATGATAATCTAGTGAGTGGACAAACCGGCATTGTTTATTTTCTCTGTTATATATTACTACGTTATATAGAAATCCCGCAGGAACCTTTTTCTTGTACACGTCGAGTAATTCTTTTGGTACCACTGATTTCTCATCATACCAGTGAACCATGTGCTGATGCTCGTCAATCATTCGGCCAGTATTTTTAGTAGCTGCCCATTCATCCATTAAACCTTTATAAATCGCTGCAAATTCAATACACCGCATGGCTTCCCACTTGTAAGGCAACGCGGAAGATCTACCTTCCCTAATTGCCTGAGTGTACGCAGCGGTGTATTTAGTAGCCGCCTCTTCGTACAGTAACTCTATTTCGTCTCTCATTCCTTCAATGTACCAATACCTTGCCGGATCTTTTTGAAATAATTCTTTAGATGAATTTTCCCTGTGCTTAGGCTCTAAATTGGTATTACCTAAATCCACACTCTCAATCACCTCACCTCCCTGCTTGCTATTCTCATCCATATTATTTCTCCTTTTGGTTTCTCAGGTGGTTTGTTTGTACAATTCTTCGCTCAATTCCAACATCACAGTCACTAAAGGGATTTCTGAGGGGTACCTATTACAGAGAAGTTCTTTCAGCCCCAATTTTTTAGCACCACCAAGTCCTATTGAAGTCTTCCTAGTATTATAAGCATCTATGAAGTCTGCGATGGAAACTATGGTGGCAATGTCTAAAATCTTTTTAAGGTCTGCGAAAGATAATTCTTTAGGGATATCCTCCAAAGTAATTCCATAGCCGTCCACCACAGACATTTCATGGTGTAAACCAGAGCATAGTCCGGTGAAGGGCATCCTCTCTTTTAGATCAAGGTAGCCTCTTATAGCGTGTTCTTTGATTAGCAAGTACTCTTCTAAGGTTATCTCCCTGCCGTCAAACAGTTCAGGAGGCAAGGTAGCTTTCCCGTCATCGTGAAAAATACCCGCAAGATAAGCTGCTCTCTCGTCTTTGCCAGTAGCTCTTGCAGATAGTCTGGCCAATCTACCTACCCTATCTGCATGTTGTTTCACAGATTCAGGTAGCTCTTTATGATGCCCCATAGGTACCTCCTCAAGTTAAATGAGTCAGCCCTTCTTCAAGCATAGGGGTTAAGTCTTCTAAGTGAACTAGAATCGGCTTAAGTTCTTTCGCCCCCTCACATGAAGGATAAGTCCAGCCTAAAGATTCAAGCCTATTCCCACAGCTATCCCTTAGACTAGAATTAGAAATTAGTTTAGCAGCTCTAGCTCTAGCAGCAGCTTCTGTGGGTTGGTTTATAATGGCTGTTACCGAACCCCTGCCAAGTGACACGAAGGTAGCTTTGAAAGATCGTTTTAGAGGTTTCAGGTAGCTAGGGCTCTCATTTTGGTACCTATCAGTGTCAGGTAGGTATATTCTGATTCGGTGTTGGCCAGTGTCAGCAACAATTCCTAGCCTAGCATAGTAGGTATCTAGTACAAAATCTCCTCTCTTAAACTTAGGCATTTCCTACCCCCTCGTTATTCTCAGATTCTTTAGCAAACTGCTCAACAGCATTATTTTGAATTAGCAGCTTGGTCCCTTCGTCAGCCACAACAGCAACGTCTATTGCAGCAATCTGGTCATTTTCCATTTCCAAAAACGCAGTGAGAAGAATATGCATAGAATCTTCCGGAAACAGGTAGTTCTCTAAGAGGAACTCTATCTCTTCCTTGTACATGTATGCTGCAATGTCCTTAAGCATTTCGCCGCATTCGCAATCACTCCAGATATGCCCACAACTGATACAAAATCCACCCCTCGTAATAGCATCCAGAGCATTATCAACAGAAGTTTTTCCAGGCTTGCCTTGTGGAAATGAAGTAACTCCTTTGGTAGTCTTGTTAGTAGTTGTTTTAGGAGTTTCTGTTTTTGGTTTGTTGTGGTTAGTACTGACATAGTTTTTGTGGTTATAATGGTTGTACCAATCTTCATCCCACCCATAGCCCTTAACATCAGCATCTACTTTATAGAGTTTGTCAATAGGATCTTTAACCATTTGAAAAACTCTCTCAATGGTTAAGTACATCTCATCCACATGAAGTTTTTCACAAGCCGAATGCTGTGAGTAATATCCGATACTTACGTTTACAGCAGGAATTAAATATTCCTCCTGCAAGTCTGCTATATCAGAATATGACCCATGACCTTTATGGAATCCGAACGACTCAACATACGAAACTACTTCCGAAGGCAGTTTAGCACCGTAAGTAACCCATTCTGTAGCGTTGCAGCGGTCCATTTCTACAAAGAGTTTGGTCCTTCCTTTGTCATGTTCTTCAAAGATTTTAGATCTGCAAAAAGCCCCAACACCAATTCCCCCGCTCTCTTCCCCGTTAGTAAGAATGACACTTGGCAAAGGTAAGCCAGCTTCACTACAACGTCTGACTATCTCAAGGCACCCGAAGACTCCCGCTCTGTCATCGGCCCCCAGAACTCCGTTGAGGTTTGTGATAACATTTCTGTCTTGACAAAGAACCATCGAATCATCTTTCTTGCTACTCGCTAGAACTATGTTGGCTGTATTTTTTGTAGGCACTTTTTGCATGTATCTATCACGAACCGTATCAACGTGCGCTACGATAGTGATAGGACTTTCTCCGATGGCATATACAAAATCATCCTCCAAAACGTAAACCTTCGGATCAGACTTCGGGTCAGCTTCAAAGTAGTCTAGTAGGTAATCTGTACACGCTGGGAGCATTTCGTCAGTAGGCATTTCCAGCACTTCTTGAATTGTGTTTAATTTATAACCCATTCTATGTCCCCCTTTAGGTTCTTCCAAGTTTACTTACAGTGGCTGTCTAGTCCCCTAACAAAAGCAAAACTAGACAGCCTTGAAGAAGATTTAGCCGACTTCTTCTACATAGTCGTCCCAACCTTCAGGAAGATCAGCGTACTTAGGCTTAAACTTAAGTGTAACTTCTTTTCCTTCCCTACGAGCCTCACAAGCAGTACAGAGAGATTCCTTTCCAGTTACCTTTCTGTCAGACATAGGGTGAACTTCTCCGCAGGAAATGCAAGGGAAGGTGCTAAATTCGACGCAGACTTTGCACACCCGACCGACATACTTGTAATACTCAACGTCAGATTTAAGATGATAGTCGCCACAGATTGAGCAGAGCATGTACTTATCTTGGCACGAAAGGCAAGCATTTCCAACACCTTTCAGATTAGCCAGTTTGTCTTTTTTGCTAAAAGTTCCGCAGCAATCGCAGGTTGTGTAGTGGTTTTGTTTGCAGGGAGCACAAACAAACCTACCGTCGATAGTTTCCAAAGCACCCTTACGATGATAGTTTCCACACTGATTGCACTGACCAAACTCTAGGGTAAAGCACGTTGAACAGACAGTACCTTCTTCCCCACCAACGTTGTACATATTGTGAGTGATGTGCCTTTCTCCGCAGATCGGGCAGGTTGCTTTAACTTTGCCGTCATGTTCTGTGCAAACTCCCTTCTGAGTATAATCAGTGGTCTGGCCACACTCCAAGCACATTGCTGCAGAAAACTCTACGCTAGGAGAATTATACGAACCCATGTAGGAGATATCCAGATCATAGTTGTCAAGGTAGAGCGCACCACTACCAGAGCTGGCATACTTATCTTTAGGCTCCTCAAAATATACCTCGCCAATGCTACCGCCGCGTTTGATCTTCCACTTGTTTTCTACCCCTAGAGACTCCGCGATCTTCTCTTCTACAAACAGCCTCGCAGTGTCCCTTTCAAAATCGTAGTAAGCGCCATAAGACTTGGGCTGTATGATTGTATTATCCACGACAAACATCCAGCTCCTTCCCAGCTTATAAATTTCATGCTGCGCTGCGGTTGCCTTTTCGTCAGAAACGAAGGTTATCAAGGTCAGACCATCCCTAGCGTATGCCAAGTTACCGTTGAAGTGGCACCCGCTGAGGGAATGGCAAGAAGTAAAGGAGGCATGTTCCGACGCATAAATGAAATCAAGTATGTTGGTCGAAACCCAAAGTTGCCTTCCAGACTTTACTATATCGCCAAGTTTAGGAAGAAACTGCTCAGGTTTGCTGATACCGAGTTCAGGCATACAATACTTGAGCACTTCCTCTTGTCCTTTAAGTTGCTTGGCCAGTACCCTAGACAGTTTACTTTCCTGATTCTTGACTTTCACGGTATTTTCAATCAGAGAAACAGAACCCAAGTCAATCGGAGAACCTGCCTGAATTGCCTGATGAAGAACATGAGCAATTACCGAATAGGTCTGCGGATAATCTTTACGCACATCTGCCTCTTTCCTAGCAAGCGGGATAGACTTACGGAAAAGAGTGGATTCTGTAAGACCGAGAGTGGAGTCAAGGCTGCTCTTTGCATCACGCATCTGATCGTGCAGTTTCTCAAGCATTGTATCAGGAAGACCATGTTTTCTCAAAACCGTGCCAGTAGTTTTCAACAAATCTTTCATTTTGTTCCCTCCGTTGATTTAGGTAATTACCTATTTGGTTAGTTGTTGGTTTAAGGTTGGTTAAATTTACCTTCTAGTATTTTTCTAGCAAACAAGTGCGGGGCTACCCTATAAGACTGTGCCCGTAACAGACAGCCTATCCTCTCAAAAGGTCTAACCGGTCCGAAGGGTCTCCTCCGACAGCAATTAAAGGCTCAGTCCCACAGAACCATACTGGAACATCTTTCATTCCCAATATCCGCAGCCTCCGGGCAATGCATGAAACACAGAGTATGCCACAACCCTTACTACTACCTGTCGGGCGTATTTGATCCCATATCTGGTCCGGCACCACAGCTTCTATCCAAGCATCTCCGCCATACTGCAACCCACAATCGTGGCAAAACACTTTGTTGCTCATTTTTCCCTCCAAGGACTATCTAGGCACTACGATGTGGTTAGTAGCTAAACTGCTTTGATATAAGTTATAATAAGTGAGGAAGTGTCTGACTTACTTGACACTTTAACAATTTCTGAGATATGTCTACCGAGTACATCTGTCACGTCCCCTTTGATAAATTTGTTAAACCAGCAGACAGCTCCCTCTTCAGTGTCAGCATTGGTTCTAGCTACATGTCTCCCACAACCGAGTCCTGTTATTTCGGCCTCAAAGGTTGGGAGAGTTTCATACAGAGTGAAGTCTTCTATACTGTACTCGTCTGCGTGAATACTTCCGCAATATTTATACCTTATTTTAGCAACCCTATCTCCGTCTTCCTCAAAAATTCTTTCAACAATTCCCACTGAGATACTTTGGTAACTACTTTTAACAATATCCCCTTCTTGGATTTCTCTCATATTAACCCTCCTGCTTGTTGATGATTGATAGCAGTTTAGCCCTCTCTTTTATTGCACCAATTCCCTTTCCAAGTCTACTGTCAAGAATATCTAGCTGCTCCTGTGGAGTCCTTTTAGACCTTTCAGCGGCCCTCTCTACGGCGGCTTCTCTCTTTACAGTTACCCGTGCGTCAAAATTCTGTCGTTTCATAAAGAATCCTCCTTTAGTTTGTATGACTCAGTTTGGAGCCAGATTGTTAATTTTAGTTACTTATACCTCTCATTGTAGGCAAGCACAGCAGCTTTAAAATCGTAGTAAGATTGCAGAGTTGGGAATGTTATGGGGTATAAGTCTCTTGCTGGGTTGTCTCCCCGCAAGGCCACCCAGTCACGGCCATCTAAAAACTCTGGGTAAGACCAGCTTCCCAATATTGTGTTCTCATGCTCAAAACTCTGACCACCTGAGTATAGAGCACTCCCATCCTCTGGTAAAGCAAAGTCACGGCCCCTGTGGGTTTGCTCAAGGACCATGACTTTAACCCGACTCCTACAACTCAACAATTCAGCTCTATACTTTATGTGCCTATGCTCTCGCGGGGGCACTTTTTGATTAACCTACGATGAACGTGCAGGAAGAGAAAGTAACAGCACGGCGAGCAAGTTCAGCCTGCCTTGCGAGTTCTGCCTGACGAGCTGCTTCGATAAGTGCCTGACGAGCTGCTTCGGCTTCTGCTGCGCGTTTAGTCCTGACTCGCTGGTTAATGCTAGCTACGGAGTAGTACTCGTTATACTCCTTAATAGCATCGACAACTTTACCAAGACGTTTCACCGGAATAGCAAGCGAAGTGTAATTTTTAGAAGTATCCGTGCCACGAAGCCAGATGGTGTTTACCTCGTCAGCATCCCTAGCGACTCGGCGGTTACTTCCGAGAGTAATACCGTTAGTAGCTGTGAAGGTTTTGCCGTCATCAGAGTTACCGAAAGCAGTGTTGATGTGGGTCTGGCCGGTGATCTTGATGAGTCCCTTGGAAAAGCTCGGAAGAATCATTACTTTAGCGTTGATGTGTTTCATTTTGTATTCTCCTTATGGATGTTTGTATCAACCTCTTTTAGAAGTTGAGCGGGTTACCGTAAATAGTGACTGTGAAAATGAAGCTGCACATTACTTGAACATGCAGCTCCTAAAATTACTTACCCAACGTACTCGACACGGCCACTACGAAGTGCCGCAGCTTCACGCTTGGCTTGCACGCGGCGGTTAACGTTAGCTTGGGTATAGTACTCATTATACTCCTCAACAGCCTCGCAAAGTTTAACTGCCACGTCATTGGGGAGGGCAAGGCAAGTAGCATTTTGAGATGCAGAGCCAAGACCCTGAAGCCAAATCGTCTGAGTGTTCCTGAAGTCCTCATCTTTAGCGGGGAACAGGTTGCTAGCGATTGTAAGACCGTTGGCCGCTTTGAATTTACGCAGGTCGCCTTTCATGTTGCCGAACTTTTTGCCTACGTTGGTCTGGCTAACTACGCGGATAAGTGTCTGGCTGAATTCCGGGTTAGCTGCTACTTCGAGTTTAATGTGTTTCATTTTGTATTCTCCTTAGTCTTGTACAGCCTGTAGTTAGGCTGGGGGTGGAAGTTAGACTCAGATAAATTAATTGGTTAGTCTTCTGAGTCGCCTTTAAAATACTTGTTATAAGCTAGAACTGTAGCTTTGAACTTCTGGTACATTTCTAGTGGCATGTATATGGTTGTGTCGTCTCGGCTGGTTTCGCTGCCTCGTAGGTACGTGAACACAGAAGTCGTATCTGGATAAGCGATACTGCCTATGCCGTAGCCGAGATACCTAAACTCATCCTCACCTCCCACTCCAAAGTTATAGCTCCTATGACTCTGCTCTAAAATAGTAACAGCTACTGATTTCTTATCTGTGGTTAATTTAGCACGATACTTGATCCATTTCTTTTCACCTTCCCACCTCCTTTCTTTACTATCTGGCATCAGTTCCTCCTAAATAGGTAATTACCAATTTCTTAGCTCAGTAGAAATTAAAGGCGTCTGGGTTAACAACTCCACAACAACTTGGACAAACATCTAAACGGTTGGCTATTTCGTAACAGTTAGGGTCTGATTCTCTAAGTAATTTTCCAGATCCCTTGTCAAACTCATTGCAACAAACCCAGCAGTGCCCACTTTCTAGCCTTTCCCGTTCATTCAACCTTTCTACGAAGGGGTCTATGGCAGGATTTTCTAGGTCAAACGTAACCATATCGAAAGTAGTTTCAGGAGTAATTAATTTCATACGTGATCCCCAGTTGCTACTTCAACCATAGGCTCCTCTTCTTTAAAGAACTTTGGGGACGGTTCGAAGTCTTCAAATAAGGTTTTTCCATAAAGGCTTTTGTAGGTGGAAGCGAAAGAATTGTGTCTTATTGGTTCCTCTTTTTTAACCACAGGTTCTTCTCTGGATAAGATAGGCTTAGATGCTTTGTAAGCACCTGTATAAGTGCTATCCATGCCTCCAACATGCCTACCGTAAGCAGCCGGAAAAGCTGCCTTCATAGCCCCCGACGAAGAAACGGGAGGGGCAAAGAAGATAGGCTTGGGTTGAAACTCTACAGCAGCCTTCATGAGTTTGTCCCTTTCATCTTTATGTTCTATGTAGTACCGGCAAGCCTGTGCTATAGCGTCTTCCATACTTCCTCTGGCGTACAAGAGATTAAACCCAGCAGCCTCTATCATAAGACCCCACATGATTGAATCGAAGGCTCTCTTATTGACTGGTGCTACAAGGTCATAGCGGCAAATCCAGAGTTTACATTGTAGAGCCTTTACGCTACAACCCTCTTTACCTAAATACAAGCAACCGTCACAGCAGAAATTCCTACCCCCTTGCCTCCGGTGCCTCTCACAAACTCCATCGCAGACATTGCATGGGTTGAACCTGTCCATGAGTGCTACGGCTCGGTTATACAAGCTATCGTAGACGGGTATTAAAGCTTTTGCGTAATCAAATTCTCCAACTGGCATAATAAGTTCCTCCTCGGTTAAGGTTGAGTTGCTCCCCATTCATTGTATGCTTCTACTAACTTTTTGATTTTAGGCCACCGTGATTGTTGTATTATGAATTCTATTCCAGGCCCTGTTCCTAGCCATAAATTAGAACCCATTAGTGGCACAGTCATCGGGTGTGAACTTATAGCTCCTTCTGAACATCTGAAGTGTGACTTACCTGCACTATTCCCAAACTCGTAGTATCCATGTGTCTGCTCAACTACAGTAACAATTGCTTCTTTGGAGTTTGGAACGAGTCTGGCTCTTAGTTTTAAATGTTTCATTCATTATCACTCCTCTATAGGATTTTCAGCACCCCATTCGTTGTACGCTTCGATAGCCTTTTTTATCTTTGGCCATACTTTTATTGGGAGAGTTAAAGTAGGAGTATGGCCTATCTCGAAATAGTGCATGTTAATTCCAAATCCAGTATTCCACTTAAATCCAGTGTACCTAGATTTTTGCAACCAATCTAAAGATATCAAAAGCACATCTTCATGCCTAAATACTCCTGAATGGTGACTTGGGTGAGACATTCCTATCTTACTAAATTTACTAGGCTCCGCAACTTTCTCTAGTATAGTAACCTTAACTTCTTCATTACGTCTTACTAATTCAGCTCTAACCTTCAGGTGCCTTTTCATATCCTTAACCTCCTATTAGTTAGTCCACTCTGCTAATGAGTCGATGAGAATCCTAGCATCAGTTACGGAATTTGTTTTTCTTATACATTCATTATCAATTTTGAAAGTATCACAGAAAGCATTTCCGAAGGTCTTGAGCGGGTCACTGTCTTTAAGGTAATTGTTTTTGAAGTCTAAGAAATCGTTGTAGGATATTTTGTAGTTCATTTTATTGGCCTCTTTTATGTTAGTTTTCTGTTGTATACTCGGAGGAAGCTTTCTGCTTCAAGGGTTTCATTTTTAACCATAATTCCTGGGCCTACTATTTCGTAAAGAACCCAACCGTCTTTGTAGTCCTTTACCCTAGCCTTCACCATTTCATTAAGGTCCACGAAGGGGTTTGATTTCTCAGTTTCATTTTTATAAAATCCATAAGTAGCTCCTATTTCTATTTCAAGTATTAAATAAACTTTTTTACCAAATAACTTCTTAAAGAAATTTTTCATTTGTAGGCTCATTTATGTTTGAGTGATAATTTAAACAAGGGTGCTGAGTAGTTTAATAAATAACTCAGCACACTTATTTAGCTTACTACTTCTCATAGTCTTTTCGGTACTTTTCTACTAGTTTCTGGGCGTGCTGTTTTCTAGTGTAACCTGCCAATGGTACTGTTATGGGAAATAGCAAGATACAGAGAATCCAAAGAATTAAGTCACCTAACAAGCCAAATGCGTTAAGCCACTCCTTAAACGGTAGTAATTTGATCCCGAACATAGTTTTGAAAGCATCTTTACAATGCCACCAATAACTAGCTTCTGCTTGTTCTTTTATGGTCTTTTTATTGTGGGCCATTTTGGTCTCCTTAGTTTGTTTGGGTTACATTTTGCTAGGTAGACAGAGGAAATAATTAGACAAATTCCTCCTAAATAAAACTTCCAACCAGTTATTAAAGCCTCTCCTTCAGTCAGATGGAGTGACTGAACTCTAGCGTAGACTACCAGGATGATTGCTATAACTGCTAGAGGGTATGCTATTAGGGTCTTTGCCATTTTAGTCTCCTCACTGTCTTTTTTCTATAGTGGCTATACGCATAAATTCAGTGTACTTGAGTAGTTTGGCAGCAGCCTCTAAAGATTCCTTGAATTTCACAGCTTCTTCCTTAGACGTGAACACCTCAACTTCTGGTCTTAAGCAACCGGAAAAATCTCCATAACGTGATTTCCAACGAACCTCCCATGTCTGAACCACCTCTATGTCTCTGGTTTTATTGGTCAACGGAACAGACTTTTTTCTGAAGGAAAACATTAGTACCTCCTTTTAATCAAGTAAGAGTAAACTGCACAAACTACACACAAAATCATTCCTAAAACTACCGAGCCAATAATTAAGTAAGAAAACATTTTTAAGTCCTTATTGTAATTTAACTAAGTCATCTTCCGAAACCCAGCAATGCTCTTCTGAAGGTAGCTCTACCAAACACATACCACATACCGTTTCTTTAAGCAAGACCGGAGACTCTAGTGATTTCACGTACTTAACCACTGGCGTGGGTTTATGGACTCTCTTTACAGGTTCCTTTTTAATGTCTTTGAGCAAGTAAAGGACTAGGAATTCTGCTACGCTGCTCATCTCAACCTCCTCTCAGAAAGATATCGTTAACCGTGGCTTTGATTTCCTTTTTAAATTCCATTGGATTTCTACGCACCACGGCTATTGATTTAAGTAGCCTGAAGAAAATGACTATTAAATAATTTCTAAGCATATCTGATAGAGGTCTTGACTCTTCTAGCCTGATTTATGGCTGTTTCTCTAGCCTTCTGTATATTCCTTCTTGATGGCTCTTCTTGGTTTTGATTTTTATTGGTTGATTTGTTAGAGAACTTGGAGAATTCATTGTTTTCATAGGATTTAGTAGACATTTGTTTGGCTCCTTAGTTAGTGAATTCGTATGAGTTGTATGCTTCGATGCACTTTTTGATTGCTGGGTAGTCTTTTAAAGTAACTGTGAAAGTGACTGGTAGTTGGTACTGGGAATGAGCTACATAGAGTTTGTCTACTATGCCATTTTTCTTAAATTCTTTGCTAGTTAGACCTCCTATCATAAATTTAGGAATATTTTCTCTATGAGAAGCCATTCTGATTCTACCGTGACAGAAAGCGTGAGTCTCATTTATAAAACTTGTTTTATGTTCTGCGAAGTAGTAGAGGAAATGGGACTGTTCCAGAATGGTTACTTTGACTCTAGTTTTGTTATCAACTAGCTCCGCTCGGATCTTAATATGCTTCTTCATGGAGGCTCCTCTTATGGATTAAGATTAAATATACTTTCTGGTGATTTAGGTAATTACCAATTTAATCCTTTCAATAGTTTCTTTGGTCCCCAGAACTTCAATGATTTCTACTATTCCGGGTGCTGCAAGAGAGCCTGAGAGGGATAATCTAACCGGCGGCCCAAGTTCCTTTATCGTGCAGTTAGCTTGCTTACAGGTTTCTTCTATGGCTTCGTCTATTGAGTTGTTGTTGGTTAGGTTGTCTATGAATGACTGTAAAATTGCCTTTTGAAATCCTGTTAAACTGATGGACGAATAGGCTGGCCGTATGAAGTAGAATTTAGCCTTTTGAGCCATTTCTACAAGGGTGGCCGAGCGAGTTTGTAGCGTTTGGATTGCCTTACTTACTGAAGATACTTTATTAAATTCGGATATTTGTTCTTCGGTTATTTGTTCTTTAAGAAGGAATGGGGTTAATAGTGTTTGTAATCTTTCTGGTTCAATGGTTTTGATCCAGTGCTTGTTGATGTTAAGAAGCTTTTGAGGGTCGAAAACGCCATCGGATTTACTAAGATTTTTTAGGTCAAATAGCTCTACCATCTCCTTTACACTTAACAGTTCCCTATCCCCGAAACTTGCTCCTATTCTTGCGAGGGCGTTGAACATAGCTTCTGGCAAGTAACCTTTATCGCGGTAGTCCAATAGTGAGGCATCTCCGTTCCTCTTGGAAAGTTTCTGACCTTTTTCGTTTAATATAAAGGCGGCGTGGGCGTAGCTAGGTACTGGAAAACCGAGAGCCTCATACAATAAAATTTGTGCGGGAGCGTTACTAATTCCATCGCGGCCTCTTATAACCATAGTAACATTTTGCAAAGCATCGTCAATTACGTTAGATAGAAGGTACCCTACTGTGCCATCACTTCTTTGAACAATAAAATCTCCAATTTCTGCCTTCCTCACATTCACCCTTTTGTACACAGCATCCCGAAAAGTCACAGCGCCGTAGGTATCCACCTTCAGCCTCACCGTAAAAGGCTTGCCCGGCTGCTCACCAAGCCCTAAGCAAGTTCTGTCGTAAATAGGCTTCTCTTTTGCCGCTAGTTTCCTCTCCCGATCCGCTTCTAACTTCTCAGCCGAACAGTAACACCGGTATGCTTTACCTTCGGCTAACAACTGATCCACGTATTTTGCATATATATCTCCACGCTCAGATTGTTTTATGATTGGCACGTCAGATACTATCCCAAGCCACGCAAGTCCTTCTATAATATCGTCAGCGAATTCTTGCTTAGAGCGTACTGGATCACTGTCCTCTAGCCTGGTTAAATACCCCATACCTTGCTGTCTTGCATGTAGAAAGTTGTAAATCGCCGTTCTAGAAGTACCTAACGTAGGTCGTCCAGTAGGGCTGGGCGCAGTTCTTACGAATCCTTTCTCCATCTCTCGTCTCCTTTTAGTTGATTTAGGTAATTACCATTTTCAGGTAATAAATTTAATGAGTATTATGTATATAATAAGGTGAACGTAATTACAATAGGTTGCGTTCGACTATTTCTACTGTAAGGAACATGCAAATGGGTAAAAGAAAAACAACAGAAGAGTTTATATCGGATGCCGCGGCACTATATGGAGACACTTACGACTACTCTAAGGTAGTCTACACTCAAAACAAGGTCAAAGTACCTATTATCTGCCGAATTCATGGAGAGTTCTCTCAGTCGCCTAACGCGCATCTTCGCGGTGCTGGCTGTCCGTCTTGTGCAAACACAGCCAAAACAATACCTTTAGAGGAGCAAATAAGACGTGCGAATATTATTCATCAGTCGAAGTACGATTATTCCCTAATTGACCCTACAACGTATAAAGGTTCTAAGAGAAAAGTTTCTATTATATGCCCACATCACGGAGTGTTTACACAAAATTTCGGACGACATATACGTAGAGGAGACGGTTGCAGATTCTGTAGTAGCTCTAAATTTGAAATAAAACTTGCAGGGTATCTCAACCTACGAAACATAAAATACAAACGTGAAAAGACATTCCCAGACTTGAAAAATAACCTTACCGGAATGTCTTTGAGATATGACTTCTACTTACCTGAAGCGGAAATTCTCTGCGAGAGCCGCGGAATACAACATTTTTTTCCAACTAGTTTCGGTTCAGATAGGTCTGAAGAGACTATGAAAAAGAATTTAGAGGTAATAAAATACCGCGATCAACTCAAGATCGACTACGCACTTAAAAACAACATTAAACTGTTAGTAATATCCTACAAAGACATTGACAATCTCACTCAAATTCTCGACTATCATCTTGGCATTGATACAAGCATAATTCCATATACTTCTCAGGACACAATATCATATGACTCTAATCAGGCAGTAAAACAAGCTGCCTAACAATATTATCTAACAAACAAATTAACAAACCATAAAACAAACTCAAATCTAATACCAATTCCTACAGCCTTTATTCCATCAATCTAAAAAGATTATTAAGATAAAGCCAATAGAAAAAGCCACTAGTTCTTAGTTGAAGGGACTTAAATAACTACCTAAATAATTATTTAAGTCCCTTCCCTTATCCTTTCAACTACACTTTCAACTACCTATCAACTACACTTTCAACTACCTATCAACTACACTTTCAACTACCTACCAACCATCACTACACATTAGGAAGATCCCTAACCTCGACGCAGTTCTCACTATCCCAGAATTCAGTTTTACCGCTAGGCAACTTTACGTGTACCCCACCCACGCTACCTTGAACAAATTTCCCAACAGTCCCTACGGAGGCGATAATACCAGCAATAGCATAGCGATTAGGTTTAGTCCTAACAAACCACCTCTTCTTCTCTACCACAGGGATCTCAGTGATTTCCACGCAGTTTTCTTTGAGCCAATTACTTGTTTGTCCGTTAGGGAGAGTTACCGTAACAGATCTTCCGCTGTTGGATTCTTTTACGACCTTGCCTACAAGTCCCGCTGCGAAGTTATGATTTGAGCTGTTACTTTTAGTCCTTACAAAATACCTATCTTTCTGAACCTCGGGCTTCTTCTCCACAGGAATCTCAGCAAGCTCCGTCTCAGAAATATCCTCGCAAAACTCCTTATTAAACACCTCAACAGTCTTCAAAATCTCCTGCCACACTTCCACAGTAACAACAGTTTTAAGCTTTTCCTTGTCCTCTTTAGTCACTTTGTTAGCTACATAGAAGGTTCCGATGAGTCCTTTGTTTTTGTACTCAGATGGAACAAAAAATTCTAAAAAATTCACCCCACTGCCTCCGGTACTAGAGCAAAGTCTGACTTTTCCGTGTACAAAATCTCCTATCTTTTCATAGATAAACTTATTCCCAAACTGCCCCTCAAAGCAACTCTGTTCAACTACAGTCACAGACACATTTTTGAAGTCCGGGCCAATAGCTTCTGCGTGGACCCTAAGACGTTGTGGCTTTTTGCTTTTGGGTTTGTCTTTAAAATACTCGTTGTACTCCTCTGCAGCTTCCCGAAATTTGTTGTATTCTGAGGTGGTGAAGATGAGTTTGTTGTCATTACCACAGGTTAAATCGCCCCTGACACAAATATAGTTTCTGTATATTTCAGGGCAGGCTATACTGCGAAGTTCCATTCCATTGCTCGCCTTAAACCTATCAGAACCGCCAATCCCAAACCGCTCTCGCACATGACTCTGTTCCACAATAACCACTTCTACCGTCTGAAAATCCGGGCCAACGGGTGTAGCAGTGAATTTGATGTGTTTCATTCTAGTTCTCCTTTGATTTAGTTTAGTTTAGTTTAGTCGGTCAGTAAACTCTCGATGACTGCAAACGTAGTGGCTGCAAAGTTTCTCGCTAATACGCCGTCTGGTATTTTAAGATTTAACGATTTGATAACTTCTTCACCGTTTGCTGCTGTATGCACTACCATTACAGTTACCACTCTGTCTTTATTCTTAGGCATTGTCTACCTCGTTTAGTTGTTTGTGTAAAAATAGGTAATTACCAAAGTCTCAAGAAATACTTACTTACCTTCAGCTTTCTTAGGCTCCATGTCAGATACCCAAGCCTCCAGTTTCATCCTCATCAGTTTAGCCGCTTCTGCAGGGATCTGCTGTGCTTCCTTTGCAAAGTCACTCTTAGCAAGTTTAGGTAGAAGGTAAATTGCTGCGGCTTCTTTCTGGGTAGGAATAAGAATAGATCCTAGTAAGAAAAAACAAAATACAGCTATCGCTATCTTCAGTATTTTCATAAAACTAGGCAAAGCATTGAGGCTCTTTATCTCATTGTAATAAAGTAAAAGCACCGAAAGTGCAACTAATAAAACAGGGCCGAGAATGGAAATAACATCGCTGACCATACCATTTACCGAATCCAACCTAGTAAACAAATAAATATGCCACCATTCCATAACTTCCTCCTTTTAGTCAGTTATTTTAATTAATCTGCACAAAGTTCTCAGAAATCCACTACTTCTGCTTGTTCTTAATAGCCTTGTCCCGCGACTTCTTATGCAGCTTAGGTTTCTTCTGGTTAACTGTAGAAAGCGTGCCGTCGCAACCGCCTGAAACGATATCGAAGTGCCTCAGACTACGGCCCGGAAAGAAAGGCTTGGCAGCTACAGCCTCACGAAGAACGTTACCCTCTTTGTCTTTGAGTTCCGATTTAGCAGGAACCGCAGCTCTCGCAGGAACAGCTTTCGTGTAGAACTTTCCTGTGGTTACTTTCATAACTGCTTGGCAGCGATTACAAATGCACTCGATTTCGCCTGTCATCCCTTTACCAGTTGATGAGGACTTCACCACTTCATTTTCAGTTTTGTTTTTAGCCATTGTAAGATTCTCCTTTTGGGGTCTTAGTTGGTAATTCTTTGGGTTAACCTACGAAGTTACTTTACCAGAGATTTAGGCATACCATCATTATCAATGGTCTTTTTCATGCCAAAGTTTCCAGCGGTGTGGTAGACGATAATCCCTTCAGGATTCATAAATCCCGGTGCAGCTACGCTACCAGATTCTTTCAGCTTCCTCAAAACTTCCTCGATAGCTGCCGTATCAAACGGTCCTTTATACAACACAGGCACTACGTCGCAGCAAGCAGGGCGTACTGAGGGGTCTGCCCAACGTTCTGCATTGAATAGGGAGAATTTCTTTTCAGACAATCCATAACCTCTCTGAATGCCTTTTCCCCACCACTCACCAAAGTGCCTTCCTGGGCCGAGCTTCATGAGTTCTTCTTTATTTGCCTCGCACCATCCGGCAAAACCCGCATTGTCTTGTTTGCCTGGCTGAATCCATTTATTACGGCTACCAACAAACATCCTGAAATCGTCTGTGATAAAAACCTGTGCGTTTGTTCCGTCGATCTTCTCAGTCACTACTACATCGCGGGAAAGCCTCGGCATTTTGGGGAAGCTTACAAATTCTTCGTTCTGTTCCATCTCAGATCTCCTTTTGGGGTCTTAGTTAGCGTCTGAACTATTTCACACGCTTAGCAGCTTTTTCGGTAATTACCAATTTCTCTTTCTTTTTACTCACAGCACCAGTTTTCACAACTCTTTTTGAGACGTAAGTATCTCCTATCTTGGTTCCTACACGGAGTCCTGACTTGCTGAGACTGAACTTTAGTATTCCTAGGTTAATTTCTAGCCTCATTTAGAAGGTCTCCGTAAAGTGATTTAGTAAGTTTCATGGCGAGTTCTGGCGGCATACCTCTTTTGATGTAGTGGATGTACTGCTTGTAAATAGCTATCCAAAGGTCCAGCTCTTTGATTCTTTTGGCTATTGGTCGGTTAATTTTTAGAGCAATTTTTCTTAGAAACTTGAATTTTCTTAGAATTTTGTTTTTCTGTTTTAGACCCCGTAAGCTACTGAAACAATTCGCTCCCGTAAGTGTTCGCCAAGGGCACTCAGAACAATCTCGAAGTACACAACACAAAGGGCACGTCACAGAGCCACGTCGCCAATCCAAATACTGCTGACGTAGTTCTTTCAAGGCCACTAAATACTGCTCGGCGTGCGGCAATCCAGATTTTGAGATAATCATTTTCAGGCTCCTTTAACAACTGTTGATTTCTTCACCCCGCCAAACAACGTATGAGCTAGTTCCATGCCACTAGCAACATCAACCAATTCGCCGTCTAACTGGTACTCGTAAAGCTGCGCAAGAATGTAGCCGAAATGTTTTCCTGGCACCCACCCTGCTTCGATGAGGTGTCTGCCTTGCATAATAGGCACGATTTCTCCTTCAATCTCTTCAAATACGGCCATAATTTCAGCAGCAACTTCATTGTTTCTTTTGACATATTTATTATTCTCCTCTGAATATTCCCTACCTTTTTGATCTGCTTTGTGAACTTTCATAAGTTTTCTAACATCAACTTTCGATGCTAACCTTCTAATCCGCTTTTTAGTCACTCCGTTCTTGAACTGGTAAGGGTGCATGTGGTATTTGATTAGGTTAAGCACACTTTCGGTCAGCTCTTTATCATCCGTCAATCTAGCCATTGCAGCGGTAGCTAAGGTAAGATCTTCTGCGTGACCTTTAAAACTGATCTTATCGCCACTTACCTCGGTTTCTACAGATGCTTTGCCGAGGTCATGAAATAGGATTGCTAATAAAACATCTAAGGATCTTTCTTTTATTGGTAGTACATCGAGGGCTAAGAGTGAATGTGCATAAACAGAGCCTTCCGGGTGGTAACATTTGCCTTGTTCTATTTGCTTGGTTAGCTGCAACTCAGGAAACAGAATTTTAGTCAAATCCATGTCATCAAGTTCTTCGAAGAATACTGAAGGATATTCTGCTTCCATCAGTACTTTTTCAAGTTCACCGAAAATACGTTCTTTGGGTAAGTTGTGTATTTTGTTTCGATCAGCAGTTTGGCAAGCCGTTAAAGTATCACCGTGTAGAAATAAACCCAAAGTAGCACAAAACCTAGCTGCTCTAATTGGCCTCAATGGGTCTTCGTTGAAAGTGTCATAAGAAACCATACCTACAAGTTGTCTCTGTAAATCTACCCTACCACCAAAAGGATCAATTATATCCATAGTTATCGGGTTGAAATACATGGAATTTACTGTAAGATCTCTCCGCAAAGCAGCTTCTTCAACTGACATGTAAGGATCAATTTCAACGTCAGCCCCTTTTCCATGTGTTCTGTCTCTACGAGGAAATCCCACGTCAATACCATCTGCCTTGTAAATTCCGTAAGATTTGCCTACAAGATCTACCTTAGAACAGACAGTGTTCAAAATAGTCTCCAGAGTTTCCTGAGAAATTCCGAACACTTCAAGGTCTACATCATTGCAAGGCCACCCCAAAAGCATATCTCTAACAGCCCCTCCGGTTATGTAGGCAGTTCCGTTTTGTTTGTGAACTTCTAGGCATATTTCAAGTGCTTTTGTGGACATTTCAGTCTCCTTATTTACTCCCTATAGGATAAACTACGCCGTCGATTGTTATTTCTTCTGCCAAGACTACGATGTGAGAGCCAAATTTCTCTACAGGTATTCCATTAGTCCAAGAAGTCAGCCCTACGGGATAGAAATGCTTAAATCCAGCGTAATACCTCTTCATATCGCCGCCGACTATAATCTTAGTATCAACCGGAACTTTATCCCAAGGCACTTTTGGAATGGGCCTCTTTTCGGCGTATTTGTTGCCACCGTCTACATAGAAGAGGGTGGCTTCTTCCGCGTGGAGGTAGGACTTCCCACAACTGCTATAAGAATGTGTCCCTATGTGTTTGTGGAAGTCTATCTTTAACGGAAGCTGGTCTTTATTACTATATGGGTGTGTTGCTTTCACTTTACCAAAACCATACACTCTATCATAAACCTTATCACCAACTTTAGCATCAGCGAATCTGTCCATTTTAGTTCTCCTTATAGATAAGTTTTTTGTATTTTCTGTTAAGTATCTTCCACAAAGGACTGCTACGCCACTTCTCCCAGTGCATCCTGTCCCAATTCTTAACCATCTCTCTAGCCACCCACCACTGCTCAAAAGTAACGCAAGAATTTATAACCTTAACGACTTTTACCTCGTCTTTAGTACTCTGTTTCATATAATTCTCCTATTTTCATTCAGAGTAAAATTCATTGTAAGCCTTAATAGCTTCCCTTAAATCCGGCCAGTATTTAACAGGAAGGGTCATTGTGTTTTCAGATTCTTGGGAGTTTAGTACGAAAACTTTTGTGACTTCTTTAGGTGCTGACCAAGCTCTTAAGGTAAACTCCGAGTCACCAAAACCAGTAAGTCCGTTAAAAGCTAACAAAGTATTTCCATGAACAAACATCTTGACTCTATACTCTGAGGTCACTTCGGACTGGCCACCTCCAAAGTCAAACACAGAAGGATGAGTCATCTCCTTAACAGTCAACGTAAAAGTCTCTCCATCTCTGTTATATTTAGCACTAACTTTTATGTGCTTTTTCATACCCAGTTAACTCCTTCTTTTTAGGTAATTACCAATTTCACCCGCTCACAACCTCAGTCCCTGTCTCTACAATCACAGGATTTCTTGGTGTAAGGGTCATACTCCACGCCATAAAACCTGTCGCGATTCTGGTCATACTGCTTAGAATACTTTGAACTCATCACCGCCTCAAAGACCACAGGAACTAATTTTACCTCTCTAAACTTAAAGCCACACAGATGAGTCTCTTTCCCGGCCTCTAGGTGAGGAACTCCATAGCTACAATCCATGCAAAATATATCAGCTTCTTCACATACTCTGTGCATGTTAACCTCCTATTTAATGTGAGAGAGACATTCTAGGTTATGTTTAAGGTATATTTTGTTCAACGCCTTCCTAACTACCTCAGCATGAAATGAATCTTTACACTTCTGTTCTATCTTTCCATTAACCAAAACATCGCAGCCAGAAACCGTAACGTGCTTCAGAAGTTGTTCCCATCCAGATTGTGTTCTAGCTTGGCCTCTCTTCGGCTGCTCATTTCTACACTTATCACAAATAAGTTCTTCAGATTCCGAACCGCAACGCTGACAGGTCATTGAGAGTTTGAGGTTCCTTACGTTACCGCCTTTAGTCCCGCAGTGTGTGTAATCCAATTTCTGAAGGTTCTCGTCTCTAACTAACAGGCTTTGGCTCATGGTAGACTCCTTGTAGTATCGGTTTTTCCGATAGCGTTGGTCCTTCATTTAAGGTAATTGGTTAGATCAATTTTAAAACACTATTTTATAAATTCATGGAAAGTAGACGCAAAAGTGCATACTCCAAGTAAATTGGTAATTACCATTTTCCAGATTTAAGACAAAAGTATCCCTAAAGTATTGAAATTACTCTCAATACATAATATAACTACGTTTGATTTTGAAAACAGTTTGGGAATTAGCTGGTGAGGTTGTTGATTAAATGCCTAGAGGGGAGATTTTGAAAGTACTTTTGGGGGATTTGTTCTGTGATTCGGAGAGTGATTTTGAGAGTTGTTGCTAAGAGATGTGAAAGATTTGTTGCGGATTGTGCTACGAGGATTGAAGAAAGACAGGTGCAAATGTAGGAAGTGTGGGTAAAAAACATTTTGTAGTGCCCTCTGTGGTCATGGAAGCGCAGCAACTGTCAATTTGTAAGACAGTTCGTTAGGCGCTCTTCAAAGAAGAACCAATACCTAACTATTTTACAGCGAAAATATTAGATATAATGCCAATCTACTCTAAATAATTAGCATTATACCTCATATTTCAGCTACTTCTTTTTCTTAGGCTTCTTCAACTCTTTAGGGATTGAGAAGTCTTTTATCTTTCCTGATTTATGATGTACCAGTTTGATTTTGGTAGGCCAGCCTCTAGAGTGCCATATCTTAGCCACGGTTCTACGTTTAGGCGTAAGATTGTGTTCAGCTCTATTTAGAAAATCCTGGCCGACACACTCCTTGTGGACTATCAGATCAGTTAACTTGTTTCTCCTTTCGAGGTAGATAAAGTCTTCTGTAGGTCCCTGACGTTTGCAGTAGGCGCATTTAACCTTCTTCTCGTCCGGCTCTATGTCATACCAGACCGGTGGTTCTATTTGAGTTGGCATTTTGGACTCCTTTTGTTGTTATCTTATAGTTATTTTTTCAGTTATTTCTTTTCGTCACATTTGCAGTGTAACTTTCCACCGTGACCTATACACGTACCACACCTAGCACACTTGAGATAGATGTGATCCCATCCATATAACATCCAACTGCCTCTTACGTGAGCAAGGTTGTGAGCATTATCCTTCTCAGTAGTCTTTCTAACCTCCCATCTCTTGTAGAAGAACGCCAAAAGAAAGATACCTGCTGTAATCACAACCAACATCACCGGATTCATTATATTTTTTCTCCTTTGGTTTTGGTAATTACCTATTTTTCTGATTGGTTTATGTTACAGGTTTTGCATCGCCGGACATTTCCAACAATTTGGCAAAATCCTTGGATATCCAAAATAGTTGGCCGCGTTTATATGAAGCGAGACGCAAATTAAACGATCTAAGTGCTAACATTTCGACCATAGGAGTCACCCCACCAAATCTGAAATAGAGTCTATGGCTTTTCTGCATTTTATTACATCAGCCTCTATTGCGCGATATGCATCTATTACCGCGTCATGCCCAGTCTCCATTGCGGCGTAATTCGCAGCGTTTTGAATATACTGAAGCCTTTTTACTATGTTGGTCAAATTCTCTTTAAGTGTGGGCATTTTGGCACCTCCTTTAAGTGAGTATCCAATAAAAATATTACTTTACCCCTAACTTTTATTATAAATTTATTTTTCAAAATGCAAATAAAAAGCTTGACAAAAGTGGATTCTTGTGGTATAATAAGTCGAGCGTCAAGCGAAGACTACCTATATAGGCTATAGATTGCCTTTAAGGTTTGCCTACAGCCCTAACCTCCACAACCCTAACCCTCACTAACCCACTACCTACCCAATCCCGTACCATACTCCAACAATAACCATAGCACTAACATTATCACAAGATCCACACTAGCCAATACCAAGATAAACCTAATCATCACCTTACCACCCCTCTATCAATTTCTTGTTTTTCTTCCACAGCCAAAGGTTACTATGAGCCTTAGCTTTCAAACCTCTGTAGCCTTTCCGTTTTTGCTCATTCAGAATCTGAGACGCTAATCTCCAAATTTCCTCCTGAATTTCTAAACTCACTTCCAGACTAGCGCCTTTCCTAGCACATATAGGACCAATCTTAGCAGCCAGTGTTTCAGGCTTCCAGATGTAGTGGTTACAGACTTTGCATCTACCCATCTGACGGTGATTATGATTACGCTTCATCAGTGACCTCCGTAACCAAGGAAAGTTTTCTGAAAATTACTGAAACGTCAACCTTCAAACCACCGTTCAAACCATAGACGATTGCTTGTTTAGATGCCCCATTCAACTTCTCCATTATCTGCTCAGAAACTATGTTAGGAACACACCCTTCCATAGCCATGTAGGACAGCATAAGTTTGTAGGCCGTGTTGAAGTCCAGGTACACTACAGGTTCCCAGCCGAACAACTGCATAGTGTAACACTCTCTAGGCCCTGTTGCTTTGTTTTTCTTAGCACTCATTTTGTAGCCTCCGTGTTTGGTTTAGGTAATTACCTATTTAGGGACTATCACGTCTCCCACTTTGCAGTCTTTAAGAGTCAGTCCCAGGTATGTGGTGCTGTTAGCCAAATAAACTTTGCCGTCTCCCCCTCGTAAAAGTATTCCTCCATCTCTGCTTGTCGCTGCGACTATTACAGGCTTTTGTAGTGCATTTATCTCTTCGTACTGATACTTATAATCACATCCAGACACACAAACAGCTATGCAAAGAATCAGAAGCAATCTTTTCATTGTTTATCCTCCAAATTATTTAGGTAACTACCAATTTCAGCGAATGTGATTCATCCAGCTAACTATCTTCACATACCCCAACTCTTTGATCCTCTCAACCTCTTCAGGCGTAGGTATCCCAACGTACCTAGAAGTGTTGATATTCCTAGGATACATGGCTCTTACCTCGTTCCTGGCCTCTTTCTGTTTATCCGGCAGAATGTAGGCACCATCGTCTAAAAGGAGAAGTTGAAAGCCTTCCCTCGTATACTCTACAAAGTCAGCCTCATTGCCACCCTCAACAAACATTACAACTTTATCTATGTTGAGATTCGCAGAAGCAACCTCCTCGGTTTCCGCAAGACCGCCGTGAAACATTGCATTCAGGTGATATTCAAAACCACCTAGCATCAGTTTAGCCGTAGCCTTCCACATCCTTCCCTTGCCCTTTTCAGTCTCCCCTCGCATTTTCAGAGGTTCAACCACTTTAGCACCTTGTAGGAGAAGAGCTGAGTAGTAATTCGTATGCTGTTTAACTTGCATGGTAGGCTCCTTTTTAGGTAATTACCAATTTATAGGTTATTTATTGCTTCAATGATTGTTTTGTATTGCTGTCCGTAGAAGAAATCTCCAGCCTTTTTCTTCAGATACAGTTTGTTAGACTCAGAGGACGGATCTCCCCTAAGAAACTGTCTAAGTGATTCTCTGAACCTATACAAATCTCTATTGACAAGATAAGCCTTCATAATTGGTTTTAGCACTTTGGTCCTCCTTGTGCTTAAAATATGGCTTCTGAGGCCACTTTAAAGATTACCCTATAGGAAGGTATGGGGGAGGCTTTAAAGTGGCCCTAGAGACGATCCTCGTGCGTTCTAGGGCTATTTGTGAAGGAGAATGATGGTGGTTATTTCTTGAATAGCGGCTTTACCAAGATGTACGCCACTACAGCATCAAATACAGTTAGTACTCCTACGATACACCACGCAACCGAGTCACTCATGGCAGTCTCCTTGTTTAGTTGTAAAACCACTCAACTGCTGAAAGGTTGCAAGCATCAACCCAGCTAAAATTTGTTTCCAAATCTAAAACTAAAAACTCGCTGTCCAAAGCTTTGTAGCAATTGCTTACGGTTATTATTAGTGCGTGCTTTCTCATAGCCACTTCTCCTTATTTGTGTCAATTTTAGTGGTTTTAAAGCCACTTTATCAATAACCCATACCATCCTATAGGGTAGCCTCTAAAGTCCCTCTACAGGCAATCCTCGTTCGTTTTAGAGGCATTTCTGATTGATAATCCTGGCTTGGTCCTCAGTGCGCGCTAAGTTATGACTAAGCATTTCCTTAATTTCTTCCAAAGCATCGTCAAGGTTCTGTTTAGAAAAACCTTTCCCTAGGTATATCATATTATTAAATTTACCAGAATCAGTTCCTCTGATAGTTGTTAGAAGTTCTTCTATTTTGTCTTTTATTTTAGTGTTCACAGTGCTATCCTTTAAAGGTTTTAGAATTGCTTACAAGACTCTACTTCTAATAATCTAAAGTTGAGTTTTCTAAGCAATCCTAGAGCCAATTCTCTAGGTTGCTGATAGTGAGCACTTAGCATTCACGTTAGGTAGTGCCCAAAATCTCTTCTTGATTTGTTTTTAGATTATTTGCGCATAAGTACCTCCTTTCAAGTTGTTCAGAATAGGTAATTACCAATTTCAGCTAACCCATTACTTCCGAGGGTGACTCGTAAACTCCAAAATATTCAATTGTAGAACAGTTAACCACAAAAATGCTTCCGAAGGCTCCACAGGCAACACACTGCATCTGGGATTCTTCTACTAACTCCTCGGAATCATTTACAAAAATGTCTGAGCCTATCTCCTCTACCTTAGATAAACAAGTTGTGCAGAACATAGTGCCTCCAATTTTTAACTTTTAGCCAAGAACTCCTTCCCTGTGCTAATAATTCCGTCAGCGAATTCATAGAACAGTGTTTCCACGCTGTTCCAGATTCTGTTCATTTTAGCTTTTCTGTCAACTTGGTCTTTCATGAAATACGACATTTTATATAACCCCTTGAATTTATTTGGTATTGGTAAAACCGATAGCTTGTTAGTAAGTGTAGTAGGCGATTAGGTAGACTATTGATATTAGTAAAGCCTTAGCACCAAAGTCACTCAGGTCACGCAAAAATACCGATGAGAGTCCACAAACAAAGATTGACACCCAAGACAGCAAAGCAAAGAAATACCAGATCATTTTTGTACCTCCCTGTGTACCTGAATAACCGTAAAGATATCAAGTCTCTGAAGATTATTCTCACGACAAAACCGAGAGATAGCCTTCTCAATGGAGCAACTATACTCTTTTGCTGTCCCGTTAAATGCCACAATTTTCCAGGTAGTCATTTTTAAGCCTCCTTTAAAGTTACTCGAAAGGTATCAGTTTAGTACTTACAAAACACACAGAAATAGCGCCGAAAGTTACAAAAATGTGTTCATACTTAATAACAAATAGCATGGCTGACTCTCCTTATGTACTAATTTTATAGTGGTTTAGTTGATTTTGGTAATTACCTATTTCATTTACATAATCAGTGTCCGAAAATCACACGTAAAACTCTTTCCGAATGTACGCCATAGCTACGTTGGGCGACATTCCATTTAGTCTAGCAGCATTGCGCTCAAGCCAAAATACAAACTTTGACTCTCTGCGCCAGAAATGGATGTTATCTATCAAAGCTATGTTTACATCTTTCTCTATCTGAACCAAATCTTCAGGCAACAGTTCATAATCATAGAAAGTTTCCAGAACATAGCTACCTGTCTCGTCAATTAGAGCCTTAGTTATCAGAAAGTAGTTACATACCAAAATCGTATGGTCCCATTGGTCAAACATTTTTATGTTGCCCTTTTCATCTAACTGGCAACAATAGGCCCATTTATGATGACGAGGGTGCATGAGATTGGTCATTCTAGAGATTTCATCTATCAGGTTAGACTTGAGACGTTTCTCTATACGAGGTTTTCCCAAAGTCATTATTTTCTTAGGCATGGTTAGTCCTCCTATTGGAAGAAAGACTAAGCATTTCCAAGATTAACCTGGACTCTCTTTGCTTGGTTGTTTCCAGTCTATTTCCTAGAACGTCTACTATGTGGCCTTCAAAATCAAGAGCAAAAGGTTCGCCAGAAACTACGCCATTTCCTCTTTCCAGGACGTTTTGCAGTACTTGTTGCATTACTTTCCGTGTTATGTTCATGGTAATCCTCCTAGTTAGCTTGTTAAAACTGCTAGCTTCGTTGAATTGGTAATTACCTATTTTATGAATTTTGATGAGTTGCTTAAAACATTATGTAGCGGAGCTAAATAGTTGTTTAGGTAATACAGAGATGGTAAAACTAGAAACAATGTGGGAATTTTTCATGGCGAGCCTCCTTGTTAGCTGGTACAAATTGCTAACCTGTTAAGTGGTGCATTGAGTGGTACGAGGAGTGATTTTATCTAATTTAAAACATTATGTAGCGGAGCTAAATAGTTGTTTAAGTCAGCTAACCAACTACAAATAACGATCTTCATCAATAACCTGGCCGATAATCTTTTGAGCCGATTCTAAAACTTTAAGCTCTTCTACAGTGAACAGCTTAGTAATTTGGCAAAGAATCGTAAGATCCGCGTAAACTCTTGGGATAGTGTCTTTTTCCGAGGGTGAAAGTACGGCTCTCATTTTGTTGTTCTCCTGAGTTTTGTTAGCGGAGCTTAGTTTGTTTAGGAGTTCTCTGTTAAAGCGTAGCAATTTGTTTTGTATCCTTTCTATGAGTCTGAAAAATTGGTAATTACCTAAATTTACATTGTGAGGGTAGGATGTTAATTCTGAAAATGATTTAGCTAGCAATTTAGATGTTTCTTGGTTGTATGCTAAATAGTTTTCAAAGATAATTTCCTGGATAATTTTGTAAACAGCCAAAGAACAGCCTATAACAACTTTAGACATAACTTTAGATACTATTTACCGTGGCCCGAAATTGACTGGATTGTTTTCCAAGTAATCTTCCAAGTAATCTTCCAAGTAATATTCCAAGTAATATTCCAAGTAATATTCCAAGTAATATTCCAAGTAATATTCCAAGTAATATTCCAAGTAATATAACTAACAGTCTAACAGATAATATTTTAGGTAATTATTCAAGTGATTTTAGGGTAGTATTTCAAGTAGTGATTTCAAGTAGTGATTTCAAGTAGTGATTTCAATAACTTACAGAACCCCGCAAAACTGGCGTCCTCTCTTTTCCGCGTAAGAAATCATCAACCTTTTAGCCATACTTTTATAGGGGTACCTTTTCCACTACTATCAACCATTTTGATGAAAACTCTTCGCCCAAAACGACCCCTTTTAAAAGGTCCATTTCCAGCCACCCGACAACGTAATATCAGGTACTTACAAGGGTTTCCCAAGGTCATTCACCCAATTTACCCCAAAATCCCTCTTTTCGGCCTCTAAATAGGTAATTACCAATTTTTCCCGGCTCTGTATACTCTCTAAACTACCTGCTAAATTACTTACAAGGTTTTTAGTAGAATACTGGAATATCCTGTAAGTAATTTAGCAAGTCACTTAGACAATCCATCTTGCCAGCCTCTAAAATAGGTAATTACCAATTTCATCTATCCTTTAACCAGACATTCACTCAAAATAGGTAATTACCAATTTCTGTTAGCAAATTACCCAATAGGCGCAACTATAGCCATAAAAGTATACAGATATAGCTATACTTACATAATACCTGGCTGTTATTCAGGTATCCCGTTAGTTATAGTTAAAGTTTGCAACAAAATAGCCTGAAATTTGCGTTTTAAGGTGCCTATTATTTTTGGGGCATAGTAAGGTATACCCTAAAATGGCTTTAAATGCGCCTAAATTGCGTTTTAAGTGGCCTAAAAGGTTTCCTGAATACCGTGATAAGGGTAGCCAGTTTAAATGCCTTTGTAGGGCATCCTCGAAAACATCTATTAATTCAAGTATTTGCATGTAAAGGATCAAACAAAAGGCATTAGCTTTTATGTAAATTGGGCTAATGCCTTTTGGTTAACGCTTTGTTTTAAGGTTCAGGCCTAAATTCAAGAGTAGGGAAATGAGACTGAAATATAGCTATATCGTCCGAAGTTCTAGCTAAATCTCTATCTGAAGTGGTTATAGGGTAATGACAGTTAAGAAAGGCACATTGTACTAATTTCCATTCGCCATGTAAGAGAACCTGTAATTTCTTCATTTAATCCCCTTGTATCTGCTTTGTTGTGATTTAGCAGATTATGTTTTAGGTAATTACCAATTTTTTGTTTCTAGTTTTAACAATCCTAAGGGGTCTATAATTCCCTTGTTTTTCAGATTCTTCCATAATCGCAGGCAATGCTTTTTCTGCTAATTCTTTGGTTTCATATCTAACAAATTCGTTCCATTCTTCCCATAAAGTGTTTTTCCGATTAGCCGAATAGAAAGCTTGTACGATTTTATACATTTTCAATCTCCTTTGTCAATCCGTTTGAACGATTGACTGTTCTGGAATTTTCCTACTATCCTTTTAGCGTCCTAGCAAATCCTAGGCTGAGAGATTAAAAGGATAGCAGGAAGGTAGACTAAAAACGCCTACCTTCCATACCACCTTACAGCTTATTTCTTTTCCGATTTTTCAGCATGTTTCGCCTGTTTTGCAAGCTTCGCTTTTTCCTTTTCAAGTTCAGCTTTTTCCTTGGCAAGCTGTTCTTTCTCCGCCTGAAGTTCTTTCAACTCCTCCTCATAGTTCTTATCGGCCTTTGCTTGTGGCGTTTCTTCTTTGGGCAAATGGCTGTTAATCTCTTCTATGAGACCCTTGAGCAGGTCGGCCAAGGTTACAGGCTTAGCACCCTCGATAATCTCCCCTTTCTCGTTGAGCATGACATACTGCTCTTTCGGGAGATATTGGAGTTTCAGGACGTCCTCTACTTCCCGTTTTGCTTTTTTAGCGGCGTCTATGGTTTCTTTCACGCCTTTGTTTACTTCTTCCTTCTTTTCTACCTCAGGGAACCAATGCGGGTAAAGTTTCTCTTTGTTGTTCCTAACATAGTTCCTGATGTTTTCGATGGTCATGGCCGCGCTATTGCCGTACTTCCTTGCTTCAGCCCAAGCAAAGAACGTGTTGGGTTTCATGGGATCAGCAAGTTTAACCTCCGGCTCAAGCATGTTCCAGATTGATTTGCAGAACTTCCCGAGGTCCAGTTTGTTGGATTTTTCGTTCCAAGTCATCGGCGTGAGATTTTCCCACACAGGCCACAACTTCGCCGACGAAATCCTTGCACCGTTGATATTGTCGCCGATTTCTTTGAAGTAGGTCGATTGCTCGTGGATCAGCGTTTTCAGTTCTTCATCGTTCGCCGGTTTCTTGAATTCGTCTTTTGCCTTGAGCACATCCGACACAAGTTCATTTTCCTTTTCTGCCGCTGCTGCTCTTGCCGGATTGACTGTTCCGATTTTGCCCTTGGCTTTTTCGGGGACTTCCTGGACCTTTCCGGCTTCTTCCGTTTTGGTTTCGTCTACAGGCACATTTCCGACGTTTTCGGTGTTTGCTGCGAAGTACATCATGGCGGCAATGTTCGCTACAATCGTTTTTCTCATGTCTTCGTTTCCTTTGCCCTTTATGGCTGTAGTGTCTGTTTTCTAAGGTAATCAGACTGTGACCTTTTGTGGTTGTTTACTAAGACCGAAAAACAATTTATCACATTTGCCTAGCACATTCTTTTAAGGGAATATGCTAGGCAGTGTTAAAATCTATTTTTCAGGGGTGCTGGAAAGGTAAAGAAAAGATTCTGCCTCGATTATCCTTTTGCCTTTCTGGTACACTGTGAAAGTTTTGTGGTTGTAAACAATGATTCTACCATCTAACAAGTAGTAGAAAAGTTCGTTTACAAATTCAAGTCTAGCAATGATCCTGACGGTTTCTGTTACACCATCAATCGTGAGGCTGTTATACTGAACAACCTTTTGATTTTTAGGGAAATTGATTGTCGGAAGTTCGTTAAATTTGTATCTCATTTTTCTTTCTCCCCCTGTCTACCTGTTTGGCTAGTAGACTGTTTAGTGGTTTGTTCGTGTAGCTGATTAGAAGAGTACCAGATCGTTTAGAGAGTGTCAAGGTTTATTTTTCAGGATACAGCCACATAATACTGTCATCCTCTCCTTCATTCTCACAACATTGTAAACCGATATTCTTATCCTCATTGGTATATACATAAATGTCATTTGCTTTGATAGCTTCCCTAGTAAAACCTGTAAAACCATCTTTCTGAAGTTCTGTCAAAAGCTGTTCAATCTTCGCATTGTGTCTTTTGTCTGGATTGAATATGCGCCGTGCTTTCATTAGAATCCTACAAACAACTTGATTAACTACCTGGCTATATTTTTACCACATGCCCTAATCAGTGTCAACCTTTTCTTTCAATTATTTTTTTACCCTCTCTTGCCAGCCTCTCAAATTGGTAATTACCATTTTCCAGGTTCATTAGAAAGTTTTAATGAGATACTATCCGGCACGATTATTGCATACAATCCCATATCCAGAAAGATTAGAAAAATCTCACTAAAAGATAATGTAACAAGGTGTACCGGTGAAGCGGTTCAGAGAGTGAAAAGAACGAGTGAAACCGTATAAGAAAGATTACCACAATGCTACATGGATTACAAGAGTTTATTTTGCATAGGTTCATTTTTAGTTAACTGGCGCGTTGGTTGACGGGATCAAGGTCCAGCTCGACAGGTCGGGATCAAGGTCCAGCTCGACAGGTCGGGATCAAGGTCCAGCTCGACAGGTCGGGATCAAGACATATGATAATCCATATATCTATATATGCATATTGTGTCCGGGATCGAGGCGTCAGGAGTATATTATAAACTAAAACACTGTTTGATTACAAGGGAAATGTGCCCAGGTGGGGGCGGAGGCAAATTATTTTCTTTTAATGAGAAACGAGAAACCCCTCAACTTACCCAAGATTTAAAATACTACTTCCTATATAGCTTTAAAGATTACCTATAACACTACTTGCCATACTACTTGCCATACTACTTGCCATACTACTTAGCACATTACTGAATGCATTACTTGCCATACTACTCGCCAAATTACCTGCAACACTACTCACAATACTACTCGCCAAATTACCTGCAACACTACTCTCCAAGTTACCTAAAACATCCCCACAAAACTACTAGCACTACAACTCACAAAACAGCTAAACTAAATCCAAAAACAAAAATGACCCTACTCAATTAAGAATAGGGCCGAAATTCCATGAAAGGTATTTTTGAAATGTTATATAGTACCGCCTAGCTAACCCCACTGATCTGCCATCGCCTTAGCCATTCCCTCAAAGAACATAGAACGTTTCTTACCAGACCCTCCACCAGTATTCCAATTCCACTCAGGATACCTCTTACCACTTGGACTGGTTATGTACTTGCTAGGTTCCACTATATCCGTAGGTACCAAAGGCGGTAAGTTAAATAGCCATAGACAAGTCTTCTTAGAAATAGAATCACCAAACTGCCAAGGGTTAACTATCTGGTCAGGCTTCCTATACCGGCTAGACATAATGCCCACAGGGTTCTCTATGCACTTCTTAGGGATAGGAGCATTTACCATCAGCATGAAGAAATCTATGCCTTGTTGCTGCCTACCGTCCTCCTGTTTCTGTTTAAACCAAGCTGCTCCAGAAACTGCTAAATGGTCACATGGAGGGTGGGCTATCATAAGGTCCCAACCGCCATCTAGTATGTCCCTCACGTCGCCTTGGTAATGAGGTCCTTCACTTTCAGTAGGTAACAGGTCACAACTCATAGCGTCATGACCTTTGGCTATAAACGCGTCCCTCACAGTTCCAGAAAATTCGCAGGAGACTAAGATTTTCAAACTAGACTCCTGTAAGTTGCCGTGGTATACACCCATTTGTCATCAACTTCTTCGACAGCTTTAACCTTAGCCTCACTAAACAGCTCAAACAGGCTAGACTTATTACCTTCAACGCTCAGGCCACACCTACTACAAACTGCTGTAAACGCTACTTTAAATGAGTTATCTAAGTCAGTCTGGGTTGCTCTAAGGTCACATTCCACAACACCTGAGCAAATAGGGCAGATTCTGCTTCTATAGGTATCTACCATTTTATACCTCCTAAATTGGTTTTATACAGATTTATTTGTATAAATTGCTATAAAATGAAGGAAAGAGAGCCATTTTACAGGCTCTCTTCAGGTTATTCTTCATCATTTTCTTCTGGTTTGCTAGCATATTTACCTTCAACTTCAGCCAAAGCCTCATTAGTTTTACCTACCAGCCAGTTACTTAGGCTGTTACCATCAATCAAATCTAGCACGATATCACATAAAGTTTTGACTGCTACCGAGGTAAGGCTTAAGGCAATGAACGGAAGGGCTGTAAAAATAAAGAAAATTGAGGTTACAATTACTGTGAATCTATAGAGTTTGTATTTCAAGTTATTCTCCAATCATGTTAAAATCATCGTCTTCGTCAAATATCCTAGCATCTTTAAAATACTTGATACACCTGAGAGCAAAGTCCCAAACATCATTCTCAATTGATGGAGGACAGCCTATGAGTTTCGGGCTAAGTGCTCTGCCAAGTGCTATCGCTAGTCCTTTGTCTCTGTCGAAGGTGTCTTCAGGGCAGCATAGGGAGTAGCCTAGAACAATCTGATTCTTCACTGTAGTTCCTACCAACACACCAACCCTCTGCCTCTTGCCATTTCGATTTCTGTAAATATATTGCTTGAGCATTTTATCGGTTCCTTTTATTTACGCGACCCGCAGGTACAAGCGAACCGTACTCCGGTATTTTCATTGTAGAAAGGCTTCTCTACATCTTTCCAAGCTTCTTCACTAGAGGGCCAGCCTTTGTCTTCTTTAGCTGCATTTTCCATAATCTTTCTGGTAACAGCTAGCGCAGCTTTGTCATAATAGTCAAAATCTACCCAGCCAGTACCTCCGAACACAGCAGGTTTTGTTTTAGGAATGAGGCCGCCAGTGATAGTAGCGTTAACCGTAGTAACTACCTCAGTATTGCCCCCAAGTTTCCCTCTAAGTTCCAGCAGTTCTTTGATAAGTGCTATTTCTTTTTCGATTTCTTTAATTGTCATTTGGATTCTCCTAGTTTTTATTAAAATAGAGGTTAATACCCCTCTTGATGCCAAATTCCTTAGAAAAGTCAGGGATGAGTGAGAGCACATCAACACGTTTCCTGAACCTAGAATTTGTAAAATCTTTTACAGTGAACACTCCATATCCCTCAATAACTACCTTATCGCCTAACTTGATACCATACTTCTTAGTTAAGTCTCTGGATATTGCCACAATTCCCGGAGTAACTAATTCACCAGATGCTCCGATAAGTGGTTCACTATCTGTTTGCCTCTTGACTGGGTTGAATGATGTTACGGTAACTTTCACAGACCTTAAATCTTTACACTCCATGCCCATCATTCTTGTTTCAAATTTCTTGTGTAGCTCTACCTGTTGCTTTAGGTACTTTACTTCAAGCGATCTCTCATGTATCCTGTCAGTTGCGTTTACCAAGAGGACTGCCAATACTGCTACTACAAGTGATACCTTAATTGCTAATAGTTTTTTCCACCACATTTTAATCTTTCTCCTTTTAGATAAAATAAAAGGGAGCTGCTAATTGAGTTAGAAGCAGCCCCCTTCACCGAACTAACAGATTAGGCTTTTACACATTAAGTGGACTAACTTTAGATAGGAGGAATCCTTGCTAGTCACCAGTTACTCTCCATATTAAGTAACACCTTCAGGCAATCTTTTAGTTCTCTGAGCTATAGGTACATTATAGCACACGGAAGTGGGTTTTGTCAAGCTTTATTTTGGGGGTTGGGGGAAAATAATTTAAATTTTTCTTCCTATATTAATAACTAGAGGTCCTAAGTAAAATTTATACAGAACAATCTTGAAAGGTCCTTCTAAAGATTTGGCTATAGAAACTCCGAAAGGAATGTAAACTCTATGTCCTTGCTTGGCTGTTATGTACCAGAGTCTGTCTCCTTTAGTTTTGCTGAATTTACAGAATGGGTATAGGTTAAGTTTCCTTTGTAGTTTTAGTAGCATTGTAGGATTCCTCTCCTTACTTTAATTATCACAGTAACTCCGCAGCAAGTTCAGCAAGTTTAGATCTAACCGTTTTAACTAATGTAATGTGAGCAGTAATCTCACTGTGCTTCATTCTGTCAGCTACGTAGACAAGGCCATTATTATCTTCACTGAGGTACGGCAAATCTACCTGAGAAATGTCGCCCAGCATAAAAATGCAGGAACCTTCTCCAGCCCTAGTTATGATAGTTTTCAATTCATGGTTAGTAAGCTGCTGACTCTCATCGATAATGATAGCTTGATTTGGCAAGGACCTTCCACGTAGTGTTTCTAAGCTGCCGCACTCAAGCAACCCCAACGCCATTAACTCTTCTGCCGCAGTTAATTTGGCAGCACTTTTGTCCTCAAATGATTCTTTCTTTTTAGATTTTTTCAGAGGTGCTTCGTCGAAAGTAGGCTCGCCCATAATGAACGAAATATTGTCAAAGAAGCTGGCCATCCAAGGTGCTAGCTTCATTTCCGTTGATCCAGGAATGTACCCTAGTTTATGTGCGTTTCCAACACTCACTATAGGTTTTAGAATTAGCAGCTTAGTAAATCTTTTTGTCTCAAGTACTCCATGCAGTGCTGCGGCCAATGCTAAAAGAGTCTTACCACTACCCGCCCTACCAATCACTGAAACAAGATTTATATTTTCATTAAGCATCAAATCCAAAGCATAACTCTGTTCAGCATTTTTAGGGACCAAGCCAAGCGTTTTAAGGTCTGCTGGCAGAAGCACAAACTCTTTCATTACTGCGTCGTATCTGGTAAGAGCCGCTTGCTTCTCATTGTCCATGCTATAAACAGTGAAGCACTGATTTGGGTAAGGAACTTCCATATCAACCAAAGTCACATCTTCCAAATTCAATTTCTTATCACTGTAGATTTTGCTAAGAGTTTCACCTGACACCCAACCTCTCCCAGTGCCTGTATAGAACTCATCAACCTTTACTGCGGTATGTTTATAATCTTCAGCAGGTACTCCAACAGCCGATGCTTTGATTCTTAGGTTAACATCCCTAGATACCAAAATTCCATGACAGTCTACAGCCACTGCTAAGATCTGATTGTCAGGTATATTTTCATCAAGCCCTAAAGGTAATTTGCAGAGTACTCTAGATAATGCCACTGCTACTCTGATAGTTCCACCGCTAGGAAGTTTAACCCCCACAGACAAATCGCCAAGTTCTCTGAGTGCATCAAGATTTCTAGCAGTCTGCCTAGCATTCCTTCCTATCTCTGTCATTTCTTTTTTGAATCTGTCGAGTTCCTCTAAGACGGGGATAGGAATTACAAGGTCGTTGTCTTCAAATTTCTGAAAGGCTTCTGAGTCAGCTAGAAGCACGTTCGTATCCAGCACATAAGTTTTTGGCATAATCTCTCCGAGGATTATTTAAAACAGTATTTAAACAATTATTTAAAACATTAATTCCAAACAGTAAAATAGGTAATTACCAATTCTACCTATCCGAATTCCTAAAATCAATACTTAACATTAATATTGTTGTTATCTTTATTATAACCGTCCTTATACCAGCCAGCGCCCTTCAGTTTAAACGTCGAGCTACCTACAAGAGCGTGCCTAAATGTAACTTCAGCGCCACAGGCAGGGCACTCAATAACTGGGTCGCTAGTACTACGCTTGAAAACATCTTCTATGATTTCGTCACAAGATTCACATTTATAATCAAACAGTGGGCACATTATTTATTTCTCCTATTAATTTTTCTAGCTTTCTTAGCAGCTTTGTTTTTGGACCTAGCTGAATTCTTCTTAGAGGATTCTACACGTTCCTTCTCTTTGATTGCTTTAGACAACTTAGCGATTCTTTCCAGATTACTTGCCTGTAATAGTTCAAGCAGTTTGGTACGTCGCTCTACGGTTTCAGAGATTAGAGTCTTATCTCTGTCAGTAAATTCGGAAGGGAATATAGAAGTTGTATTGATAGGTGCGTTTGTCATTTGTTTCTCCTTTAGTGATTCAATACAACCATTATAACACAAGAGTGGGTAAAAGTCAAGCTTTATTTTGAGTATTGCGAAAATAAATTTAGGAGTGGGTGAGCTACTTTTTTACTGCTGCGCTCCTGCCTCTAGTTTTGATATTATTTATCTTTAAAATATTTTCTACGTGGCATATAGATAAACCCACTTCAAGTCCAGTTTGCTTCATGGTTTTTCCTGATTGGTATAGTTTTATGACCTTAGTTTCCAAAGTCTTTGTAAAGTTGGGCGGGTTAACTTGTACTCCGTTCTCTCTCAAAATTTTTCCGATAAAGATAGATGCGGTACTAAAAAATTCTTCTAATTCTTCGAAAGAGGCTCCTGAATTATATTTAGATATTATCTCATCTTTGAGTGTTCTAAGTTTCGTAAAAGATCTGCCAGCTCTAATCTCGACATTATTAGCTTTAACTGCTTTTAGGACGACCTCCTCACATGTGTTATAAATTTCGGCTATTTCAGGAGATGAAAATCCGTAAGCGTATAAATCAGCCACTTGTCTACTTGATTCTTTATCGAAGACTCTAACTTTGTCATATATTTGTACAATTTCAGCATTAACTTCTCTTAGAGCAACTAAGACAGTAATATAACAAACACTATAAATATCTTTGATTTCCATCGGCGACATCCCAGAACGATATAATTCTTTTATATCTAGTTTGTCTTTGTAGGATAGTTTAGAGTTGCCGTTATAAGTCATCCAACCCCCTCCCGGCCTGATATTTAGGAGTGGGCCTTTATTTATTCGCTTACGTCCGATACTGTCTACAACCTGCTCTTCTAAGAGGTAGGCTTCATCATCAGAAAGATTGTTTTTAATTTTTACAATGTAGTCTTTGGGGTCTAATCCAGAATCTATTATATTTATTATAGTCTTATGTTTATAAGTTTTATTTATTCTTTTGGCTTCTGGGATGTGCTGTAACATACGTTGCCTAGATCCTTTACCTACATAAAAAGGTTCGTACAAAAACGATATGCCTATATCTGTGTAGGTAAATTTTCCGGGCTTTAGTGGATCGGTGTACACGTACAGGTAACAGTTATTATTTTTCATTGATAAGGTTCCTTTATGTTGCGGAGTTAAAGCACACAAAGTGCGTTATACTAAACTATATACTCGCCCATAGGAATATTTATTACTACAAATAATAATTAGTTAATTTTATTGGGTGGGTTTATAGAAGGTACGGTAGGGATTAGGATAATCTTTAAAGCAAACCTTAGAGTCTATAGGTAGTCTTCGCTTGACGCTCGACTTATTATAACACAAGATCTTGGTTTTGTCAAGTCTTTTATTTACAAGATTAAAAATAAAAGACTTGACAAAAGAACGATATCGTGCTATACTAGGGTCGGGCCGAAGGTCTTAGAGGTAGATTATAGCCTTGAAGTACAGCCTTACCAATCCCTTACCCACAACCATACCCAATAATAACCACAATAATTATTTTGCCTAAACCCAAGAAAAGACTTGACAAAACCCGTGGTATCTGTTATAATGTATTTATTGATGGTTCTACGTAATAAATTTTTAAGTAATATGGTATATATTAAGATAGGAGAAAGAATATGCACAGAGTATCAACGTCCCCTAAAAGAATCAGTCCCGAAGAAGTTAGCAAAGACAATTCAGATATCTGGCGGTATAGTCCAGATCTTTATTCAGCACTTAGAAAAGAGAAATTTTCCAAAGCAAACCCAGAGGCACACATGAACTATATGGAAGCAATCGGAGAACTCGGTCTTGTATCACCTTACGATGATCTTGAGTTGCAGATGGACCTAGAGAAGTTTAAAGAAGGACTTAGCGAATCTGACCTAGAGATATTTAATTTGATGCTTTTAGGAATGAAGCAGAGAGAAATCAAAGATATTGTAGGACTCTGCCAAGCAACAGTCAGCAAGAGGCTTAGGAATCTTAAAGCGAAATTTAAAGAATTCTACCTCGACGGAGAGTAAACGTGGACCAAGAAAATACTACTGAATATAAATTACCAACTACCTTAGAGGCAGCAAAGCCTCTTGAAATGTCATTTGAACAACGACAGGTAGCGGAACTTTTAGTAACAAAAACTCCTCAACGTGTAAGTGAGATTACTGGCGTTCCTTTGTCAGCAATCAAAAGGTGGAAGAAGCATCCAGACTTCAAAAAGTACATGAATGATTTTGTTCTAGATCTTGCTAAAGATATGAGAGCCTACCACCTTCAGCTCTGCTATCAAATGCTTGAGGCAAGAGTCGAGAAGATTGAAGAGCTAGGCGATTTCAGTATGCTGTCCTCTAGAGACACTTTAGATATTATGGAAAGTATGCGGAAAGCGTCTGACACTTCTGGTGAGAAAGAGCAATCCCACTACATGAAGACTATCGAAGCACTTATCAGTAAATCTGCAAAACCTAGTATTACATTTAACGTGGATGGGGGCACTAAAGAATGAAATACCTAACCGCAATCAAGGACATTGTAGCGGAAGCTTTCGGGTTCCATGCAAGCAGTCCTACAGCCTTGTTTAAACTATTCATCTCCACTGTTCTTATACAGTTTGCTGTTTTAAGTTTAGTAAGTATCTCTACAAATGGCGCTGTAAAGGACATTCCTAATTTAGAGGCAGTCTGGTATTCATCTCACTTTTGGTGGGGTTTATTGGGCCTTTTTGGAGCTTGTAGCCTGGTGTTTGAAAGGTACATTAAAGGTAGTCTGTCTGTTTTAGTTACAGGTTATCTTTCAGCTATCGCCTCCCTTGCCTTGCTTAGTTACGACTTTATTACAACCAAGCCTCCAGTTCATACAGGGGGTATTCTAGCCGCAACTGCTGTGGTATTTCTCGGAGGCATACTGTATGGAAGGATCAAGGCCCGCTAGCTTCATTCAGGAATTATGCGACATAAAACATAAAGCACTAGAGTCAGATATTTCTGAAGCCAAGGAAGCTATTGAGCACATCACAAATCCTTCTAATGGGCACATCGCTATTGCTATTGAAAGCTTAGAGAAAAGAATAGACAAAATTGATGCTAAAATAAACGGTCTAATTATTTTTTTAGGCACTACGGTTACTGGTTTGGCAATAAGTATAGGAGCCGAATTTATAAAAAAATTCGTTAATTAATTTATGGCACACAAACAACCTGCTTTACGCAGTGCAAAAGTTATAGACTACTTGAAGGTAAAAGGTAATCTAGACTCCTACGCTTTTTTGGAGCATGTAGGAAACATACCGCATGACGGTCAGAGAACATTAATTGACGCGTACATGGAGAAGGTTCCACCTACTGCTGAGACTGCTGCTTTAGGGCTAGCCTTCGATTACAAATATAAGACCTTTGTAGCAGCTTGTGGGAGACGTTGGGGAAAGTCCTTCATAGTTTCTAACCTAGCAGCCGAAGAGATGCTCTATCCAAACGCTCAGGTTCTTATTTGCTCTTATCGACTAGAAAACTGTAAAGTTATTTTCAACCAAGTCCGAGATATTATAAAAGGACTTGGTATAGAAATTGTAGCGGATAGAAAGAAAGAGCTGGAACTTGAATTAGCACATGGAGCCAAACTCTGTGTTGCTTCAAACGATAACGTAGAGTCTCGTCTCGGTAACTCTGTTTCGTTGCTGATCGTAGACGAAGCCAAACTGTTTCAGCGTGATCTGTTCGAGATGTTCCTTGAGCCTCAGCTTCTGGACTTCGCTCCGTATTCTAGGACGATACTTATCAGTTCTCCTAAAGAGGGCTGGCTACAAGACTATTACGAGAGAGGGCAAAGCACTGATCCTAAGTATGCTGATTATTGGTCAACGTCTTTTCCTACCTCTTCTAACCCTACAATATCTAAATCTTATTTGGAAAAACTGAAACTTCGTGTTCCTCCTGATGTTTGGGAGCAAGAATACGAAGGTAAATTTGTTTCTTCTGCCGGAAAAGTATTTAAGGAATTTGACAGAGACGAGAATGTTTTTGGTGACAAAGATTTTCCAAGGTTTTGGGAGTGGATTTCTACAAGAGCCTTTCCAGTATTTCATTCAATTGACACTGGGTACAATCACTACTTCGCTGGTATATATTGCCTACATATGGAATCCTTAGATACTTATTTAGTATTTGGAGAATACCAGAAGAACCAATTGGTAACGCCGATTCACGCAGCTAACATAAACGGATACGAGGCGAAACACAACATAGATCCTTATGTTAGGTACGCCGATCCAGCAGGTGCCCAAACAAATGCTGACTTAACTGAGTACGATTTGTATTTCAATCTTGCCTCAAAGAACCTTAGAGAGTCTATTAACTGCGTCAACACTTTATTTTACCAGCGGAGCAAGGTGACTAAAGGCCCAAGGCTGTTGGTGCATGATAGTTGTGTAGAACTTATCAGGCAGCTTTGTTTTATTAGCTGGAAAGAAGACGGGGCATCTATGGCTAGGGAAACTTCCAGCGGAGGCGTTAAGCCGTTCAAGCCCGATGATGAAAAGAAAACAGACTGGGATTTGATAGACGCTTTGAGGTATGGTTTGTTTAGTTACCTTAAAGATGGCGCCATTGATGTTGCTGTTTTAGATCATACAGAATACCTCAAAGATGGTAGCTTGGCTAATGATGAACTAGAGTCTGAAACTAACTTAGACTTTCAAATGGCAAAACAGGGAATGTTTAGAACTTCTACTTTCTCGGATATAGATGATGATTATTGGGAGTAATTATGAGACTAATAGATAAGTTACTTAACAGACAGGTTGAGACAGA